CCCGCGCAATAGTGGCATTCGCGTAATTCGGGGGACAGGCTCGGAGCATGTCTGATTCCGAGCTCCCAAACGCCCTCCGCGCCCTTCCTCTCCCTACAACCACGCCGGCGAAGAAGTACGGCATGGGTCATCGGCCCACGCCGCGATCGGATTCCGATCTCAACGCGACGGCACGTTTGGGAGCGCCGCGCGGGCTCCCGGGAGAGGTCAGCCTGCAATCCTTCGTCCGACGGGTGAACAACCAAGGACAGACCGAAAGCTGCGTCGGACAAGCCCTCACGAAGGGCATCGACACTCGGCTGAGGAAGATGGGGCTCAACGTTCCCGAACCCTCAGCGCAGGCCTGTTACACCCTCGCTCGGGAGGAGGAAACGCCGAAGGGCCAACCGCTCGAGGACAACGGATCCATCGCCGGCGATGCCTTCAAAGCGATGAAGAACCTCGGGTGTCCGCGCGAGATGGTGTGGCCGCTCAATCCCGCGGTCATCAACGAGCGTCTTTCCTGGGATGTTCTCCAGGACGCAAGCCGATTCCTGGTCCTCGACCCCTACCGGATGAACGAGGAGGGAGCGTCACGGTCTGACGCGATCGCCAACGCGCTCACCCAGGGTTTCCCCGTCGTCTTCGCCCAACAGATCGACAACAAGTTCTTCGATTACACCGGTGGCACGATTCAGCTCTTCGACCCCGATGTCGCAGGCGGTCACATGATGTGCATCATGGGCTTCCGTCCGAGTCCGGGCGCGGCCGGCGGTCGAGAGTTCCTGGTCATCAACTCGTGGGGCGAGGACTGGGGTGAGGGTGGGTATTGCTGGATGCATGAGCGCATCCTCGCCGATCCCCGCTCCGATGAATTCTATGTCGTGGACGTCGCGGCATGAGGTTCACCATGTACAAGAAGACCAGTTTCGCCGCGCTCCTTCTCCTCTCGTGCTCGGGTTGCCCGAAGACCCCTCCCCCCGAGCCCCCGATTGTCGTCACGCCCCCCTACACCGATGCCGGCGCAGAGGGAGCGGTCTTCGACGATTGCGGCTTGAACATCGACCCCCTCTGTCGCGCCGCGTGCGAATCCCTGGCCAAGGTCGGGTGCCCCGAGTCAGCGCCCACGGGGGGACGTACGTGCTCGTGCATGTGCACTAAGGCAGTCGAGGAGGGTCTCGACCTCAACACCGTTTGCGTCGCCGCAGCCTCCACTCCTGACCAGATCAGGCAGTGCGGACCAGCGTGCGAAGGTAGGTAGTCGTGGGCGCGAGCTCGAAAAGCCGTAGGGAACGCTTGAAAGAGCTCGGTCGCCAACACGAGATCGAGTGCACGTATTGTCCACCCCATGACGGGGAAAACAAGGGTAAGCGTCCGCGTTCGGACAAGTACAAGAACAAGCGGAGGCGGTCATGATCCGCGGCTTCGACGCGTCGCCGGCGCAAGGGAAGGTCGACTTCCAAGCCGCGAAGGCCGCGGGCCTGGACTTCGTCGTGCTCGAATGCTGGATCGGGAACGATGGACCGTCGTCCACGTTCCCGGCTCAGGTCGAAGCAGCCAAGGCGGCAGGGCTCGAGGTCATGGCCTACGGGTTCTTCTATCCCCTCCGCCCCGCCCCCGATCACCCCGGGCGCGAACCCGAGGCTCAGGCGCGGGAGATCGTGGAGTACGCGTGGAAGTACGCTCCCGGGTGCCTGATCTTCTTGGATGACGAATGGCCGGCTCCCCAGGATTGGAAGAAGTGGGGGGTGGACGCTCCCTGGATCTCCGAGTCGTGCCGGCGATGCGCGGCGGAGGTGACTCGGCTCTGTCGGGGGAAGAAACCGGTCATCTACACCTACCTCGATTGGTGGGACCATCTCGCCGCGGGCGAGAACGTATACTGGGCGTCGGATTATGCCTTGTGGCAGGCGTGGTACGTCAAGGCGTGGCCCAAGGATGGGGACCGGCCGAAGGTGCGAGATCCTTGGACGGATTGGCTCTTTTGGCAGTGGGATGGCGATGGGGGTGAGAAGCTTCCAGGTGGACAGGATGCCGACTTCTGCGTGTTCAACGGGACGCTCGAGGAGCTGAGGGCGCTGAACGCTCCGCCGCCCGAGGGGCCGGACTTCGCGATTGTGCATCCGGACGTTTCCTGAACATCGATGTTCAGGCTCAGTGGCACCCATTGACCTCCCACCGTAGCCTCGCCCTTGGAGGCGCACATGCATCATGTAGTCGTTTGGGACCCTTCGGGTACCTATTCGGAAGGGTCCATCGTCGAAACCGTTCGGCTGAACGAGCTCCACGGTCGAGGGGTAGCAACCCTCCCCTGCGTTCCCGAGCTCTTCAAGTGGGCGGGGTGTTCGGGCTACAGCCGGCGTGGGTGGGGCTCGGGTTGGCCCCTCGACACCATCACCCCCGGGCTCGTCTGCCCCCTGACCATGTTCGTGGCCATCCACGCCCCCAAGGTCATCAACTGGTGTGCGCGTCTCGTTCCCGGGGATAGCGCACGCGAGCGCATCAATCGCGGACAGGAACCGGCTCAGGGCATCCTCCGCATCGCCGCTCACGAGCAGCGCGGCTCACTCCTTCGCGGGTCCATCTCCGAAGACGGGCTGAGGAATGCCGTCGACACGGCGAAGCTCGGACCCCTCGATCCCTTCGATGGCTGGACCGTGGGAGGACGCGCACGCATCTTCTGCACGGGTGAAGGGTGCTACGGGCTTTCCCTGTACGGATTCGCGCCGGGCCTCAAAGTGGCGTGGGTGGCAGCGTCTCTGAGTACCTGACAGGTATACTCCATGCGTTTCCCCGTCTACTTCAAGCGTGACGCGGGCGGCGCGTCGAATGGGAATCCCACTCTTGGGGACGACGACGCGCCGACGTTCTCGAGTACGCGAGACGAGTCGACTCCCGGAGATCCGTTCCTGACGGATTGCATGCTTGCTCACAAGCTGCAGTTCGATCGTCCCACGAACCGGATCGCCGTTGGGTACTGGTTCGATGGGATGTCTCCGGTGACGCTCCCGTGTGACCTCTGGGTATGGGATTCTAAGTCGGAGAAGTGGTACAAGGCGGCGTCGGGAACGCTCACGAGCGGCGCGCTGACGTACATCCGCATCCCCTACCTCGCCGATTCTCCGGCGACTCAGTCGAACTTCGACGTCCCGAACCAGAGTCTCCTCGTGATGCTCGTGGTCTCGGACAACTCCGAGCCCTCGGGTACGGTTCATATCGTCGCGGGTCCCGATTCGGCGATCTTCTAGGAGGCCCCATGCGTCGTGCGCGCCTCCTCGTTGCCGACCTCCTTCTCCGTGGAGCGCGAGCTCTCATGGGGAAGGAAGAACCGCAGGAGCTCCCGGTGGAGGACGACGAAGAAGACGTCTTCCCCGTGGGTCATCCCGTCGTGACGCGGAGCGAGGAGGCAACCTCGATGCTCTGGGCCGCGGAGCAGGCGTGGCGGCAACCCCGGCCGAAGGAAGAGCCCGAACCTCCCCTTCGTGGGAGTCTCCAGGACCGGATCAATAGGAGGACGTTGTGACCATGGTGGTCGATCCCGGGAACGCGATGTCTTACAGCGCGTTCGGGGACCAAGAGGAACGGTTCGGAGGAGCGGGCGCGCGCTCGCTCCTGGTCGGTGATCGCTTCCTCGAGCTCGAGAAGCGGCACTCCTACTACTCGTGCAAACAGCACGATCGCAAGTTTTGGGACTTCGACGGGCGGCCCATCAACCCCCGCACGATGCAGCCTCTCCTTGGGGCAGAGCAGGCGTGGTGGGTGCCGCTTCGGATGCGTCGACCCTCGACCCCGGTGCGGCTCGGGAAGGTCATCGTCGACTCGTTTACGAACCTGTTGTTCGGAGAGAATCGCTTCCCCCACATCTCCGTCGACGGCGATACCCAAACCGAGGACTGGATCCAGACGGCATGCACCGTCGGGAAGCTTCCGGTGAAGATGATCCAGGCGCGGAACCTCGGCGGGGCCTCAGGCACCGTGGGGATGTCGTGGTGCTTCCGAGAGGGGAAGCCCCACTTCGAGGTCCATGACGCGAAGAACCTGTTCGTCCATCGCTGGACCGATCGCCTCGAGCTCATTCCCGAGGAGGTGAGCGAGGTCTACCTTCACGCGAAGACGAAGTGGGACGGCCGCGGCTTCAACAAGATCTGGTATTGGTTCCGACGCTCGTGGACCCCGACGGCGGATCTCGTCTTCAAGGAGGTCCCGTACGACCGCGCGAAGGAGCCGGAGTGGGCGGTGGACGAGGAGAAGAGCACCTACCATCAGGACGGGCTCTGCCATCTCCACTGGATCCAGAATCTCCCCTCGGAGGAGATCGACGGGCTCCCGGACTACGACGGGCTCTATGAAAACTTCGACCAGGTCGACCTACTCATGTCCGTCATCACGCGCGGCGCGATCCTGAACCTGGATCCGACGCTGAAGCTGAAGATGGACCGTGACGAGTTCTCGCGGCTCGGCATCAAGAAGGGTTCGGATAACGCGCTCGTCGTCGGCAAGGACGGCGATGCCGACTACCTCGAGCTCGGCGGGCAGAGCATCACGGCCGGAACCGAGCTCGTAAAGGAGCTTCGCCGCTACATCTTCGAGACGGCTCAGTGCGTGGTCCCTGACCCGCACGAGGTCGCGGCTCAGGGTGTTTCGAGTGTGGCGATCAAGGCAATGTTCGCGCCGATGCTGGCGAAAGCGGACATCCTCCGCGAGCAGTACGGCACGGCGATGGAGCGCATCCTCCGCGACATGGACGCGGTCGCGCGCGACAAGACGCAACAGACGATGACGCAGATGGTCATGGTCGAACAGGTCGATCCCCTGACCGGGCTTCCTGAGATGGTCGAGGTGGAGCAACAGGTCCAGTTCACGATCGATCTCCCACCGAAGGTAGACTCGAGGCCCATCGTCGACCCCCTCACGCAACAGAACACGGAGGAGGAGAACACCACCCTCGTGCCGCGCGTCCAGGGGCCCGGCGGCGAGGTTTCGCTGAAGTGGCCTCCCTACTTCCCTCCGACTCCGCAGGACCAGTCTCAGCTCGTTCAGGCGCTTACGACGGCCACGGGTGGGAAAGCCTTCCTCTCGCAGGAGACGGCTACGGAGTCGTGCGCGAAGGCATTCAACCAAGACCCGTCCGAGGAGTGGAAGAGGGTGCAGAGCGAGGCGAAGCAGGATCAGGCGAATCAGGCGGCCATGACCCCGGGGACCGGCGGCGAGGTCGGCGATCCGCATGGTCATCCGGATGGTGGTGGAGGAGCTCCTCCGCATCCCGCTCCCGCAGGCGGTGGTGGTGCCGCGCCTCCTCCCCATGCCGGCGGTGCTCCACCCCCCGCGCACGATCCGGACATGGATGTTCCCGTCGACATCGACTTGACCGGGATGTGACGCATGCCCTCGCCGCGTGATGTGCTGGTTCAGAACCGGCGCGACGCCATGGACTTGGTGTCGAAGATGGGGGTTCGGAAGCTCCGCCACGTCCTCGGGAAGGCGGAAGTGGAGCTCGTCCAACGCCTCGCCGATGTGAAGGTGCCAGGAGATTCGTTCACGCGGACGTCCATGCAAGCCACGCTCGCGCAGATTCGGGACACGATGGAGGGCGTCAAACAGGGCATGCGCGGCACGGTTGTTGACGGTGCGAAACTTGCCGCGGAGCACGCCGCGCGAGGGACCATCGACTACCTAACGCAAGCCGACCAGGAGTTCCGGGGGGTGGGAACGACTCCCCTCGCTCTCGATGAAGCCTCGATGTTCGAGCAGTCGATCGTGGGAGCTCGCTCGAGTGTCCTCCGACGCCTCGGGTCCAGCGGGGAAGGAATCCCGGGAGCGCCGGCGGGTGAGGTCGACGCCAAGATGGGGATCCTCGACCGCTACGGCATGAACGTGATCGGATCCTTCGAGCAGAAACTCCAGGTCGGGGTGATCCAGCGGAAGTCCTGGGAAGAGATGAAGGGGGACATCATCGGCTCTTCCCCGTTCCTGCAGGGCAAACCCTCATTCTGGGGTGAGCGAATTGTACGCACGGAGATGATGGGTGCGTATAACCGGGCGTCGTGGGAGGCGAATCGTGACGCCGATGACCAGCTCGGCGACATGTGCAAGATCCTGTCTGCGACCTTCGACGACCGAACCGCCGCAGACTCCTACGCCGTACACGGTCAGATCAGGCTCCCGGACGAGGCTTTCGAATCGTGGTTCGGCCTCTACCAGCATCCCCCGAACCGTCCCAACGATCGCGAGATCGTAGTCCCACATCGGATCTCCTGGAACATCCCTCCCTATCTGAAGTGGAGGAACGAGGGAGAGATTGTGAAGCGATGGCTTTTTGAGGGTCGAAAAGGGAAGCCACCGCCGCGGCCAAACATGACCACGGTGTCCATGGACAAGTTCGGGCGCTCCCGTCCGCCGTTGAAGAAGGAAAGCGACGCTCGACCTCCGCGTCCTGACGTTCCCGATGAGGGATGAGCGTCTCTGGCACGAACTCTCCCACCCTGTTACACGTACCGGCGGAGGATACAGTCGATGTCGACTTTCTATCTGCTGAACACGACTCAGGTGGGGAACGTCAAGTACTTCGCCGGGACGCTCATCGACGACTCCATCACCGCGACGTCGCCGATTCTGGCCCAAGGTGGCCAGCTCTGGCCGTCGGCGGATTCGACGGTTGCGACCGCGGCCACGGACGTTGCCAACTTCCGGAAGAACAAGGGCATCAACGAAGACCTCGCGGACAAGATCATGCTCGCGGCGGCCGCGTACTCCGCTCACCTCACCACGGCGGGCGCGACCGGTGCCACCGGGGCGACGGGTGCCACGGGTGCGGGTGGTGCAACGGGTGCCACTGGCGCTTCGGGCCCGTAACCTCTCACCCTTCTCCGTAGGAGTTCAAGATCATGGCCAGCGACAACAACACCCCTCCGTTTCTCAAGGGCAACCCCGCCGCGTCGGGGAGCGCTCCGAAAGAGATGTTCCCGAACCGTCCCCAGAAAGACGGCTCCATGTCCGACGACGGGTCCGACGAGAAGATGTTCCCCAATCGGCCGCAGCCGATGAAGGAGGACGATCAGAGCTCGGGCTTCAATCCGAAGTCCGTTCCCGATGGTGGGAAGCTCCCGTACACGTCGCCCTCGGTTCCGACGAAGACCCCCTTCAAGCTGGGGAAGTAAGCGGGGACCATGGCCTACGTCGTTACCCTCCAAGGAAGCCTGTTCGCCGGACAGCCTCAAGCATCCGGCACTGGCTTCCCCTCGGGGATGGTGAACATCGGGTTCGAGCTCACGCCTCCGAACAAGGTGGCGACGTGCTCGATGTACCAGACTCCGAACCTCAACTCCCCCTCGAGTTTCGCAACTCTCCCGGGTGTGGGTGATGGAGGCACGGTCACTCAGGGGACCTTCCTCTACCTGAAGACCGCGAATCCGATGGAGGTTCGGGTCACGCAACACTCCGACAGTGGCGACGTGGTGTCGACGCTGTACGTGGAAGGCGTATATGTTCAAGAGTTCCCCGTCGGGAACTACCTGAAGCTACTCGAGGCCCAAGGAGTCGGGACGATCGAGTACTTCGTTTCGGGAAACCAGTAGGTAGTCAAAACCCCGACAGAGGGGAGGAAGTGAAGCAGCCATGACCACGTTCAAGGATCAACTCAATCTCGCGAACACGAACGAGCTCAATCGGCTGCTCGCCGATATGAAGTTCGGCGACTTCGTCCGGTCGATGCCGGTCACCCTCTCGAAGCAGGCGCCCGTCGCTGGTTCGACGTCAAACGGCAACCTCACGACGATCGACGTCATCCACCTCCCCAACGATTGCAAGGCAGCGTGCGTTCTTCGCGCATGCGTTCGCGCTGGTTCGACCACGGGTGAACTCACTTCGATCGCTCACGACACGACTCCGTCGACGACGGATGTCGCGGTCACGCCGAACGGCGACATCGCCTTCAACCACGGCACCGACGCGGTCACGGACGTGGACGTAGTCTTCGTTCCCCAGGTCGGCGACATCGTGCAGCTCACGCTCCCGGTCGTCACCGGCGTCATGACGCTCCCGGCGGCGATGGTCGCTCAGGGCGTTCTCCTCCTCCTCGATGCGACGGTTCTCGCTGGGACCACGCTCGGACCGAAGATCATCCTCGCGCCCGTCGCGAGCACCGGTCTTCCGGCGACGACCAAGGCCCAGCTCACCTCGAACAAGTCCACGGTGAGCTTCAACAACAGCACCGACGCGGTCACCATGGCGACGGTGACCCTCCTCCTCGCGCCGGCGGTCTCCACCTTCGCCAAGCTCGGCGCCGACGCGGTCTAGTACTAGAGGCCCTTGTAAGGGCTGATCGAAGGGGTGTCCGGTTTCGATCGGGCACCCCTTCTGCTTTTCATTCGCTGGCATACACATGTAGTCGCTTGCATCCTCCACTCTTCTGGAGGCGCACATGACGATCGAAGTGAAAGAAGGTACTGGAACGGGGGCAGGTGAGGAGCCGAAGGGGGGACAGCCTGCATCGGGTGGCTCCTCGGAAAAGCCCAAGGCAGAGGCCAAGTCCGAGCCGAAGGAAAAGGAGAAGGAGACTCCGAAGCCGAAGGCTGAGACCAAGGGAGAGGGTGAGAAGCCCTCGAAGACGGAGCCGAAGCACATCTCCGAGGATGACGAGATCCCGGAGGACTCCGAGCTCGTGTCGATGTCGAAGCAGGCACTCACCAAGCGCTTGACCCGTCACACGAAGAAGGAGCTCCGTGATCGGTTCGGAACCGACGACATGGACAAGATCAAGGCTGATCTCGAGGAGCTCAAGACTCTTCGCGCGGAGAAGGAAGAGAACCGGAGGAAGCAACTCTCCGAGATCGAGCGCGCGAAAGAGGATGCCGCCAAAGAGAAGAAGCGGGCCGACGACGCGGAGAAGAAGCATCAACAGGCGCTCGATGCTCAGTCCTTTGCCGAGTACGACGCGCAGGCGACCGAGGCTCTGGCCGAATCCGTTGCCCCGAAGCACGTGAAGCGCGCGCTCCGCGAGCTCAAGGAGCACGTGATGACGCTGGACGAGGCGGATCTGAAGAACCCGAAAAAGGTCTTCGCGCAGTGGACGAAAGAGTTCGTGAAAGAGAACCCCGAGTTCGCGAAGCCGGCGGAGGAGCCCCCGAAAAAGGTCGGCCTCACCACGGGCCCGAAGACCAACACGAAGCCGGAAAAGGGAAACATCGATCTGGCAACGAAGACTCCCATGCCTGGCAAAGCCAACTCCATGAGCCGAGCCGAATACATGGCCTACAAGCGTGAGAGGGGTCTCGCGTAGGTGGAAGTGCTGGCACGTGTGAGATCTGTCTGTCACGACGACCACTGAAAGGGTTCACACAAGCGGGATCGAGGGCGAGACAAGACGAAGGACGAATTCACGCGGACGGCCAGCGGTAATCGGTCGGGTCCAACGTCGCAACGAGCTCCCGGAACCTCGCGAGGGACAACCCCCGCGGTCGCCAACCAAGTTCAAACCGGAGGTTTCAGGTCATGGCTAGTCTCGTCCTCGGAGTGCCGGCAGCGGTACTCTCGCTCATTCAGGAAGGTCTCCTCGAGCGAGAGTTCCACGACGGCCTCTTCCCCAATCTCGCGTATCGCGCCGAGTTCACGGCGGAGAAGTGGGAAGGCAATACCGGTACCGAGATCTTCATGTCTCGTCCGGGCCTCCTCGCCCCCGTCGTCACCCCCCTGCAGCCTGGCGGCGAGCCGTCGGTTGCGGACGTCCCGTACGAGCAGTGGTCGATGCGTCTCGACCAGTACGGCTCGGCGATCGACACCGACATGCCGACGTCGGCGGTTGCGAATAGCAACCTCTTCCTCCGCAACATCCATCAGCTCGGTCTCCAGGCCGGGCAGTCGATCAACCGGATCGCCCGGAACGTCATGTTCAAGGCGTACCTCTCCGGTCAGACGACCCTCCTCGCAGCGGCGAGCTCGTCGGCTACCCAGATCCGCGTCGCGGCCCTCAACGGCTTCACCGATGTCGTGATTCCGGGCACCACGGTTCGGCCGTCGCCGGTCTCCGTCGCCACCCCGCTCCCGGTCACCATCGGCAGCGGTGGATCGCTCGAGGTCAAGAACGTCATCGGGGCAGTTCCCGACAACGCGAACGACCCCTTCGGTCCGGGCACCCTGACCCTCTCCGCGAGCCTCACCAACTCGCAGTCGCTCCGTGCCTCCGTCGTCTCCGCGTACGCGCCCCGCGTCGTCCGCGCGGCCGGTGGTTCCTCGATCGACGCCATCGGTCCGGGCGACACGCTCTCGATTCAGCAGATCGTGAACGCGGTCGCGCTGCTTCGTCAGTCGCTCGTCCAGCCGCATGACGAGGACGGGTACTACCACGCGCACATCTCGCCGCTCTCGCAGGCGCAGTTCTACGCGGACCCGATCTTCCAGCGCCTGAACCAGTCGCTCCCTGAGGGCGACGCGTATCAGGAGGGCTACGTCGACCGCATGACGGGGATCAAGTTCATCATGAACCAGGAATCCCCGACCAACCTGAACTCGGGCACCCTCATCGCCACGGGCTCGTCGGGTCAGTACGGCCCGGAGATCGGCGCCGAGGTCACCAACGGCTCGGGCACTCAGATCGGTCGCGTCCTCATCACGGGCAAGGGTGCCGGCTACGAGCGGTACCTCGACGAAGGCCTGTACACGACCGAGGCGGGCACCACGGGCAAGATCGGTGACTTCGATGTCGTGAACAACGGCGTCACCATCCTCACCGAGCGCATCCGTCTCGTCATCCGCGCTCCCCTCGATCGCCTGCAGCAGAAGGTCAGCTCGGCGTGGTCGATCACGACGGGCTTCGCGGTTCCGTCCGACATCACCGCGCCCTCGGGTCCGCAGCGCTTCAAGCGCTCGATGATCCTCGAGCACGCGCTGTAACCGGCTCTCAGATCGCAATCCACACGGGCCCTCGGCTACCACCGAGGGCTTTCGTGTTCCATCATCGTCAAGGAGGCAATCACATGGCGCGCCGTACGAATGCAAACGTTCCCGAGGCTCATCCCGCTGACCAGATGGGGGGTGCTCCGGGCATCCTCCCGGACCAGATCCCGGAGGCGGCGAAGATGATCGCCAACCCCGCCGCATCGGCATCCGTCGCCGGCGAGAAAGAGGCGGAGTCGGTCCACGTGTCGCGGAAGTTCAAGGTGAAGAACGATCTTCAAAACGGGAAGGGATTCCCCATCCTCCTCGGTGGATGCCTGACGCACTTCCCCAAGGGCAAGATCGTGGACGAGTCGGCGTACGACGTCGACGGTCTCCGCCGGCAAGGTCTCGAGCTCGAAGAGCTGACGTAAGGAAAGGACGCGGGCGATGCTGACCGAAGACGAGAAGGTTCGAATCAGGCATCATCTGGGATACTTGAATGTTCAAGAAGCTCAGACGTTCGTGCTCGGCATTCCCGCGGCCGTTCAGACTCAGTTCATGATCGAGGGTGCGTTCGCGAAGGTTCTCCCCCAAGCGGAGAACCTTCTCCGGACCCTCCTCTGCCGCTGCGACGAGATCGAGAAACAGGTCTTCGGGGGATCGGATCTTGCCGATGTGACCAAGACGGGAAACATCGAGGTCAACCCGAAGCGCCTCGCCGACCTTGCTCGCTACTACCGCATCGCCCAACAGGGGATGACCAACCTCCTCGGTGTCACTGCCAACCCCTTCGACATGAGGGAGTGGGTGATGTCGGGCGTGGGCATCAACGTTCCCGTTCGGTAAGACTGTCCGACGGAGGTGCTGCGATGAAGATGAAGGCGGTTCACGGATCGGTGTTTGCTGCGATGACGTTGCTCATGGTCGGCTGCGCGGCCGCGGTGTGTCCGATCGTGGATCTTGCCGACAAGGCCTGTCCGCTCGTGGTCTCGTTCGTGGGCGAGGCCGGGACGAAGGAACAGATGATGATCACCCACGATGACGCGCGGGAGCTCGCGGCTCGCAAAGCCGCGCGAAAGGCAGCGGCAGACCACCGCGATGGTGGGGACGACTGCGACGCCGCGAAGATGGAAAAGGGCAAGTAGACGAAGACGTGGCGTGTGTTCTGCAGGCTGATATTCCTACCGCATGGCCAAGAGTGATCGGCCGCGTCCACTGTCTCCGAAGGAAGCCCGCGGTTCTCTTGCGAACCGGCTCGGGAAGGTGGTGGACCGAGCTCGGCAGATCGACGTTCGGCTAGGGAACCGACCTTATCAAGTGTTTTTGGTGTGGGTGAAGTGGGACGGGGAGAGTCGGGGCGATGGCGTGCAGACCGTGATCTGTCGCCACCCCCTGACCCCTACCCCCGTGGTCTCTGACCTCACGGCGATGCAGAAGCGGCCCTATTCCGTGGGCGTCACGCTCGACGGCAACATCCGAGTCACCGAGGTCTCGACCTCGTACACGCTGGAGGTGCTCTCTGGGTGGACGCTTCCGGACAAGGGGGAGGACCAGGTGCCTCAACCCTTCGACTTCTTCTATGAGGTCGTGGAGGATGGGCGACACTGCGATCCGGCCGAGAGGAAGCGTTTCCGGCTCGCCACGGCCCCTTTTCTCGACGCCCCCAACCAGCAATGGATCCTCTCCCTGCAGAAGGAGAGCGGTGACATGGGGCGCGACGGTAAACCCGTGAATAAGACCCCCCAGGAGAAGACGGACCCCTGGCGGACCCGAGCTCTCCAACCGCCCCCAGAGGACGACGACACGTTTTAGGCGCATCTTAGTGGATGCCGACGGTCAAGTTCGACATCTCCCAATCCGAGGAGATCGCGCGCCATCTTCAGATGTCGATCGAGGACGTCGGGAAGCGTGCGCTCTTGGCCACGGCGAACCGAGTCGTCCAGCACATCACGACCGTCATCATTCCCGCGATCAACCCTCAGCCGGTGGACCGTGGCGCGTATCGGGCAGGGTGGCGGGCGAAGCGCATCCCCGAGGGTGCCGAGGTCATCAACACCGTCCTTCACGCCCTCTTCATCGAAGATGGGGTGCGGGGCGAGAACGTGAAGATCGGAAAGAAGATGATCGACGCCCTCGCGGCGTGGGTCCGTCGGAAGGGCATCGGGGGGACGGTGTCGAAGACGGGCAAGGTCCGGAAGCCGAGCGAGGACACGGCTCGCGCGATCGCGTGGGCGATCGCCGTCAGCATGAAGAAAAAGGGCATCTTCAAGGGAGGAGAGGGGTTCAAGGTCCTCGCTCGTGCCCTGAAGATCGTGGAGAACGCGTTCGCGCAGGAGCTCAAGACCGAGATCGAGCGCGAATACCGCTAGGGCAGCTCCATCAGAGCCATCACGAGGACCGTGTAGCAGAGATACATGGTCACGAGGGTGGCGAAGACGATGACGAGGACCCCACCCACAATCACGAGATCATCCTTCATGGGCTACAACATGTCCCATGGGTCTCTCGAAGGCAGTTCGGGACGTTCTCTGGGGCAATCCCTTTGGCTCCGTCGTTCCCAAGCGCTCGACGCAGGTGTCAGCGGTCTACGACGGTCGCACCGCTGCTCTCCGCATCCTCCGCCGCTACATCTCCGAGCTCACCTTCTACCGCACGGCAGGGAAGGACCTCCTCGGTAACGTCAAGGACCCGATCGCATTCCAGGTACCCGAACGGGACATCCATGTCGAGTGGCCGGATGACGAGGAGGAGATGCGACTCCCGGGGATCGCGTTCCTTGCCCAAGAGCCCGCGAATTACGACCCCATCGGAATGACCTCGAAGGTGATCGAGGACAGCAAGGACGTCTACGGGCAGGGGACGGCGCTGATCTGGATGTCGGAGCACGTGGAAAACTTCGTGCTCGAGATCTGGACTGAGACCAAGCAACAGCGGCGGTCCATCATCCTCGGCCTCGAGACCGCGCTCTCCCCCATCGAACAGATGTCGGGGATCCGGTTCATCATGCCGGACTATTACGGGCAGCTCGTCTGCTTCGAGCTCCAAACGAAGGAGATCGTCGACGATGACACGGGGGTCATCCTCCGCCGGCGAGCGAAGCTCATCGTCCAGCTCCGATACAACGTGGTTGCCCTCTACCCCATCAACGAGCTCAACCCGCAGACCTACGTGGTGGTGGATGCCGACGAGCAGACCGGGCAACCCCTAGGAGATCCGGACCAAGAGATGGATCCGAGGCCGGCGGACACGAAGAAGAACCCCGGGCCGGGCCTGTAACACTCTGGCATGAGGGCGAATCGTACTTCAGTCTCCCTTGGAGCACACGCTCCCGGAGGAGGCCCATGTCCGTCTTCATTCGACGTTTTGGATTCGACCCCGGCGAGGACGTTCTCCTCGAGATCGAATCCGTCAACATCCTCGACCTCGATCCCCCCGCCTCCATCACCGGTGTCGGGACGGGTACCGTCATCTGCGTCGGCGAGTTCGAGAACGGACCCTTCGCGGCACAAGCGGGCGTGGCGGAGATGCCGAAGGGCGTCTACGAGGTCGCGGGCGCGAACGACTTCATCCAAACCGCGGGCTCCTTCGGGTACACCTACGGCGGAATCACAGCGAACAACCCGTGCGCGCGGCAACGCTCGGCAGACTCCGCGATCACTCCGGAGGCTTGGAACGGGAACGGCTTCATCCAACTCTCGGGGAAGAAGTTCAAGCGCCTCCTGATCGCGCGCGTCGACACCTCGGTGGGGTCGGTCACCTTCTCTCGACAGGCGTACGTGACGGGGGCGGCGGAGTTCACCTACTCCCTCGCGCCGTCGCAAGTGGTCGCGGTCGCCGATTCCTCGGGTTCGACCTACACGGCTACGTTTTCGGCCGCAGCGGCGAGCGTTCTCTCCGGAAACGGCACCTACAACACCGGCTTTACCGGAGGCGAAACCCTCACCCTCTCCGTCGACGCTCAACCGGCGTTCACGGTGACCTTCCTCAGCGGCGACCAGTCGAAGGCTCAGGTCATTTCTCGGATCAACCTCTATGCCGGCTTCACCTTCGCCTCCGACGGCGGCGGGTCGAAGATCCAGCTCACCGGCATCACGAAGGGCAAGGCGGGACAGATCACGGTGGTGTCGGGCTCGGGTTCGGTCCTCACGACCCTCGGTCTCTCGGCGGCGCAAACCTTCGGGACCGGCGATGTCAACGACATCACCGCGGTCTCCTTCCAGGAGGTCAAAGCCAAGCTCGAGGCGAACCTCACGGGTTTCCAGGTGACCCTCGACAACAACGGCGCTCTCCGTCTCAAGAAGACGTGGGCGTCGAACGATGACTGGTTCCAGGTCACGTCCTCGACCACGGCATCGGGTCTCGGGTTCACGGTCGGCGAGTTCGCGTCGAACAGCGGGTTCGCCTACATCCGGTCGGGCTCGGGCACCTACCCCGCCGCGCCGTCGACGGGTGACACTCTGATCCTCGGCAACGACGATCTCCCGAACTTCACCGTCGTTTTCCAGAGCACGGACACTTCGATTGCTCTCACCATCGCCCGGATCAATCAGTTCGCGGGCTATGCGATGGCGAGCGAGATCGACTCGACTCACATCCAACTCATCGGGGCGAAGAACGGTGGACAGGTTCGGGTCATCGGTGGGACCTCGACCGTTCTGACCGCGCTCGGGTTCGTGGCGGGGACCACGATTCAGGCGGACTTCCTGAACTCGGGTCTCATTCCGGCGGGCACGGTCGTGCAGACGTCGGACGGGACCAAGCAGTATGTCACGATGCAGGACGTCAACGTGACGGTCCCGAAGAACAGTCAGGTCCCCTCGGGTCCTGGCCCGTATCCGGTGAAAGTCCGTCCTGCGCTCGACGACGGCTCGGGTGCTTCTTCGAACGCAGGCACCGTGAACACGGTCGGTCGTCCGATCGATCTCGCGTCGTTCTCGGTCACCAACCTGCAGACGGTCTCGGCGGCCATGACCGAGGCCGCGATCGACTCGGCGTACTCCGACGCCTTCGATGCGACGGTCGACATCAACAGCGTCGCGAAGGACTGCAACATCATCTTCGCCGCTCGGCAGTCGAACACCGTCCGGAAGCTCGTTCGGACGAACGTGAACCTCGCCTCTTCGACGGGCTCGCTCGGGCGCATGGGCTGCGTCCGCCCCCCGCTCAACACGGCCAAGTCGGTCGCGTACTCGAAGACGGATGTTCGGGGTGTGGCGGCGACGCGCGATCAACGGGTCATCTACTGCTACCCCGGCTTCAACACCTTCGTCCCCCTCATGGCGAAGCGTGGCCTCGCCGGCGGCGCAGGCTTCACCGTCGACGGGAACCTCGACATCGGGAGCGATGGCTTCATGGCCTCGATCCTCTCCCAGCTCCCCCCGGAGGAGAATCCCGGTCAGCTCACGGCGTTCACCACCGCGGTGAACTCGCTCGAGACCGGCACGAATGCGCAGGGCTTCCAGATGAAGGACTACACCGCTTTCCGTGGGGCCGGCATCGCCGCGGCCCGCATGGACGATGGGACCGCGATCTTCCAATCCGGCGTCACCTCCGTCGATCCCCAGGTCTTCCCCGAACTCCGGAACATCGCGCGCCGGCGCATGGCGGACTTCATTCAGGACACCCTCGCTCGCAGGGGCAAGGCGTTCGGGAAGAAGCTCTCGACCTTCGTTCGACGCAAGGCGTACGCGAACGAGTGCTCTCAGTTCCTCGAGTCACTCCTGTCTCGGAACAACCCCGCGTCGCAGCGCATCGCCGGCTACACCGTCGATCGCAAGAGCGGCAACACCCAACGCACCCTCGGGCTCGGGCTCTACCGCCTGATCATCAAGGTCCGCACCCTCGCCTCCCTCGATTCGATCGTGCTCGAGACCACGATCGGCGAACAGGTCGAGGTCGAGGAGCAGCTCCCGGCCAACGCGGCCTAGTCGGGTCGACGCTTCGAGAACAGGGCAGCTCTCCCCAAGGGCTGTCCGTTCTTTTTTTGTAGGGGTGTCTCCAAGGCCTCGCGTTCGGTCATGCCCCGAGCGACACGTTGGTAAAACGTCTCTCGAGTACGACCGTAGACCTCGAGCCACTCCGCGAGAGACTTGGTCACACCATCGATCTCGATTGTTCGATTCGCTCGAGTATTGCGGTTTTGTTCGTGTGAGGTAGCCCAGCGAACGTTTCCTGGTTCGTAGTTGCCGTTATTGTCCTGACGGTCGAGGGAGTGAAGGGGGGAGGGTCGATCCCCCACGTCTTCCACGAAAGCCTCGTAGGAGTCGTTCCAGCGCTGGCAAACCCTAATCCCGCGACCACCGTACCGGGTGTAAGCGGTGTGATTCGGGTTGTTACATCGGCTCTTCATCGACGTCCATGCCCGATACGTGGGGGTCATGGTTCCGCCGCTGGCTTCTCCGTGTCGAAGCTGAATCGTGGCTCCGTGGATTCGTTCCTGTTCTTTTCGAAGACAACCGCAGGACTTTGAACGTCCAGAAGTGAGTACGACGGAGGTCACATACTTCACTTGCCCGCAGTCGCAGTGGCACTCCCACACGACATGTCCAAGAGTGTTGTTTGGTCCGCGGCGCAAGACGGTCCAGCGCTCGAACCTCTGACCCGTGAGATCGTTCATCCTCATAATTGGATGATAACACAATAAGAGGTAAGTGGCAATGCCGAGCCAACGCATAAAGGGTCAGGAAGTTTCAATTATCATCACTCGAGACGGCAACCTCGAAGCCGAGCTCGTGGACATCAAGTCCTGCGAGTTCACCGCCGAGTTCGAGATCAAGGACGAAGGCTACCTCGGAGAGAAGACCAACCGGAAGGATGAGGTGTACAACGGGGTCAAGGGCTCGATGGAGCTCCACATCCACTCCGGTGACATCTTCGACTTCATGCAGGCGCTCAAGGACCGGGCGCAGCGGAACACTCCCGATCTCGTGTTCAACATCGCCGGCATCTTCGCCTTCCCCTCGGGCGAGATCCGGACCGTCACCATCCCCGATGTGAAGTTCGGCGCAGTCCCGATCTCGACCAACGCGCGAGGCGATTACACCTCGGTGAAGCTCGAGTTCGCAGCCGACGACTACACCGTCGAGCAGGAGTAAGGGGCAAGCGAGGAGGCGCGATCGGATCCAAGGTAGCTCCTTGGGTCCGCCTACGGGTCTCTCCGTGGAGGGCTCCCCGGATTAGCTGTCCGGGTAGGTGCGCCTCCTCGCCCTCACGGAGAGCCCACCATCACGAGGAGGCATCATGAGCACGGACAAGATCGAAGAGCTGAGCGAAGAGCAGGCTCAGGCAGTTCTCGACGGCGAGGACGTGGAAGAGAGCGGGGACGCACCTGGACCGCACCAGGCCTCAGGAGATGCGCCGCAATGGGGGGAGCTTCCGAAAGGGCTCACGCTTCCGAGGAAGGGCAACACCGTCGCCTTTCTTCGAATCCCCGCACGATGGACCACGGACCCCGGGAGCGGCCGCGATCGCGTGTGCCTGGTTTGGGCCATCGGCGAGACCGAAGAGCGCTTGGCCTACCAGCGCTCGAGGGGAGATGCTCATCGCTCCGTCAACGAGCTCGCGAAGGCCTGCATCCGCGCCGTCGATGGCGTCAAGGCACGATGGGATGGGAAGGCACCGGGAACGAACGGTGACATTCACGAATTCTGGACCAACATCGGCCCCAAGGGACGACAAATGGTCCGGAACTACTACATGAAGACGCACTCGGTCACGGACGAGGAAGCCCTCGATTTTTTCTCGAATCACTTCGTCAACGTGACCGTGGGCTAGGCGTCGACGAAGACGGGTACGACAGCGATCGCGCGCTCGATATCCTCGTGCTCTTCCGACTCCCGGACGGCGAGGGTATCAGCCCGATCTGGCACCTGCAGACGGAGATCAATCTCCGCGAACACATCCTCGATCGTCCTAGGCAACGCGCCTACCTTGCCCGCTATGGGAGGCAAGACTTCTTCCAAGATCGTACTGTTTTGGAGTTGGAAGGGGCGGTTCGCGCCGTCGCTGCCATCGTCAACGAAGAGAACGAGCTGAACCGCGTACAGGAGGACAGGTAGGATGTCCGAGGCAAAGAACACCGCCGCTGAGGTCGGGGTAAAGCTCGTTCTCGATTCCAACGCGAAAGCGGAAACGGACAAGATCAAGTCCGGCCTCGACCACGTCGCCGACAAGGCCGGTCACACCGCGCACTCGTGGAGCTCCAAGATCGGCGAGGGTGTGAAGAAGCTCGTCGAGATGACGGGTGTAGGACTTGCCTTCGAGGCCGGGCGCATGGGCATGGAGAAGCTCGTGGAGATCGGCCACGAAGCCTCGGAGGTGTTTCAGGAAGCGAACCGACACGTAGGCGAGATCGCCGGCGCCCTGATGATGGTCGACCAAAAGAGCAACTCCTTCAAGAACCTGAAGGAGCTCGGATGGGACGTGAAGGATTCGATGGAGGAGATCGGGATCAAGGCGGGCGTCTCCGGCGACGCCGCGGTCCAAGCCTTCAACAAGATCATGGAGCGTGGTGGTCGGACCATGGACCAGACCACGGAGCTCGTGGAGAAGATGGCGTACGCGGGGAAGGTCATTCCCGGTGGGCTCGATGCCATCACCCAGGGCTTCTCGATGATCGAGATGGGGGTGGTGCGCGCGCGTAATCCGCTCGTCCAGGTCATCTCGGCAACCGGTATTCTCAAGGGCAACGCCAAGTCCGTCGCGGCCCAGATGATGAAGCTGACGCCTGAGAAACAGATGGCGCTAGCGGAGAAGGCCCTCGAGAAGATGGGCGGCAAGATGAAGGATCTCCCCCTCACCCTCGCCGGGATGAAGCAGGGGATCGGGATCATCATGGACAAGGGCATGGAGTCGATCGGGCGACCGATCGTCGCCGCGCTCGCCGGACCCTTCAACAAAGTCCGGTCCTGGTTCGTGGACAATCAGGAGCTGATCTACGAGACCGGCGCCAAGTTCGGTGAGGCGATCTCGAAGGCCGCGGAAGTGGCGATGCCTTTTCTCGATGTCGGCGAGAAGGTGATCAAGGAGAGTTGGAACACCATCAACGAGTCGATGGAGGCCATGTTCGGCCCTGGGATGGACCTCTTCTCCTACATCTACGAAAACAAGGAAGCTTTCGCGGGTACCTTCGGTGCCATTCTGAAGGACATCATCAAAGTAGGAAGCTTTTTGATCAAGGTTTTCGCCGGGATTCGTGACGTCATCGGTTCTGTACTGAATAAACTCATCAAAACCGTCGATGTTACTGGGGAATATGCCAAGTTCCTCGGCGAGGAGAAGCAGAAGAGTGAATCCGCAGACATGCGGAAGGAGATCATGAAGAAGGGGGGGCTTTCGAACGAAGAGGTCGACAAGCATCGAAAGGCTTTCATCGAGGCGGCGCAGGAAGGGGGAATGAGCGTTCCCCAAGCCTCGGCGGACTTCGACAAGGCCTATCGCCGCGCCATGGACGACCACCTCGCGACGATGGCCGAGGTCGAGGGGGCGAGGAATGACGCGGTCAACGATGATGCCAAGCACTACGCCATGCTCTACGACAAGGCGGCGAAGGCGAACGACACTGCTGCGATGCAGTACGTGGCGAAGTTCCTCGAAGGGAACATGAGCCTCCAAAACGCGCTGGCGAAGGAAGGTCCGGAGATCTTCAAGTCCGGGCTCGACTCCATGCTCTCCACCCTCAAGGGCATGGGAGACAAGGAGACGGCGGAGAGTCTCCGAAAGGCCATGAAACCGAGTCTCGGGACGCCGTCGAAGTCTGCCATCACCCAAAACTTCAACGGCCCGATCAACGTCAAACAAGACTTTAGGGACCAGGATCCGGACCGCGTCGCGATCGTGTTCAAGAAGGAGATGGGGAAACTCGGACAGAATCGGCTCCAAAGTAGGATGGCGGCGCCGTTCGGCTTCTGACAGAACCAAGGGAGTCGGAGGATACGATGCCTTTCCCCAAAGACATGAGCGGCGAGTCTCAGAGCGAGTCGGAATCCGACGAGACGCAGTCGGAGGAGAGTCAGAGCTCGTCCGACGCCCCCTCCGATCTCAAGAAGGGTCCGAAGCCGAATCCTCTGCGCCGCTGGGCCCAGCAGTAACGCCAAGGAGGCGACATGCCTCTTTCCGTACCCGTACCCCTCGACCAGCTCGCGAATGTCGGTTCCTCGATCACCATCGAGGAGCTCACCCCGACTACGCCCGGAGGACAGCCTCGCCGAATCGTCCTCATCGGCGGCGCTCTCCCTTTCATGGGACAAGCGGATTGGAGCGGTGACGGGCGCATCCTGACCACCTGGTATCCGGGCAACGGTACCGAGGCCTCCCAACAGAACCTCGGACCCCAGGATATGCCTAGCGCGTGGTCGGGGGAGTGGAACCGGACGCGCATGGGTCGCGCCCCCTCCTACTACTTCGACGAATACGGGGCTATGAGCCTCGTGGTGGACCCCCATGTGCTCTGGGGGAACCTGGATGCCATCCGCATTGCCGGAGCGCGTCTACGGGTCACGTGGAGCGTGCGCGGGCGGTCCGTGACTGGCTCCCCCAAGACGGGCTCCGACTCGCCGGTGGACTTCAACCTCGTGCGCGAGGGTCGGATCAAGGTCCTGAAGATCAGTCCCGACCGCCTCACGGACATGAAGTGGAACATGGAGCTCCACTGGATGTCCCGCGGGGGGACGCAGGACAAGATCTCGAACGTCCGCCGCGACGACGACATCTCCAAGGCCGTGACCGCGGTTTCGAGCTCGATTGGCGCCCTGAACGACCTCCTCGCGATCCGGACGCAGGCGATCATTGACTCGAAGTTGGCTTCGGTGACGACCCTGAGTCTCGGCCAGCTCGAGGCGATGGCGAATGCTCCGCTCAAGGCGGTGAACGCGGCGCTCTCGAAGCTCCGCTACAACCTCGGCCAACTGAACCGGGTGGCGTCGCTGGCGAAGAAGCTGGCAACGACCCCGGCGGCGGTGGCCAACTCGGTCCTCGACTTCGCCCGCGACACTCAGGCGGTGGCGAACGACTTCGTCGACTCGATGGGCCGGACCCCGATCGAGCTCCAGACCAACAAACAGAAGGTGGCCGACCTCGTTCGGGCGTCGAAGTACTTCGGCAACATCACCGACGGCATGAACGACACGGCGAAGCAGAGCTCCGACCTCGACATCCGCATGCGGCAAGCGCTCGTAGCCGGCGCGAATCGGGGCTCGCTGGCGGTCAAGGACGCGTCGACGAAGCAGAACGACATCATGGCCGTGTACGTGTGCAAGACCGGGGACACGCCGCAGCGGGTGTCGCTGAAGTACTACGGCAACCCAGACCAGGGTGATGCAATCCTGAAGGCAAACAGGCGACCGCTGTACACACCGTTTTTCAGGCCAGGCCTCATCCTGGTGATCCCGAACCTCTCCCAACTGCCGCGGACCTGAACATCGATGTTCAGGATGTCTCATGACCATCGAATACCCGGATCAGAGCTACTTCCCGACATGGAAGGTCCGTCTCGTCGTGCGGCTCGAGGAGTTCGACTCGAACGTGGTCAAGTCGCGCCTGCCCTCGAAGCTCACCAAAAACCTGAACGGGATCAAGGACGACGCGGCAACCCTCGAAACGGTTCCGGACCCGGACAACCCCGGGCGCTTCCTCGTGCAGCCGAAGGGCGGGACCGCGGGTCAGAACGAGCTCGTACCTGAGGCTTCCTCCGACGACCTCACGCAGACCATCACCGGCATCATCCCGAAAAACTTCCAGTGGAAGCAGGCCGGTTTCCGTTCGGCTTCGGAGCTGAAGCTTCAGATCCGGTGGTCCGATCTCCCCCTCGATCCTCGCGTCATCCGCTCGGTGGCGGTGGAGTTCTTCCTCGGGACAGTGTCGGCGCTCGAGTACGCGCAAGGGGTTCAGGGGAAGACGCGCGGGGACGCGTTCGGGCAACAGGTGCCGAACGCGAAAGAGCCTCTGAACGTGGTCGCGGATGGGTATCTCGACGACAACGGCAACCACCGCACGAACCTCCGTTTCCAGGGATGGGTGGACGAGTTCAAGAGCACGATGGGCGAGGATCAGCCGATGATCGAGCTCACGTGTAAGGACAACACCTCCCTCCTCATGAACCAGATCGCGTCTCCGACTCACGTGATCTCGGCAAAGGTCCCTCTCGATAAAGCCATCGCCGACTACCTCGTGAACTTCCCTCAGCTCTCAGGCATGACGGTGGAATTCCGAGGCGGACCCGGAGAAACGGCGCCGACTGTTGGCACGCTGCTCGCCGGAACAGCGTTCCGTCCCCAGCTCGGACCGCAGCCGTCGAAGGGGCAAGGGGACGATCTCCAGGTGTGGGACTACATCACCGACGTCTGCGGTGCGGTGGGTTTGGTGAACTACCTCGATGGGACCAACATCATCATCGCGCGCCCGTCGACGGTGCTGGATGGTGTCGCGCAGGTGCGGCCGGATGATCCCTACAAGGAGAGGAAGCTCGCGAGCGGCTCTTACCCCGTGCGCGCGGTCATCTTCGGGAAGAACCTCCTCGGGCTCGAGGTCTCGCGAAAGTACGGGACGCAGGAGTCGAAGAACATCGAGGTCCGATGCTGGAGTCCGCGTCGAAAACAGCTTTTGGTCGCGCGGTACCCGACGAAGGCCGATCGCATTCCCTCGGCATCACCTGGCACGGACAAGGCCGATGCCAAGTGGTCCATCGTCCGCGTGCAGGGCGTGGAGGACAAGAACCTTCTCCAGCAGATCGCCAAGGACTACTATAACGGTCGGAATCGTAACGAGATTGAGGTGAACCTGAAGACGAAGAATCTCTCATCTTTCGGTGGTGGAAACACGGACCCCGACCTCCTCGACCTCAAGGCAGCGGACCCCCTCGAAGTCCTCGTGGATCGCGACGCCTTTGGTGCGCCGGCGGCGGCGGAGAAGGACCTCACGGCTCAGGGGGCGAACGAGCAATTCCTCATCGATCTCGGTTACACGAAGGCATTCGCGACCGCGTACGCCAACGCCTACCGAAACGCGGGTTTTCAGCGCATCTTCCGGCTCAGGGAGATGAATGTGAGTGGCGATGTCGATGAGGGTGTGAGCTTCGAGCTCAAGGTGGTGAACTTCGTCCAGGTCCGCGGCGAGATTGCAACCTGATGGACCACGGTCTCGCAGCCGAAGCCTTCAAGCGTCCGGGGATCGATCCCCGGCAGTGGGTGAGCTACGGCATCGTGGAACAGGGAACTCCCGATGCTCCACCGATTCGGTTCAAGGACGACAACGGGAATCCGTCACCATACGGCCCGATGGTGGACGTTAGGTTGCAACCCTCTGGGATCGCAGTTCCGTGTCGCGTTGCATACGGTGTCTCTGGTGTAGGAGAGGGTGAGTGGTATCCCTTCGTCGGCGGAGACGAAGTGATCGTCCTGATCCCCGAAGGTGACGAGCGCGCGGGGTGCGTCATCATCGGGAGGCTGAACCAGGAGATCGACACGTGGCCGATCGTGGTCGCGGGGCAAGATTCGACGAAGAACACCTTCGGTTTCAAGAGGATGCAGACTCCATACATCGTGGAGACGGCTGCTTCCTACCTCGTGAGGTCCGCACTTACGGGATCTCAGATCGGCATCGACCAAGAGGGAAAGGTCATCGTCAACGACGGTGACAAAAACAGCATGACCCTCGGGCCTGACTCCCTTGGGTTTTCCTCTGGGGATCAGGAAACTTTCGTCACCCTCTTCCCTGGCACGAAACAGGTCTTCCTCGGCGCGGATTCGGCGTCCTTCTTGCTGGATGCCACGGAGTCCGTGTTCATCACTCAGGGAACGCTGAAGTTCAACCTCAGCGGAGGTTCGGCGACGGGAACGGCAGTGACGGCGGAACAGGTGGTCGGGCTCCTGATCAACATGCTCCAAACCCTCGTGACGAATGCTGCACTTTCTCCAGCATTCTGCGCACTTTGGAGTGCCGCTCCTCCTACGAGTGCGGTGACTCAGATCACGAACATTCTGGGTCTCGCACTTCAAGGTCTCGCCCTTCCGACTCCGTTCACGGGCTCCGCGCCGGCCGGGAACTTCGCCCCTCTCCTCGGCACGATCTTTGGCCCGGGTGGAGCTCTCCAGCTTGCAGGCTCGAACCCTCTGGCCACCGTTGACCCCACGGGAACGACTCCCGGCTACGGCCGTCCGTCGTTCAAGCTGTAGGCCATGGCTGGCGCCTCGGCATCGTTCTCGGCTCCGACGATCAACGCGTCGCCTTGTAACTTTTCGTTCAAGCTCCCGAAGTTCACGTTCGGGTTCGTCCTCCCACCTTTCAAGTTCCCTCCCTTCGACATCCCGATCCCTCACTTCAAGCTCGCGATCTCTTGCGACCTCTCCCAACCCCTGGACGTCTCCGCGGGCCTCAGTTTCGGAGGTGGCAGGAAGCCAAACGGGGACCCGTCACCGGACGACGACAACTCGTTTTGATGGCATGGTGACGGCATGGTGATGGGTACGGGCGCGTGGGGTGATGGCTCTTGGGGCGCAGGCTCTTGGGGTGGTGGTGTAGGCATTGGATTCCAATTCCTGGACGCGATCGCGATTCGGGAAAACGCTCTTCGCGTCGAGTTCTCTGCGGCCGTCTACTTCTCGAGTCTCCTCGACCCCGGCGATGCCTCGGTGGTCACGAATTGGAGCATCACCGCGAACCATGACTCCGTCGGCTTGAACGGGGACAACGCGCGCGATGTGAACGTCATCCTCGTCACGCAGTCGACGGTGGATGACGGTGTCGCCCTTTCTGACACCGCGAGGTTCCTCATCCTCACCCTCGATCGGCCGTTCACGGCGTGGCCGGCGCAGTACGGGGTTACGTGGAGCGGGATCTTCTCGGACGATCTCACGGTCTCGAGCTCGGGAACATTCTTCTTCAACGCCACCTACCGTCAGCTCGAGGCTCCTCAGATTCAGGTGCCCTCGCCCTCGCGCGACATGGCAAACCCGCAGACTCTCTCGGCGGCGCAGAGCTCGCTCCCGCAGCCGGTGGGTCCCTATGTCCTCGGGGCCTTCGGAGTCGACCACTCCGGCGACTACGCCACGGATGAGGGAGACGTGAACCTGAAGAAGCGCATCCTTCGACGGCTCATGACCCGAAAGGGGGCATTCGCGCACCTCCCGAACTACGGCGTCGGAGTTCCCGATGAGGTGAAGAAGCTCGGGACCGCGGCGACCATCTCCAGGCTCCGCGCCGATGCCGAAGCTCAGATCTCGCAGGAACCGGATGTGCAACAGGTGCGTGTGGTCCTCGTCATCGACTCGGCGACTCCCGATCTCGTCCGGCTTCGAGTCGCGGTGAAGACGAAGCTCGGGAAACCGGTAGCCTTCGACGCAGCTTTCAGCCGACAAGCCGCGTAAGTGGCAGGACCTAAGGGCCGCGCGCATGCTTCGGTATGCCCGACCTCCCGACTCGGCTGGATTACTTCGCCCTCGGGCGTGAAGTAGTCGTTCAGAGGTCCACGAAGATCGATCCTGCTCAGGTCGACATCGAGGGCTCTGACGTGAACATCTACGTCGGAATCGCGTCGGTTCTCGCCGACCAGATCACGAGGCAGCTCGCGTATCGGGTGGGAGCGCTCTTCCTCGATGGCTCGGACGAGGAGGACCTCGATCGCTACGCCTTCGACAGGTACAACCTCCCGCGCAAGGGCGCGAGCGCGGCTCGAGGCGCGATCCTCATCTCGCGCACGTCCGTGGCCGCGGGCGCGGGCTCGGTGCCCACGGGAACGATGGTCATCACGGACACGGGCGTCGAATACGTCACGACCACGACCGCGACCTTCGCCTCCACCGACACCTCTCAACCCGCGAACGTGCGTGCGGTGCAAGCGGGTAAGGCCTCGCAGGTCGGGCCGAACGGGATCAAGCGATTCGAGAAGCCGCAGCTACTTTGGGACGCCACGCTCACGTGTACGAACCCGCTCACGACCGCGGGCGGCGAAGAGCCGGAGTCCGATGAGACCTTCCGAGCTCGAGTCCGCGACTTCTGGAAAACGGCTCGTCGGGGCATCCTGGCGGCGATCGAGCAAGGCGCGCTCACGGTCGACGGAGTCGTGTCGGCCAACGCGGTGGAGGCGTTCGAGAGCTCGGGACAACCCGCGCGCGTCGTCTTCCTCTACATCGCTGACTCCTCGGGCGTCGCTTCCGAGGCACTGGCGGAGGACGTCCGGAACGCGCTCCTCGATTACCGCGCCGCAGGGATCTCCGTCATCGTCGTGACCTCTCTGCCCACGGTCGTGGATGTGCTCCTGAAGCTCGTGTTCGCCGCGGGCGTCGACACTCGCACGCTCACCGAGCAGATCCGCGTCGCGATCGTGGAGTACATCAACAGTCTTCCGGTCAACGGCGTGCTGTTGGTCTCGGGGCTGTACTCGGTCCTTTTGCGATTCGCGAATGATGGTCTCTTCGTCTCGCAGGACACGCTCCAAGCACCCACGGGCGACCTCGTGCCGGCGGTGGGAGCGACCATCCGCACCACCCTCACCAACGTCAACATCGCGTGACCGCCTCCCTCAAGTTCCGAGTCCGTAGGGGACGCCTCGTAGTTGAGGTTCAAGGTCATCCCCCGATGATCGTGGGCCACTACGTGATCTTGGGGAACGGGTACGTCGTGCTGAAGAGGGCTCCATGCCTGACCTGAAGACAGGAGCTCTGACCCGGGATGAGATTCAATCCGTCTGGGAAGGGGCCGTCGACAAGGGCTACCGGGATCCTCTCGTGGCCGCGGGCGAAGGCCAGGGCTTCGAGGCGTGGACGCAGCTCTTCTCGGTCCTCGAGCGCGCGTCGATCGCCATCGACGTCACGACTCAGGCCATGTTCATCGCTCCATGGTCGGGACAGTCGAATCCTCCCGCGTCCGGCGGACAGCCGGCGACGGTCGCTCTCACGATCCAGCGGACGCGAAACCTCGAGAAGCCGCTCCTCCTCGGCGCCGGTGTCTGGGTCGCCCTCGAGCAGACCACTGACTTCTCTCCGACCGGGAGCGAAGTGGTGCAGACGGGGCGACGATACCAGCTCGCGGAGGACCTCTTCTTCCCTCCCGGCGTCCAAGGTCCATTCACGGTCAACGCAGTCTCGGACCGGGTGGGCTACGGCTACAACAACCCCCGGATCGGGACCATCTCGGCCATCGAGCAGATCGGGTCCGGCTTCAACAATCTCCGCGCCACGATCGCGACGGTGACGAATCCGACGGCGGACCTCACGCTCACGGCGACGAAGACCACGCTCACGACCTTCAACGAGCCGGACATGTTCGTGCCTGCTCACCAGGGTCAGTACGTGCAGATCACCTCGGGCCTCGACAACGGCAAGGTTGCGCGCATGGTCGCGTTTCAGAGCCCAAACCCCCCTCTTCAGGGCTCCGGGATGCAACTCGAGCTCATGCAATGCGTGGGGCTTTCGGCGCACTCTGGGACACCGATGGTGGGGGAGGCAGTTCTCTTCTCGCATTCGGGAAACAATCTGTACGGGCGGGTCGTCGACTTCCGGCTTTCCCAGGGCGTCTATCGTCTTGCGTTCGTGGTCATCAACGGGAACTTCGCCACCTTCGCGGTCGGGGCGACGTACGCATGTGCGGTGACGGGGGCAACGGGCACGGTCAGCTCTCTCGACTTCACCACGTCCTTTACCGATGACGCACCGGTGGGCGGAGTCGGAGGTCCATCGTGGCTCGTCCTCGATTGGGCGAACGATTGGGGCTTGACGGTGTCCAACGCCGCGCAGCCTTCGGGCGGTCTTTCCGCCATGCTCGACGAACTCGGGAGCGAGCGTGCGATCGGACGGTCTCCGGGGGAGAGTGATGACAACTACCGCGTCCGCATCCGGGAGATCGCGGAAGTGGTCACCCCGAACGCGATCAAGCGCATCGTGAATCGAGCGATCCCCGGGCTTCAGTGGTGCCTTCGGGAAGCTGGTCAGGTTGGTCTACCGGGCTTTTTCTATGACGGTGATCAGGAGGGTGTGAGCGCGACGCCACACGGTGCCCTCAACGATGCCTACGACTTCGACACGGTCTCGATCGTCGGAACGGTGAGCGGGACCTTCAACTTCCAGGAACCGGTCGTTCTCGAAACAACTCCCGACCACATCCCTCTGATGATGGGGTGGATGGGACGGATCGATTCCGGGACGACGATGGTTTTCATCCGGCGATGGGGGAAGACTCCGACCACGCTCACGGGGCTCAGGGTGCGAGGCCTCGAGTCCGGGGCGACGTTGCTCACGCTCACCTCAGCGGATGACTCCTCTGAGCTCGACCCTCATCGCTATCACATCTACCTGGATTACAGCGAATTCCGGGGATTCTTCATCGTGTCGGTGCCGGCGCTCGCTTACGGCGAATTCGGGTTCGCCTACGATGACAGCGATCTCGGCGCCTACGACGTCTCGGGAACCTTCGACGGTTACCCCCGACTCGCTTCCGATACCTACCTCCGTGTGTGGAACGCGGTGGATGCCGCGCACGCGGGGGGAGTCTTGTGGAAGCTGGAACTCAATGATGGCAGTACGTGCCCCTAGGAGGATGACATGAGCAGCGGCCGCCACGAGATGGTGATCAACACGCAGGAACGCGCCGTTTCCAGCGATATCAACCGTCTGCAGAAGTTCTCGAACCAGGACACTGCCGAGCTCTGGCGCCTCATCCTCGCCGGCTCCTCCTTCGGTCTCTACCCCCCGGGCGGAGTCACGTACCCGACCGGCGGCGAAGCTCCTGTCCAAGGCGAGGTCATCGGCGGTCTCATGGCGCGGCCGAGTTCCGGTTCGTTCGCGGTTTCGGTCGACGCCGGGATCGTCATGTTCCTGAAACCGGACGGGGCCACGGACGATTCCGACTTCAAGTTCATCCGAGACCCCGGCATCAACACCGGGATCATCGCCTTCGCCGCGAACTCCTCAGGCTCGATTCGCATCGATGTCCTCGAAGTATCCATCAACTCTTCGCCGGCAGTGGTCACGGATTCGCGCGACATCTTCGACATCGCGACGGGACTTTTCATCGCCACGACGGTCACGAAGGAGACGAAGGCCCAGCTCTCGTACCGCATTCGCCAAGGGACCCCCGGCGGTGGCTATCCCTCGGGTGTTGGCGGGTGGATGCCGCTCATGGTCGCTTCGGTCCCGAATGGCGCTGCATCGAATGACGACATCACGTTTTGGGACGTGCGACCCCTCTTCGAGGATCGGGTCACGGCAGGAGCTCAAGGCGTCTTCTTGAAGTGCTCGTTTGACGACTGGGATGGTCGACTCCATCGTGTGTCCTCGAGCTCGGCGATCATGAACGGGCGGTTCGCGGGCACGCTCAAGGGGAGGAAGGTCGGTGGCACCTTTGCCAAGTGCGTTCCGACGACCGGCGGTCACTCCGACACCCACGACTCCATCGACGTGGGAGACACGGACAATCAGGACACGGGTTTGTATGCCGAACCCCTCGCGTCTTCGATGTATGTCTACGCCTGTTTCCCGTTCGGGTTTCAGAGGATGGCGATGTATGACCAGCATCCGGCTTCGCGCGTTCCGCGGTCGCCGAATGGGATGCTCATCGTCTCGAACGTTCCCCCGGATATCTTCGGCGGGAACACGAGCCTCATTCCGCTCCCGGCAATTACCGGCTTCGCGAGTCAGTCGGTGCAGCTCTCCGAGGCGGTGTGTGTGGGCGTGATCCCGAAGTCCGGCGAATGGACGCAGTTTTTCGTTTCCGGGAAGTATCTTTCCCCGGCCTTTCGATCTGGTTCAACGCTTTCAGTCGTGGGCTCGTCCGTGGGCGTCAACGTGACCTCCGAGGTCACGATCGACCACGACTTCTTCCCCCCGAATGCGAAGTACATCGATTGCAACATGACGCACTCCTATACCTACGCGGCGTCGACGCAGACGGAGTGGACTGTGTTCATGCACGTGAAGGACGACATCACCGGAGGGTCTCCGGTCGTCGACGGCAATGTCGAGTTGGAGAAACTCACGGTCGTGAATACCGACGGCGGAGCCTCTCATGCGATTCCTGCCAACTGGATGGTGAGGATCCCGAGGACTACGCTTTGGCCCAACTCGGACAACAGCCCTCGGGATGTCGGTTTCGAAAACACGGCAAACGACATCATTGGAGGTTCGTCGGGTACCGTGGGGACCACGCTTCGACTGCGAGGGATCCAGTTTTGAGGCGCCTCGCCCTCGTTCTCCTGTTCCTGGCCGCGTGCACCTGGGAAGTGGACCACGCGGCGAAGGACTTCAATCTCGACGTGACTGTCCCCTACTGCCCGATCCCCGATGGCGGGCTCGAGGGCGGGGCCAAGGACGCGGGACGGGGCTAACCCTCACCCCTGGCTCAAAACGCGAAAGGCGAGGCGCCTGGCGCGAGGAATCGGCATCGAGGAGGGTAGGGGCATGAACACCCTTCTCGCGTTCCTCTCCTCGCATCAAGAAGTCATGTACTCCGTCGCAGTCGCCGGCGCGGGCGCGCTCTTCAACTGGATCTGTCGTCCGCGGACTTCGGAGGAGTACCTCGCTCTCCCTCCCCGTGTCGCCGCGTTCTTCAAGTTCATGGCGGCGGTGTTTCCGGATCCGAAGGGATTCGCGGAGGCCGTGTACCAGGCGTGGAAGAACACCCACGAGCTCCCCCCGGCTCAGGCGTCGAAGAAAGCTCCCCCTCCCGAGATGTGAGCGGGGTTCTCGATCTCCAATATCCCACCTCGTTTGCGGATCTTTCTTCCGATCAGATCACGGGGTGAGGGCGGAGCTCCGAACCTCTCGAACTCGTTGCGAGCGTCTTCGCTCGCAATCCATGAACCGAAGGTTCATGTACAAAACCATACTTGCAAGAAGTAAAAGATCTGATCAAAGTAGGGGGTGGTGGGGCGGGAATAGATAAATACTCGCGCACCTTTGCGCACACTTGGGGATGCGGTTTTGCTGAACATCGATGTTCAGGCCGCGGCATCTTCGGAGCATGTCCAACGCCCTCAACGGCCACGCACCTGTCTCCGAACCCGTCCCCTCCTCCATCGCCCCCAACTCCAAGCGCGATCGTGGTCGATACACGACGTGGTCGGTTCGCAACGGCGTCGGGACCTACGAGAGCTCGCGCCAGTTCACGAAGGTCGAGATCGGGAGCAAGTGGCTTCCCCGCGATGGCATCGTTCCGAGCTCGGGCGTCGCCGGCGGCGTCGAAGTTCTCGAGCTCGACACTAAGGCCGGAATCCGCGTGAAGAACATCTCGCCATCGGACGGCGGCCAGGTCTGCGCTCGCTGGACGAAGCCCGCGTCCTTCCTCTGCCGCTACGCTCTCGTGGAGGAGGGACCGGTGAAAGAGGCAGAGGAGCCGAAGCAGCAACCGACCAAGCGCGATCTCACCTCACGCGAGGTAGAGCTCCGAAACGCGCTCGAGGAGCTAGGGCGCCAGGCGTGGGCGGCGTCGGGAATGATCGGAGCCCAGCTACCTCCGAACGCGACTCGGATGGCGGTCGAGGAGATCGCGGTGAAGGGCGTCGCGATCATGGGCGAGTACTCCCGTTTCCTCATGGAGTGGGGCGCGGCATTGTCCGGTGGATGATCGACATCATCGTCGACTCTCGTGTCCGTATTCTCCTCTCCCAACTTGGGGAGAGTGTAGCGAATCTCCTACGTGAGGCGTTCACCCACAAGAATCCGAAACGTGGGTCGATGCAGCGGGCGAAGATTCGGGGGTGGTGGAACGAACCCCTCGTGATCCCAACGTGGGGGACGAAAGACGGGTACCTCACTCTTCCCCGTGGAGGCATGGCGAAGGTGCGGAAGATTCTTCAGGGGAATCTCCTTCCTTTTCGTGTCAGGGATAATCGGGTACGAGGGAATACATCTTTCATTCCCGACCGTTCCGAGTCTCTTCCGCTATGGCCTCACCAGATTCGCATCATCGATGCCTGTCTCCGTCGCGAAAACTGCATCGTCAAGAGCTCTACGGGCTCGGGAAAGACGTCTGCTCTCCTCGCCCTCGCCGCGCGCATCAAGGTCGACACCTTGGTCATCGTCCACACCACCGCTCTCATGCACCAATGGGTGGAGCGCGCTGTATCCGAATTGGGGATGAGGAAGCAGGATGTGGGACTGATAGGTGATGGTCGCTTCAAGGTGTGTGAGCTCACGATCGGGACGCAGAAGTCCGTGGCCAATGCGGCGAAGGATGATCCCGAGTTCCTCACGCGATGGGGTGCGGTGCTCGTGGATGAAGTCCACATGTTCGCGGCGCGCACCTTTTTTGCCTGCGTGGACCCGTTCCCGGCCCGGTACCGCATCGGTGTCTCCGACGACCAGCGACGGAAGGATCGACTCGAGTGTCTGATCCATGACCTCTTTGGTGAGGTGGAGGAGTCCATCACACATGAGGAGATGGTGGAGGCTGGACACGTCATGGACGTGGAGGTGCTCATCATTCCGACGGAGTTTGAGGCTCCCTGGTACGATGAGGCGCGTGATGCCTCATCGAAGGAGATACCTAATTACACTCGTCTTCTTAGCGAGATGGCGGAGGATGCAGAGCGAAACAAGCTCATCTCCGGAATCCTTGGTGTGGAGCTAACTCGAGGACACCAATGTCTCGTTTTTGCTAAGGAACGTGAGCATTGTCATGTGCTCGAAGCAGAGGGAAAGAGGTATGCGGGTGGGGGAAGGCTCGTCGGCGGTGCCGGAGAAGATCGTGCCGAGTTCGAGCGGGTTCGACGCGGACTCCGCGCCGGCAAGCTGAAGTTCGCCGTGGGCACCATCCAAGCCTGCGGAACCGGCGTGGACCTCCCGGGTGTGGAGGTAGGAATCGCGGCGCTTCCGATTCTCAGCAATAGGCAGATGTTTCGCCAGAGTCGGGGGCGAATCTGCCGCAAGCCAGAAGGTAAAACGACAGCGCGTTTTTATGTCTTGTGGGATCGTCACGTCTTCGGTCTGTCGCATGTGGAGAACGCGGCATCCTGGAATGCAAGTACCTACGTGCTCGAGGGCAAGGAGTGGGTGCCCGCACGACAGTACGTGAAAAAGGCGAGGATGGGAGGCTAGGTATGGCGAGGCGTCGAGTCAGCGAAGGTGCAGCTACGGAAACGGTCGCAGCCGAGGTTCCTCCGCCCCCCAAGACTCCGGCGGCGGAACGAACCCTCGACATGTTCCAAAAGCCGCTCGGCACTGCGTCGGCGGCCGATCGCGAGGCGGAGATCAAGAAGGTCCAGGACGACGCTCTCGCGCGGGCGAAGGCGGCCAAGGAGCAGGAGATCGACGTCGAACGCGAGGCCATCCAAGCCGAAGGATCCCTCGATCCCGGCTCCTTCTTCGGTGCCGAGACCAAGCTTCCTCCACCGCCCCCCGTCGTGAACATCGTCAACCAAGGTCCCACATCCGCTCCCACGGACGCGGAGCTCGCTTCGGGGCAGGAGGGCTCGGAGGTGCACGTGACGAAGGGGGAGGAGATGTATGGAAAGACGGGAACGTTCTCGTCTTATCGTGTCGGTCCCTTCTCTCTCACGGCCAAGGTCGGTCCGGGACAGACCCGACTCGGGGTTTTCCGCCAGCTCCGTCAGGAGCTCGAGGTGATGGCGGATGAGGCCCGGGAGGAGGCGAAGAAGAAGTTCCTCGCTCACTTCCCCACGGCGACTTCGTGAGGTCGAAGGGGTCAAGCGAGCTCCTCTCGGACGCGGAGCTCCGCCAGCTCCGCGGCTTGCCCCCGCTTCTATCCGCGGAGGAAGGACGGAAGATGGCCGCGGACTTCTGCGCGCCGGTATCGTCCAAGCGTGCGCCGAAGAAGTCCAAGACGATGGGGGATGCGGCCTTCGAGAAGAAGCTCGAGGAGGTCGGGGACATGCTCAAGTCCGGGCGGTGGAACGAGGCGACCCCCATGCACTTCGTCGCCTTGTACGTCGACCTCTACTATCGCGTCTACGGGATCTTGCCGGAAGATCTGGGGCCGAAGGAACGGGTCATCGCCGGGAAGATGGCGAGTGGGATGCTGGACCGGACGTTCGGCGGCGACCGGCAGAAGATGAGTCAGTTCATGGCCTGGACGTGGACACGAGAGAAGGAACGCGAGCAGTATCGCCGGGAAAACAACAAGGACGGCCAGGTGATCGGGTGGGCGTTTCAGTTCGGGAACAAGTTGATCTCGAGCTACCGCATAGCGGAGGCTCGGAAGGCGTCGCATGGCCCGCCGTCGCGTTGAGGCGGGATCGAAACCGGAGAATCCGCCGCCTGAGGCATCGAAGGTCACCCTTCCCTATGACACGGCGAACGAGTGTGCGATCATTGCCGCGTCGTTCCTGAACGAGGAGGCCCGCGCTTACACCATTGTCCGTCTAGTTCCCGATCACTTCCAACAGAGGGAGCATCGCGAGCTCTGGACTGCGTTCCAAGAGATCGAGCGCAGGAAGCTTGCCTTCGATCTCCCCCTGGTCGAGAACCTGACCAACCAACAGATCCGGGAGTACCTCGCCGAGCTCTGCGAGATTCGACCGGAGGCGCCGAAGAACCTCGAGTTCCACGTCCAGTGCATCCTATGGGATCACGCGCGGGTGTCCTCGGCGCGGGGACCGATTCCGGCGTTCATCGAGGCCCTGAGGGACCCGAAGTCCGAACCCGAGCGAGTTCGAGCTCTCGCGCGCGCGATCGCCACGTCCTTCGACGGCTACGAGGACCGAAAGTACCTACACGATCCGGAGGTCCTGGTTCGGGACCAGATGAAGGAGATCGAAGCGCGCGTAAACGGTCGCGCGACCTTCCCCTACGGCATCGACGGGCTCGACTTCCTCGACCGCGCGGGACCGCGGGAGGAGTGGCGCCGTCGGATGCTCCCGGGTGCGGCTCCCTCTCAGATCACGGTGGTCACGGGCGTCAGCGGCGGCGGGAAGACCACGTTCACCGCTCACATTGTCCTCGGCATCGCGTTCCCGGGATGGCGGAAGAACGACTTCGAAAGCCTCGGGCGAAGCCTGCTTTACGGCTCGTGGGAGATGAGCGGAGGGATGACCCTCGAGCTCCTGTCCTGCATCTCTCTCGGGTGGTCCAGGTCCGAGCTCATGGAGGGCAGGGGACCGATCGCGACGCCGATGGGCCGGCAACAGCTCCACGCGCGCATGGGCGTCCTCAACAAGCGGATCCGGTTCATGGGGAATCCCTTCCGCCGTCGGTCGGGGGAGAAAGCTTCGAACGAGAAAAACCTCGACATCGTGCAGGGGTACATCGCGGATTCCGGATGTGAGGTTTTCGTGGGTGACCTCTGGAAACGGTGCCTTCGACACACCGACCCGGACGAGGAGGAGGACGCGCTCATCCGGCAACAAGCCATGGCGGAGGAGCTCAAGATCCATGCCATTCTCCTCCAACAACAGCGGCTCAAGGATGTGGAGATGCGCGCGGACAAACGGCCGACGCGCGAGGGCATCAAGGGCTCAGGAGCTTGGGTCGAGGTTGCCGACACCATCTTAGGCGTTCATAACCCCTCGCTTTTCAAGCGAGTTCCTCCGGATACCCTCGAGGTTTTCGTTCTGAAACAGCGCTATGGTCGGTGGCCTACGGGCGTCGAGTTCCGGTGGGATGCGGATTCGGGGATGGTCACGGGAGGAGTGCCCATCGAGTACGATCGACCCGGAGAGCAGAACGAGATCGATGGTGGGACCTCGCTCGCGGCATTCCGGAGCAAGCGAGGGAAGTGAGCATCGACCGCGTCGACATCGAGAAGGTTCTCAAGCGCCTTGGGATCGAGGCGAAAGCCCACGGGCGGGAATGGGTGGCCCTCTGTCCAAACCGAGAGCACAAGGACCGCACGCCGTCGTGGCGAATCCGCGATGAGGTAGGTTCGAGTCGTCACGGGTACCACCACTGTTGGCCATGCGGATTCGGAGGCTCTGTCGTCTCCCTCATCCAACACGTTCTCCAACTTGAGGACTACGGGGACGCTCGCTCCTGGCTCGAACGCGAAGCCCCGGTGGATCAAAAGCCGATCGAGAGAGTAGAGGTGCAGATTCGACCTCCCTCCCTTCGATTCCGACTCCCTTCCGGTGTCGTCGAAGCCCCCATCGAGGAGTGGCCCGGACCCCCGCGGGAGTACTTCCTCGACACCAGGAAGCTCGAGGCGTGGCAGGTAGATCGTTGGGGGGTGGGATATGCGATCGAGGGACGGCTCAAGGGACGGCTCGTCCTCGTCTCGCGTGACGCCCGCGGCCGACCCCTCAGGTACACCGCGCGCTCGTTCACGGGAGCTTTGAAGCGGTACCTCGAACCCGAACCCGAGGAGGGGGCGAAGATGAACGCGATGTTCGGGGAGCAGCATTGGCCGGCGCTCGAGGAGCGTCACACCCTCTTCCTGGTCGAGGGAGCGATCAACGGGCTCGCCCTCGAAGCCGAGCTCCCGGGCATCTACTTCGCCGCGACGGCCGGGAGTGAGATGCGGGGTCTCTACGGTGCCAAGTTGGCGACGTGGAAACGGGTATTCACGATGTCGGACCCTGACAAGGCGGGTGACCGCCTTGGGGAGGAGATCGGGCTCGGGTGCGCGCGGCACACGACCATCCAACGTCTTCGACTCGAGGAAGGCTTCGACCCTGCCAAGATGAGGGAAAAGCGACCGGGCGAGCTCGGAGCTATCATCCGTTCGTGGCTACGAAAGTCCACGTAGTTGAAGCGTCACCGGAATTCGGTCTCCTCGCTCAGATCGATCGTCCGGCGGCAAAGAAGTCCCTAAAGAGGGCGTACGTGATCGCACGGTGTCATGCTGCTCGCGCGGCATTGTTCCTCGGTCTGACCCGACGTCGTTTCTACAAGTGGGTGGTGAGACTGGGGCTCCTACATTGGATGCAGGAGACAACGAAGATCGCGCGGCGGCAGGGGTGGTTTCGTGACCACGTCACACCCGATCGGTTCGTCAGAAAGTTCACACCTTCTTTGACGCAGTCGTGACGCATTGCCCCGGTGCTTTTTTCTGTTTTTGTCGTTTCGCTGCGGCATCTCTAGACATAGGATCGACAGTGGAGAGTAGCGGGAGCCGCTCCGGTTCCCGAACAAGGAGGTCCTACTACCAGAATGAGCAATCACACCGGGGATGCGGCGGCGGTGAAGCACCTTTCGAAGTCTCGCCAGGACGCGAAAGAGATCTGGAATGGCCCCACGACTAGGGCGTGGGTGAAGACGAAGAAGGCCGGGGGCAAGGCGTGGGAGCGCTTTGACGAGCTCGCGACCAAGGTGGTCGCTCGAGAGATCACCTTCGAGGTCTTCGTGAAGGAGACGAAGGCGGAGTTCAGGGTCATGGCGCTCGCGGCGACGCGCCGCCGCAGGCCTCCGTACTGGTTCGAGCTCGAGGACATCATCACCCTCCTCGTCTCGCACTTCTGGTACTACGCCTTCGTCCACGTCGGGCGCGACGGTCAAGTGGGTTTCGTCCCTGGTAAGGGGACGACCGAAGGCGAGTACCTTCGGTGGAACATCATGCAACGGGTGCAGAAGGATCTCGGCCGCGCCCGCGGCGAGAACATGCACACGCAACGCATGTTCGGACCCTCACCGGAGGTGGTGACGTCGACGGGCGACTTCTCTCAGGTTCAGGTGTGGAAGGACCACGGGACTGAGGGTGAGTCGTTCGAGATCGAGTTCGATGAGCATCGGCGGTGTGACGCCCTCGAGCGCCTCACGCGCGCCGCGCGCGAGTTCGTGGTTCAGAACGAGGTGGAGAAGCAGCTCTCCCAGACCCGGAATCGGAAGACGAGGCAAGGCGAGATCCGAGAGTTCATCCTCGGTTCGCACCCGAAGGACGTGCGGGAGTCGCTGAAGACTCTCGGGTTCAGGAAGGGTGACGAGCTCGAGGTGGTCGAGAACATGAGCGAGCTCATCGCACGCGGCATGATGACGGGCGCGGCATCCTCTTCTGAGCCAGCATCGTGCGAAGAGTCAGAGCTCACTCGCGGAGCGCACCGTCGCGGTCGAGTTTCTTGTCTCGGAAAGGTCGTTATGAGCATCGTGGGCGCCACGCGGATCGATCGCGTGTGGGAAGGCAAACTTCGCGAAAACTACGCGTCGATCACCAATGACTTCGCTCTCGGGAAGACGAAGGAAGAGGTCGTTCGAGGTCTCGAACAGCACTTCGAGAAAAACACGCCGAAGGACAAGCTCGCCAACTGCAACATCTGCGGCGGCCATTCGGACGAGTCGCTTCCGGCGTGTCCCTACTGCGAGGACCAGGGGCCGGAGGAGCTCGGCGCTCCCGTTCCCGCGGAGTCGGGCGTGGTTGCCACCGCGAAGGCATCGGCACCGGAGTCGGAGGCCCTACCGGGCACGGAGATCGACGCCTCGAAGATGGAGGCGGAGACCCTCGAGCAGCCGAAGAAGAAGGGTGGACGGAAGAGCGCTCAGGAGAAGATGAACGCTCAGATGGAGGTCGCAGAGAAGAAGAAGGTCAAGGCGCCGAAGGCTTCACCGAAGCCGAGTACGCCGGTCCTCGACATCGCCGAAGCCAAACCGGTGGTGACGGAGGCGGACCTCGATCGCGAGCTCATGAATTATCGGGAAGCCGGACGGCGGAATGCTGCCAGTTTCTGGCACATGGGCGTGGCGATCTCGAAGATCCATCTCGGCTTGTGGGAACAGCGTCGGGATGGGGAGAAACGCAAGTACAAGTCGTGGAATCAGTTCGTGGAAGCGGAGTTGAAGATCGCGGTTCAGCATGCGAACCGCCTTCGAAACGTGGCAGATCACTTCACCGAAGAGTCTGCGGCGAAGTACGGCGCCACCATTCTCATGGTCATCGATCGTGCTCCGAAGGAAGAGCATTCTCGTTTGATGGAGAAGGTGGACAACGGAGATGCCTCTTCGGTGAGTGCCCTCGCGAAAGAGGTCAAGGAGATTCGCGAGGCGAAGGGCATCACGGTCCTCGATTCCGAGGAGAACAAGAAAAAGTCGGAGACGAAGACCAACGCGATGCCGTCGAAGGCGGCACGAGAGAAGGCCGCAGCCAAGCGGCTCGAGAAGAAGGCATCGATCACTTTTGGGCTCAAGTCGGAAACGGGCATGAGCGATCCTCTCATGGTCCGACCCGACGGTCCTCAGTCGGATCCGGTTCCCTTTATCTGCCCCCCGGAGTTGAGGGAGACTCTCGGGAAGTGTTACGCATCGATGTTCAAGAGCATCAACGGCATTACCATGCACCAAGCGTGTGTGGTGAATGACGACGGCACCGTCCAGTTTCGGTGGACAGGCACTCGTGAGGCCGAAGACGACTGAGGAGGAGACCGCGGATGGAGGTGGTCAATGCCTTCGTCGATGGTCCCGACCTGATCATCCTCGAGCGCGAAGGCGATCGGATCGTCGAGCACAAGACTCGGCCGGAGTACTCGTTCTTTGTCGAGACCGAGCAACTTCAGGACGTGGACTTTGCCCGTCAGATTCGGTCGGCCTCCGTCGTCCGCGCGATGGTCAGCGAGGGGCGGTGGACGAGAATCGTCTGGTCTGATGACTTCGTCCGGAAGGAGATGCTCTACGGGCGCCTCATCCGGTCGAAGAATCCGGTCACGGGCGAGGAGGAGCGCCGGCGCAATCCATCCCCCTTCCAGACTCGTGGGATCACCACCTACGAAGGGGACGTGGACCCGGTCCGACGGTGGTTCACGGACACGGGCGCGACGATCGCCAAGCCGCGTCGTGCCTACTTCGACCTCGAGACCGATTCAAGGGTGAACTTCGCTCATGCGAAGATGGGGCGATCGCGCATCATCTCGATCGCGGCGTGCACCGAGGACGAGTCGAAGAAGTTTCTCCAGGTCATCAACGCATGGTCCGACTCCGAAGAGCGCCGGATCATCTCCGCGTTCTTCGACTGGATCGATGAGGTCGGTGCCGACCAGCTCATCGCCTGGAACGGGGATGGGTTCGACTTCCTCGTGCTCCGGGAACGCATCGAGCGCTTGGGGCTCAACCTCGACATGCGCCGTAAAAACTGGCTCGACCACATGGTCCTGTTCCGGCGCATGAACATGAACTCCTCCGACTCGGGCGAGGAGAAACAGTCGATGGCCCTGAACGCGATCGCGTTCGCGCAGCTCGGCGAGGGGAAGGAGGAGATTCCGCCGGAGGTCGCAAAGCGGTGGCCCGGGCGCTCCCTCGGTTCGCTCTCGTATGAGCTCTGGGAAGCCGGCGGCGAGTTCCGGGAGCTCCTGACCCGGTACAACATGAAGGACACGCTCTTGATGCCTCGCATCGAGCGGAAAACGGGCTACATCGCTCTCTTCGACACCCTCGCGGACGTGTGCCGGGTGCTCCCGAACTCCGTCGGGCTTCAGCCGACGAAGCAGATGGACGGCTTCATGCTCCGCCTCGCCCTCGAGCGGAAACATCACTTCGCCACGAAGGTTTTCCGGGAGAAGGGGGAGGAGGAAGAGCGGGACCAGTTCGCCGGCGCGTTCGTGATGCAGCCTCGAACCGTGGGCTCCAAAAAGAAGGAGGACGACTGGACTCCGGACCAGGCGGAAGCGTGGCGCCTGAAGATGAAGCTCGAGAACGGCATCCTTCGGGATGTTCACGTCGCCGACTTCGCCTCGCTCTATCCCTCGATCATCATCACCTGGAACATGTCGCCGGAGACGAAGCTGCAAAACGCAGCCGTCAACGGGCCCATCGCCCCGGGTACCTGCAGATCGCCGCTCACGGGGGTGTGCTTCGATGTGACGGTCGAGGGCATTCTACCAGCGGCCCTGAAGACCATGATCGCGATGCGGAAGGTATGGTCCGACCGCGCGGCCAAGCTTCCACCGGGTACCCCGGAGGCCAAGGAGGCCCAGCGCCGGTCCATGGCGTACAAGGTGGCCGCCAACTCCTTCTATGGCGTCGTCGGTTCCCCCTTCTCCAGGTACTTCGATCGCGAGGTCGCAGAGTCTGTCACCCAAAACGGGGTGTGGCTGATCAAGCGCACGATTGCCGAAGCCGAGGAGCGGGGCATGGAGGTGCTCTACGGCGATACCGATTCGTTCTTTGCCATGAACGTGACGCAGACCGAGTACGAGGCCTTCGTCTCGTGGTGCAATGATACCTTGTACCCAGACATCCTACAGAAGGTCGGGTGCACGGAGAACCGGATCAAGCTCGCATACGAGAAGGCGTTCTCGTTGGTCATGTTCACGGCGAAGAAGCGATACGCCGGGTGTTTCCTCCACTATAAGGGCACGGCGGCAAAACCGGTGCCAGGTGAGGGAGAGGTCTTCGACAAGAAGCTCCATTCGAGGCCGGAGATCAAGGGGTTCGAGTACAAGCGCGGGGATGTGAGCGTGCTCGCGCGGAGACTGCAGGAAAAGGCGATCATGACGCTCATGCGCGGGGTGGTGAGGCCCGAGGCCTACCGTCAGCTCCTCAGCGAAGCCCTCACCCATGTCGCGACCGCGGAGCTCCCTCTCGAGGAGGTTCAGATCTCGAAGTCCCTGTCTCAGGAGACGAAGAAGTACCACCGGAAGACGGCCAAGGGCGCGGACCAAGCCGTACCCCCGCACGTGCGTGTGGCGGAGGTGCTCGAAGCGAAAGGCCTCGAGCTCGGCGAAGGTTCCCGCGTCTCCTACGTGGTCACGGACAGCTCCGACGGCATCAAGGCGATACCGGCGCAGGACTACAAGGGTCAGATCGATCGTTACTACTTGTGGGAGAGCATGGTCTATCCCCCGACGCAGCGGCTCCTACAGGCCGCGTTCCCGGCTCAGGATTGGGTGACAGGCCTCGAGCGCATTCGGCCGAAGCAGACTCGGGGGAAGCGCGTACTACCGGGGCAGGAGTCTCTCTTCGGGGACGCGGCCGACCCGATCGGGGAGCACGCGCGCAAGTTGCGGCATCTTGAAACCGCCTGGGTGAACGCGATGACGCGATCGCTTGAGGCGGAGGTCGCATGGCGCGGGTGAAGAAGGAGAGTGGTCAGAAACTCGAGGATGTGACGAAGACGATCGAGCTCGAAGGAGCAAAGCTGAACATCGATGTTCAGCAAAGCCGGGAGCTCCTCGACGCCCTCGAATCCGCCGACTCCCAAACCGACCTCGAAAGCGCCCGCGCCGGCCTCTTCGAATCGGCGAACGCGGCCGAGGAGCGGCCCATCGACCCCCGCATGGGGAAGCTCGTAGAGCGCACGTTCAAGCCTCTCGATTGGGAGAAGGTTCTCGATCGCTTCGAGGCTTGGATGAGCCTCGGAGACCGGCGCACGGAGGAGCAGTTCATCCGCCGCGCGCACGAGGAGGGTCCGGAGATCGTCAAGGACATCTACGACGTCTTCATCCAAGTCCGGTTCGCGCGTGAGGCTTGGGAGCTCGAGAATCAGCTCATGCTCGGCGGCATGCGTGACGAGGCCCAAAAGGTCCTCGAGCGCGAGAAGGAGCGCAAGCTGAGGACGAAGGCGATCACCATCGATGACGTCACCCACAAGGCGGCATCGATGTTCCCCGACGAATGGGCGGCGCAAGAGAAGCGCAGGCTTCAATACAAGCTTATCGAAGATCGCTCCAAGCATTGTGTGGAGATAGGTACCACACGATGTCGGGTGCTTGATTCGATGATGGCTCGACTCCGCGTGACGTAGTCGAACCTTCCCACCCCCCTAGAGAACATCCAAGAGGACGCCATGGCTGAATTCCAGACGGTCGACGACTTTCTCAATCACAAGGGGAACGAACCCTTCGGACTGAAGAACCTGAAAGGGTGGGCCAAGTCACCTGGCTACCTACACGCGTGGCTTCACACCCGTCAGGTTCCGGTTGCGGTGTGGTTGCATCGGATCCCGGAGAAGGTGATTCGCAAGGACAAGGACAACCGCGAGCGCGAGCTCGTGAACGTCTGGGGCCGCCAGCACGTGTGCTGGGAGGACGAGACGATCCTGAAGAAGCAGCGGATGCGGGTCGAGGGACGCCGCGAGTTCCCTCCCCAGCGCTGCGGGGTCTGTCGCCTGATCGAGAAGGTTCGCGAGCTCATGTTGAGCCACGACCTCGCCGACACGGACGTTCTCTTCAAGTTCGAGGGCTCCGACAAGCCGGAGGAGAACACCATCATCCATGCCGGCGGTCTCGCGAACGTGTGGAAGCGAGACATGAAGGAAGAGGACAAGGAGCGTCTCAAGAAGCACGGGATCTACATGGGGAACTCGGGCAACAAGATGGGCGCATGGTCCGAGAACATGCAGCCGAAGCTGAACTACGTCTTCGCCCTCGTGAATCACGACTCGGTGCAGGACGGTCTCCAGGTCGCCACCCAAACGGAGGTCCTCGGCAAGAAGGTGCAGAACCTCATCAAGGACGAGATCCTGTCCAAGGACGACCTCGGAAACCCCTTCCTCCACCCCTACTGCATCCGGTTCCAACACAAGCCGGAGGAGAAGGCGTTCGACGACAAGTACCACGTCCTCCGCATGGACAAGAACAAGCTCACACCGGAGATCGAGAAGATCATCCGGAGTGACAAGCCGGACATCCGGCGCTTCACCAAGCGGTACAACCAACGCCAGATGCGGGCGACGCTCGAGGCGCACGCGACGGAACTCGGGAAGCGGTTGCCCTGGGATGAGATCTTCAACGTGCCGGGGTACAAGGAGGACGAGGAAGAGACCAAGCCTCAGGAGACCCGGACCCCAGAGGTTGGACACACCGCGGCCGCGCCTCCCAACACGATCCCCTGCGACGACTGCAAGCATCCGATGCTCGAGACGGAGACGGTGTGCGGCAAGTGCGGGGCGAAGTACGAGGACGACGGTGCAGCGCCGGCGGCATCTCCTCCCAAAGAGGAATCGTTCGGGGATGCCGTCTACGTCCAAGGCGGCGACTCGGACGTCCCCTTCTGAGGTGAGAACATGGCCAGGACGAAGCTCGAGGCAGGCACCGAAAAGGTGCCGAAGAAACCCCTATCTTCGCTCGCGAAGCGCTTCGGAGGCCTCGGGTTTCGTCCGGCGTCGCAAGTCCTCACATCCGTGCTCGCAGTACCGACCCGGTTCGTCCAGGTCGACTACGCGACGCGGGTGTGGGGATGGCCGATCCAACGTGCAGCCGTCATCCATGGCCCCTCCAACGAGGGGAAGACAGCATTCGCGATCGGTCTCTGCGGCTCGTTCATCGAAGCCGGCGGGATGGCTAAGTACGACGATGCCGAGCGGACGACCACGGGGGACTGGTGCCGGGACCTTCTCGGCAAGGAGGTGGCGGAGAGCGATCGCTTCATCGCCTCGCGCCCACCCTCCTATGAGAAGGCCGTCGACGAAGCGCGAAGTTTCCATCGCGCAGTCGCGGATGCTCGTCAGGAGGGGGATCTACCAGACCATGCCTCCGCCGTTCACATCATTGACAGTCTCAGGAAGCTCGTTCCCGAGGACATCTTGGAGAAGATCCGGAAGTCCGGGGCCTCGGGAAAGGAGGGCCACGTCGACGGTATGGGCGGGCGCGCGGCGCAGATTCGGGCAGCTCTGAACGCCGCTTGGCTCGACGAGCTCATACCGATCCTCGACACGTGTAAGACCGCGTGGGTCGCGATCGCGAGGGAGTCGGAAGACCCCGAAGCCGATGTCTGGGATCGGAAGTTCGGGAACGACTACAAGGTCCAAGGTGGGAAAGCCATCGTCTACGACGCGGCGCTTCGGTGCCGGATCGAGCGCGCGGGTTGGATCTACATCGAGAGAGAAGGGAAGAAGGTGGTAGCGGGGGAGCGACACCGGGTAACGGTCCTGAAGACGAAGGTGGGTGTGAAGGAAGGGCGGGCAAGCGTCGCCTACTTCCACACCTCGAACGGTCTCCTTTGCCCCGCTGGCTACGACCGCGCCCGCGACGTCGCCGAGCTCGCGGTCCAGTTCGGAATCGTTTCTCAGGAAAGCTCGGGGACTTCGTGGAAGGGGCAGAAGTGGCGCTCCTTCGATCGGTTTCTCGAGGCTCTTCACGGAGCCGACGGGGAGCGGGAGACGCTCGAGGCCGAAGTTCGAGCTCAGTTCACCGCCAGGGCGGAGAAGGACGAGGAAGAGGATGGAAACGACGAAGCCTAGGATTCTGTTGGATTGTGACGGTGTCATGGCCGACTTTTGCGGGGGGTTTCTCGACGCGATCGAGGAGGAGACGGGGGAGCGCTTCGGTCATGCCGTGATCACGGAGTGGAACATCACCGACTCGCCCTTCTTCAAGAAGCTGGCGCAGGAACACCGACATCTCAAGGAGCACGTCTGGGCGCGGGTCAACCGCATCGGGTGGTGCGCGGCGCTGAAGCCGATCGATCGAGCGCAGGAGTGCGTGGAGATTCTGCGAGGGATCGCCGACATCGAGGTAGTGACATCACCCCTCGACTCGTCGCCGACATGGATGCCGGAACGGAAGGAGTGGCTGAAGCGACACTTCGGCATCCACCCGAATGATGTGCACTTCGTCTCGAAGAAAGAGCGTGTGATCGGGGACATGCTCCTCGACGACAAGCCCTCTCACTGTCTCTCGTGGCGACGGGAGATGTTGGCGAAGAACATCCCTCACTACAACCCCGACTACCCACATCCGGCAGTGATCTTCCATCAACCCTACAATGAGATGCCGTCTGATGAGGTGATGCGGGAGACGTGGCGGGCGTGGGGATGGGATGTCGTTGTCGCCATGGTGGAGCGAATGCTCATTCAACCAGGAGACGCGAAAGAGACGACCACTCTCGAAACCCCGTGGTAGCTTGAACCGTGTCGGGGCGAGGAGTCTCGACACGGACCGGAGGACGGTGGCGATGATCGATGACGTCTTTGGACCCGAGGGGATTCTGTCGAAGCAGTTCGAGGGATATGCCCCGAGAAAGGGGCAGGTCGACATGGCTCGCGCGGTGGCCGCGGGCATCACCGGCCGACGTCACGTCATCGCCGAAGGTCCCACGGGCACGGGAAAGAGCCTCGCCTATCTCGTACCCGCGATCGACTGGGCGACGCGACCGCGCGAAAACGAGCCCTCTCGTCACGAGCCACGTCGGGTCATCGTCGTCACCGGGAACATCGCTCTCCAGGAACAGCTCGTGACGAAGGATCTTCCCCTGCTTCAGGGTCTCCTTCCACGGGCTTTCAACTTCACCCTACAGAAGGGTCGCAACAACTACCTCTGTCACGATGCCGTCAACAAGTACCTCGCCGGCAACGCGGCCGCTCGCCACGAGCCTCAGATGGAGCGACTTTTGGCGTGGGCTCAGGAGACGAAGACGGGTGACGTTTCCGAGTTCCCGGAGACCCCCGCACCGATGCTCTGGAAACAACTCAGTGTCAGCTCCGACCAGTGCAAAGGTTCGTCCTGCAAGTACCACGAGCAGTGCTTCGCGGAGGTCGCTAAACGGAGCATGGTGTCGGCGAACGTGGTGGTGACGAACTACCACCTTTTCTTCGCTCACCTTCTCGTGCGGGCGAAGATGCGGGAGCTCCAGGCAAAGGGGGCGCCGGTGAATCTGGACATCGTCCTTCCCCCCGCGGGCGTGGTCGTTTTCGACGAAGCCCACAAGGCGGCGGACATTGCTCGCGACTTCCTCGGTTTCCAGATCTCGAAGGGTTCGATCGAGTGGCTGGTTCGGGGTTTTCGCCACGAGCTCGCGGACGAGATCCGGAGGGCATCGGACGCGTTCTTTGCCGATCTCCTCGAGCACAAACGCTCGAAGCTCTACAAGTCGCGGCTCAAGGCGGGACAACCGGTCCAGGGTCAAGCGTTGGCGGATCTCCTCCTTCGTGTTGGCGACGTCTACAAGCACCACGCGAACGCCGCGGCGTGGTCTCAGGATGAGCGTGCCGAGCTCGAGATGAGGGCACGACGGTCCTATACCCTCAGCGACCAGATTCTCACGGCGATGGCTCCGGAGAAGAACCCACAAGCGGTCTACTTCATCGAGGAGAGTTTCGGGGGAACGGGCTCCAAGGGGCCGGGGAACCTGACCAAGTCCTCGTGTGTGCTCAAGAGCAAGCCGATCGAGGTCAACGACTGGCTCGAAAGGGAGCTTTTCAATGAGTATCCGACGGTCGTGGTGACGAGCGCGACCTTGTCCACGGGCAACGGTTCGGGCTCGTTCGAGTTCGTGAAGAAAGACATCGGGTTGAAACAGGCGGACGAGATCATCGCGGAATCACCGTTCAAGTGGCGTGACCAGGTCTTGTTCGTGGTGCCGTCGACGATGGTGGACGCGAAGGATTACATGAACTTTGCCGGCGCAGCGGCCAACCACGTCGCCGACGTCGCGCGCGCGAGTCGTGGACGCATGCTGGGTCTATTCACCTCGTACAAGGGCATGGACGCGGCCGCGCAGGCTTGCCGCGGGCTCCCTTTCAAGGTCCTCACCCAGAAGGATGGACCGCGGACGCAGCTCGTTCAGAAGTTCAAGGCGGACGTGAGCTCGTGTCTCCTAGGGTGTGAGAGCTTCTGGGCCGGTGTGGACGTTCCCGGCGAATCTCTGTCCTGCGTGGTCATCGACCGCCTCCCGTTCCCGACCCCCGATGACCCAATCGTCGACGCCATCGCGGAGAAGGATTCGAAGTGGTTTTTCAACTACGCGATTCCACGCGCGATCATCCAACTGAAACAGGGGTTCGGGCGTCTCATCCGCACCACCTCGGACCGGGGTGTGGTGGTGTGCTTGGATCGACGCATTACGGAATCTTCCTATGGGCGCTCGTTCATCGCCGCGCTCCCGCGTGGGATCGGGTTTTCGAAGAAGATGAAGTCGATCGACCGTTTCTTCTCGGCGGCATCTTCTCCGGCGTGAGCACACGAGAGTCGAGGATTACAGGCCTCCGTTCCGATGGGCACGTGAGGCCGTTTCGTTTGGCGGAGGACATGGGTATCGCCCAAGGGACGCTGAAGCGCTGGCTCCATGAGGGTATGCCGGCGGAGCGGATCAACAAGCACGACGTCTGGATCGATCCAACGGCCGCTAAGGCTTGGATCGAGGAGCGCTTCAAGGGGAAGAAGACGATCGCGTTCGGGCGTCACGCGGTCGTGTACTTCGCCAAGCGCGAGGACGGGAAGATCAAGATCGGGTGGACCTCGGACGTCATGCGCCGGATCTTCGAGCTCCGGAAGTACATGCGATGCGCCGTGGAGCTCATGGCCTGCTTTCCGGGGAACAAGAGGACGGAAAACAGTCTCCATCGGCGTTTCTCCACGGTTCCTCATGAGAGGGAATGGTACGAGCCGGATGCTGTCCTCCTGAGCTTCATCGAACAGATCGGGGGGATGTCATGAAGGTGACGGTCACATCAGATTGGCACCCTGATCACACCACACACGGTGTGCCTCGATTCAAGGACGTGGCGGAGGCGGTCCATGCCTCTGTGGACTACGCGATCGCGGAGGACGCGGACGCTTACGTTTTTGCTGGTGACCTCTGCGACCCCGATGCAGGTTCGGTCGTGTTCCGGTGTGTGGAACTTGCGATCGCGGCCAGGACGAGGCTCGAGGAGCGAGGAATCTGGTCAATCTGGGTGGCCGGGAATCACGACGTCATCGAAGACGGTTCGGGGGATACGACGTTGTCCCCCCTTCGAGCTCTCGGTGGACGAACGAAGGTCTTCGAGTCGCCGGGCATTCTACGCATCCTCGATCGAGGAGATCTCACGATCATCGGGTTGCCGTTCACGGCGACGACGCGGGGATATGACGTCAAGAAGGCGATCGAAACCCTCGGGACGCAGGCGGAGGGTCCGAAGCATACGCGCATGTGCGTTGCGCACTTGAATATTGAAGGTGTCGTTCCTGGGGAGGAATCTACGGAGATGCCGAGGGGACGAGAGGTGTTTCTTCCGGTTGCTGAGGCGAAAGCCATAGCGAGACACGTCGTGTGTGGTCACTACCATCGACAGCAACTGACAGAGGACAAGGTGTGGATCCCGGGTTCGCTCGCGCGGCTCACGTTCGGCGAGGAAGGGAACGTTCCCTCTTTCCTCTGCATGAGGTTCTGATGGCAAGGTCGAAGGCGAATCCGCTCGCGGTCGTGACGCAGACGGAGGTGGATGTCATCCGCCTCAAGGATCCGCGCCTGCTCTTCTCGCCGGCGTTTCGGGAACCTCAGATCGACGTGAACTACCAAGGCGCGATCGTTCGGCTTCAGCCTCCAATCGACGCAACGGATGAGGACATCGCTCGTGTGACCCGTGCTTGGGCGCAAAGGGGGGTTGCGCGCGTCATCGTTCTCCCAAGGCCCAAGGCTGCACTCGTGCCTGAAAAGGCCGCGCGTGAGGCGCCTGCGCAGGCTTACGGGGCACGGGAAGCCGTACTCTCGCTCGTGGCCGAATCCAACTCCCGCGATCGCGACGCTCTTCAACGTCTCTGCGAGAAGATCATGGGGGAGGCGGGTCTATGAGGTTGTCCTACCTGAAACTGAGGGACTTCGGATGCTTCCGCGGGGAGCATGTCCTCGAGCTCGGGAACAAGGCCTACGGCATCTTTGCCCAGCTCCGCGGTGACGCCGAGCGTTCCAACTGGCTTGGGAAGAGCACGCTTTGCAAAAGCGTCTACTTCGCCCTCTACGGAGAGCATGATCATCGGTACGATGACGACATCATCTCTCGCGGCGAACCCTCGGGAGAGGTGGAGCTCGGCTTTGATGAGGAGTACATCGTTCGGCGCTCGCGCCAGCGGGGGAAGCGGACGACCCTCTACTTCGAGGGACCGGAACGAGAGACGGCGATGCAGGACGAGGCCCAGCTCTGGATCGAAAAGGTCCTGGGGATGGGGAAGGAGGACTTCCGCGCCACCTGCTACTTCGAGCAGCGACAGATGGCTCGTTTCATTCTCACGGAGCCGTCGACGCGGATGAAGATGGTGTCGGCCTGGTTCCGCCTCGGCCCGCTCGAGACCTGCGAAGCCCTCGTGAGAAAGCAAGGCACGATGTTCGAGGACGCAGCGATCAAGATCGAAGGTCACTTTGCGGCCATGGACCGGCGAGCTTGCGAGATTGCGCAGGCGTATGGGTGGGAGGAGCATCCACCCTCTCCTGAGGGGTTGCGAGCGGACCTCGAGCTCGCGATCGCGACGACGGCGAAGGAGCTCGAGGAGAAGATGGGACGCGTGGGCGCGCTTGAGGACAATCTTGAGAAAAACGCGAAGCTCATGGCGGGGAAGTCCAAGGTCCAGGACTTCGACCAGATCGTAACGGACGGGAAGAAGACGAAGGAGGAGCTCGAGAAGTTCAAGCTCCCAGTGCTGAAGACGGCGTGGGAGGAGGCATCGAAGAAGGCGTCGACGGCACTTGCGGATCTTCGCGTATGCACCGATGAGGCTCGAAAGAAGTCCGAACTCGCGCGCGGGCAGTTCGATGGCGCTTGCCCCGTGGCCCGCATTCAGTGTCCTGCCCGAGCGCAGATCAACGAGGACCGGAAGACGAACGTGGAGGTACACGCGGCTGCGGAGGAGGCGAGGAAGAAGAGTGTCGTCGAATACGAAACCCTGAACGCGGAGGCGACTTCGCTTCGGGGGAACCTGGACATGGGGACCAGGCTAGAGGCCCGACTCCTCGCCCTTAGGGATCAGGCGAAGAAGATGACCGCGGACGTCAAGGCGGCGAAGGAAGCGCCCGAGCCGGCGGACCCGGCACATCTTCGAGCTCAACTCGAGCAAGCGCGGTCGGAGCTTCTCGAGGTGAAGGGGAAGCATGAGCGTTTGAAGGGATGGGCCGCGGAACTCGACGCTGCGGAAGTGACGAAGAAGACGCTCTCGGAGAAGCGAGAGGAGATCGCGCGCGCTCTCGGTGTCTGCCGCGAAGGCGCGGTCATCTTCGGCAAGGGTGGAGCGCAGCGGCGTGTCGCTGAGTCGGCGCTCACCCAGATTCAGGACATGGCAAACGAGGCGCTTCGTGAGTGTGGAGCGAACCTTCGAGTCGACGCGCGGTGGTCGCGAGAGGGCAAGGACATTGCCTCAGCTTGCGATACATGCGGGAATCCCTTCCCCAAGTCCGCGCGCGTGAAGACGTGCGAGCGTTGCGGCGCCGCTCGAGGGAACAAGCTCGAGAACAAACTCGACATCGTCCTCAGCGATCGATCGGGCGCGGCGGAGGACCTCGCCGGCGGATTCCTTCAGCTCGCGGCGTCGCGGTGGCTGCGCGAGGAACGGGGGACGTCGTGGTCCATGGCGATGCTGGACGAGCCTTTCGGTGCCCTGGACGCCGCTCATCGCAAGGGCTTCGGCTCACACCTCGCGACCATGCTTTCTTCAAAGTATGGATTCGACCAATCGTTCGTTGTTGCTCATCATTCCAGTGTTTTGGATTCACTTCCTGGAAGGATTCTCATCGAAAGTGATGGTGGCTGGTCCGTGCCGAAGGTGATCGCGTAGTGGCGCCTCCGAAGATTGTCTAAAGAAGCGGCATCCTCCGCTTATGGACCAACAGACTGACCCGATCATGCAGTTTTTTGCGTACGAACATCTACCGGAGAAACTCCAGGCGATTTCGAAACCGTTCGGCGACCTCGCGAAGGCGCTCGTCGGAGTGAACGCGAACCCGGAGAACGGGATCCCGGCACTTGTGCCGCGCAATGCGGAGCGCACTGTTGCTCTCCGCAAGCTTCTCGAGGCGAAAGACGCGGCCGTCCGCGCTTCGATCGCGAAGTAGCCGTGGGAGTCCAAGGCCGTCCCAAGGGAAACCGCGCTGAGATCGAGATCGCCAAGAGCCTCAAGGCGTGGTGGTCACCATTCGAGGCCGCGGAGTTCGTCCGTACCCCTCTGAGCGGGGGGTGGGGCGGCAAGGACCTACGAGCGGGCTTTCGGGCGAGCGGGGACGTGATGACGACCTCGCTCCGATTCCCGTTCACCGTCGAGATCAAGCGCCGCGAGGGATGGTCTTGGGTGAACCTGATGAGGGGGTGGCGTAGCCCTGTCTGGGGTTACTGGCGCCAGGCGATTGCGCAGGCGAAAGAGATGGGCGGGACACCCCTGCTCTTCCTCCGTCGGAACCGAGAGGAGTGGAGCGTCATGCTTCCCCTTCGTTCGGGCATCGATTCCACGGCTATCACCTCGGAGAAGTGGGTCGCGGTATGGCTCGAATCCGAGCTCAAGACCAAGGGTGTGGACATCGGCGGTCTCTTGCCGGGGATCGTGCGCGCGAAGGACTTCTTCAAGACGTCGCCGCACGTGTGGACCCTCGTGGCGCCGATCTTTCCCGCGCCCTAGGCTCGTGCATGGCGCGAAAGAAGAACACCGCCGCGGCGCTCGCGCCGGCGGCGAATGACTCCGCACCGCTCGCGAAGATCGCGAAGCAGTCCTACAAGATCGTCCCCATCGACTCGATCCAGAATCACCCCAAGAACTACAAGGAGGGTGATGTCGACGCGATCGGAGAATCTGTCGAGAGGAACGACTTCTACGGCGCGTGTGTGGTCCAGAAGAGCACGGGTTTCGTTCTCGTCGGAAACCATCGTCGAATCTCGGCGAAGGTGAAGGGAATGAAGGAGCTCCCGGTCATCATCATCGACTGCGACGATGCGACGGCGGAGCGGATCATGCTTGTGGACAACCGGACGGCCCAGCTCGGATCGAACAACACCCTCGCTCTCCACATGCTTCTCGAGGACCAGGCGAAACGGGATCGTGGGCTCGTCGGAACCGGGTATGACGAAGCCGACCTGAACCGCCTACGCGAACGAGCAAAGGCTCCGGTCGAAGTTCCGAAGCCACCGGAGAGTGTGATGAGACACACCTACACATGCCCCAAGTGCGGTCATCAGTCCTGACGCGGCATCCTTCGATCACATGCTCTCAGACAGGGCGAAGAAGTGGGTTCGAGGGAAGCTCGAGAAGTGGGCCGGGACCTTCTATGATGGTCCGCGACCACCGGATCGACTTCGCGACCAGGTCCTCATCTTCGCCAACATGAACCCACATGCGACCCGGCAGGACTGGGTGGACTTCGCATCGGGGTTCGCGGAGTCAGTCTTCGAGGCCGCTTACATCAGGGGCGTGGAATGGGCGGAGCGCGATCCTCAGGTGCAGGAGCAGGAGAACGTTCCCCCGGACGTCATCGCCGACCAGATCGACGGAGGCGCCTGGCGTTTCGGAGCCCCGGTCATCCTCGAGTTCCCTGATGGCATCGTGCCGGAGACGGTCGACGAAGCTCAGGTGATTCGAGACCAGATGGAAGAAGCGAACCGCCGTGGGAGGCTGCGATGAACGAGTACGATGATGATCTCTTTTTCCGGGATCTGGTCACGCGCAAGGCGGTGGTGCTGAACCACCCCTGTCAGGTCGTGGGCAAGGCGGAGAAGTACTGGGATGGGGAGGAGGACGTCTATTACTCCCCTACGAATCAGTCGCCGGTCAAACATCCGGTCCTCGAGCTCTCGAACGGGAATGCGCTCCTCGCTCTCCGTGGAAACTGGCAAGAGCTCACGGGTGCCGGCGAACGGCTCTACTCCTCGATGGTGGTGGGGGTTGCTGCCCTCGTGAAGGTGTCGGCCCGGAACGCGTCAGCGCAGGGGATGGAGCTCGAGACAGGCATCGCGATCATGACTTCGATCCTTCGCGCGCAAGCGGCGGCATTGGAGAAGCGATGAACATCCCTCGTTCCCCCCACGTTGACCGGGCAATGGCCGTTCACAATGCGACTGCGAATCTCGTGGAGTCCTATGGGCGGTTGCTCACGGATCTCGCGGCGGAGAACCACGCCCTACGCGCCGAGCTCACGACGATGAAGGTCCAGGGAGAGCAGCTCCTCAAGAACAAGGACGAGCAGCTCCTTCGTTTGAAAGAGCAGATCGCGGCCCTCACTCCGATCGTCCCACCGGAGGCATCGGCCCCCGATTCCTTCCGCTCTCCCGGCAGTGAAGAAGCCTGATCTTCCGGAGGTCGTCGAGCTCGACGACATGACGTCTGCGAACGTACGCGGTGCCTACGTCGTTCGATTCGGACCTAAGTGCGCGGCTTGGCTCTGCAAAGAGTTCAAGCACATCGTCAAGAAGTACGGTGCTTTCGCGCTTCACCGGGGACCGGAAGACGAAGTTCCGCCGTGGCTTCAGATCGCTCTCGACTACCTACGTGACTACGCTCGGAAGTGGACGGTCCTCAAGAAGACCGAGCCGGACGGTCATGTTCGCTACCGCGTGATCTGGCTTTGCCATCGGCCGTACCGCTGGCTTCCGGATTCGATTCGGCGCATCGGCAAGGCATGACCACGTATTCGCCGCAGTGGGCGCCTCACATCGTGGGTGAGTTCGAACCTCCCACCACCGATGAGAGGGGCAGACCCGAGCCCAACAAGGTCCGCATGCGATGCGGCATTTGTAAGGCAACACATCAGACCACCTGCTATTCGGGCGCACCGAGGCAATGGGTGCTGAAGTTCGCGGTCGTCCATGCACATCGTGACCCGCTCGCACTGGAAAAGGAGAAAAAGGGATGAACATCATCGGAGTCTGCGGACAAGCGGGAGCGGGCAAGGACACGATCGCGGACTTCCTCGTGAAGGATCACAAGTTCGTGAAGCTCTCCTTCGCGGACCCTTTGAAACGGATCTGTCATGACGTCTTCGACTTCTCGGAGGAGCAGCTCTGGGGTCCGTCGTCGGCGAGGAACGCGGAGGACAAGCGATACCCGCGCTCCCCCTTTGGCTCGGAGAAGGTCACGGAGTTCCTGACCCCGCGCTACGCGCTTCAGCGGCTCGGCACGGAGTTTGGACGCGACTGCTACGCGCCGATATGGGTGGAGCTCGCGATCCGCCAGGCGAAGACGATTCTCGAACAGAACGTCTCCTACGACCGTGTTCGAGGCATCATCCCGAACCTCATGGGACCGAAGCGCGGCGTCGTGATCCCCGACGTCAGGTTCCGAAACGAGCTTGAGGCCATCAAGGCGGCGGGAGGAAAGGTCGTGCGCGTCGTTCGGCCAGGTGCCGGGCTCGAGGGTGCGGCCGCACTTCACCCGAGTGAAGTGGAGATGCAGTCGATCCCGGATTCGGACTTCGACCGCGTGATCGTCAACAACGGTTCGCTTCAGGACCTCAAGACCAAGGTGCTCGTCACTCGCACCTATCTTTGTCCCTGAGTCGTTTTTCTCTTCACTCCATCAGGAAAAGGGACTACAAAAGAGGTGCAGCGGCGGTGCGGAACCGGCGCTGGAACCGAGGAGATTCCCATGACCACCATCCATGCCCACGCGTCGACCTCTGCCGAAGCCACCCGCGCCCGCGCCATTCTCGAGAAGAAGGTTCAGGACGGACGCGCCGGCGCCGCGGGTCTCTTCGAGCGCGTCTTCAATCAGGCGCCCACGGACGCGATTGCAAAGGTCGACGCGTTGCGGTTCCACGGCTACGGTCACGGCCACATCGACCGTTTCGGCGAGGGTTTCCATGTCGAGATCGGCGACAAGATCCAGACCATCCACCGTCACGCGCTTTCGCAGATCGCGAGCCGCGCCGACGCTCCGCCCGCCTACATCACCGAGCTCTCCGATGGTGATTCTTGGAAGCGCGAGATGGCGGCGGAGATCCTGAACCGCTCCTTCCACCACGGGCACAAGGGAGAGCGCGCGCTCGTCCGGTCCGTCGGTTCCCAGGTCCGTGGCTTCCTCAGCGACCGCTACCGCCGTCTCGACTCGCGCCCCCTGCTCGAGGCGTTCGCGACCACGTGCCAGGATGTGGGTGCGGTTCCCGTCGACGGCACGGTCACTGACCTCCGCGTGACGATGAAGGCACTCCTTCCGGTCGTCTTCGAGCCGGTCAAGGGCGAGGCTCTTTGCCTCGGGGTCGAATGGGGGAACTCGGACTACGGCGCCGCGCGTCACTCGGTTCGCGCGTTCATCCTCCGCCTCTTGTGCCTCAACGGTGCCACGATGGAGGACGCCCTGTCCCAGGTTCACCTTGGTGGTCGCCTCACCGACGACATCGAGTTCAGCAACAAGACCTACGAGCTCGACACGAAGGCATCCATCTCGGCCCTCAAGGATGTCGTGAAGGGGACGCTCTCCGAGCCCAAGGTCAAGGCCCTGCTCGAAGGCATCAAGGCGGCGGATGAGAAGAAGGTCGATTGGAAGCGGGTGAAGACGTCGCTCGCGAAGAAGCTCCTCGCCTCGGAGATCAAGGCCGTCGAGCAGAGCTTTCAGAGCGAGGACGTCGTGATGCTCCCCCAGGGCGCCAGCGTGTGGCGGGTGAGCAACGCGATCTCGTGGCTCGCGGGTTCGACCGCGGATGCGGATCGCAAACTCGAGCTCCAACGCCTCGCCGGCGAGGTCATCAACGGAAAGTCGGACGCGGCAATCGCGGCCTAAGGAGACTGAGGAAGGGCAGCGCGAGCGAGGGGGCTTCGGGCCCCCACCCTTCCTCGACTGCGGGCGTGCAGGTTGAACATCGCGCCACTCTGCCGTCGGAGTCCTAGGCTCCGCCGTCGGGGGATGCCCCCGAGAACGACCCCTCGCCGAGAAGCCCGGGTCAGAGCTCGAAGGCATCCCCCGGCGTATGCCGAGGAGGACTTTATGGGACGCCGCGAAAGACACCCGACGCAGCTTGACGAGAACCGGTATGTGGGGGAGGGTGCGCTCGACGCCTTTCGGCAGCTATCCGAGGCCGTCACGCAAGGGGGGCAGAGAATGGAACAGGCCTACATCGACGAGCGGGCGATCGCGACGAAACTCCTCGGAGACCTCCGCGAAGCCATCAAGGGGTGCCTTCCGACGATCTCATCCAAAACCGGACTTCCCCCACCTTTCGACACCGGTGTCTTCCTTGTCGAGCGCAAGGGCGTGAAGCTCTACCTCCTCGAAGAGGGGGGATTCGTCGTCAACGAGTTCGGGACGGTGTCCATGCTGAACCATCGGGAGGTGGTCGAGGCGCGGTGGTCCATTCGGGAGATCGCTCTCGCACTCGCCGAGGAGATGAGCGCGAATGTGGACGGGCAGGATCGGAAGGTCCGTTTCGTTGAGAGGATGGCACGAAAGATGAAAGCAGTCGCCGAGCTCCTGGACCCGGAAAAGTAACAGACTTTCCACAAGATTCACGTATCATCAAAGCATCGGGCGGGGAGGAATACCGGATGCGAATGATGTCTAGGAAGCTCCTTCTTGGGGCGATCAACGAAGCAGTTGCGGCAAAGTCACTCAAGGAACGACTGCGCGATGTTACGATCGCCTTGATGGCGGCGTTTCCGGAGGGCTATCGGTTCGTCATCGTCGTGGAGGATGGTCAAGATCTGACCTTCACCTCCGGTGAGACTAGTCGAGAGCAAGCGATCCGGATGCTCGAGGAGACGTTGTCGATGATGAAGCGGCATCCTCCCGAGCGTGGACAACCCGCTCGTTCTCGAGGGTGACAACTTCGACGGCATGCAGAAGCTTCTCCGGGACATAGGCCCGGAGTTCGCGCTCATCTACATGGACCCGCCGTTCTATACGCAGCGGGAACACACGATGACCTCGGGAGAGCATGCGTTCTCCGACGTGTGGCCGTCGCGTCGAGCGTTTCTCAACAACCTCTCGAGTCGATTGAAGCTCGCGCGAGAGCTCCTCGATGATCGAGGGTCGCTCGTCCTCCACCTGAATTGGCGAACCTCGCATTACGCGAAGCTGCTCGGAGACGAGATCTTCGGCGAGGACGCGTTCGTGAGCGAGATCGTGTGGAGGTACCGGAGATGGCCGACGGCGACGCCGAACTTTCAGAGGATGCACGATGTTCTCCTTCGCTGGGTGAAGAACCCGAAGGCGGAGCCGCGGTGGACGCAGCTCTACGAACCCTTGGCGCCGTCGACGCAAAAGGTGTGGAAGGGCAAGCGGCAGAAAGCGGTCACCAACGAGTGGGGCAAGCGCAAGAGGAGTTCCGTATCCGAAGAGCCTTCGCCCGGAGCTCCTATGGGCGACGTCTGGGACATCAGCGTCGTTGCGCCGAGCTCGCGCGAGCGCACGGGCTACCCTACGCAAAAGCCAACGGAATTGACCACCCGGCTCATCCTCGCCCTCACGGAGGAGAACGACCGAGTCTTGGACCCGTACGCGGGCTCGGGGACGACGCTCATGTCAGCGAACGCGCTTCACCGCCAAGCCTACGGGATCGATTCGAGTCCGGTTGCATGTCGGGTGATGGCGGAGCGGATGACCATCGACCGGGTCATAATCTGAACGTGGTCTATTCCCTCGACATGGTGTTTTCTGAGAACGATTCCGGGACCGTGGAGGTCCTCGCGCCTTGGATGGACGAGCCGATTCAGGCCAAGTCCTTCGAGGAGGCGTATTGGGCCGCGCTCGCTCTCCGGAGCCAACCCCGAAAGGTGATCGCGGACGCAGAATGACGCGGCATCTTCTCCACCATGGAGAAGGTGAACGTCCTGGATCACGGCTACGTCGGCCTCGTGGAGGCGTGGGGCTCCGATGAGCGAATCATCGAGGCCGCGCGGATGTCTACGAGCGGGGGCTTCGTGTCCTGGGATGCCTATGAAGGGCATCCCAAGGGAGACGCTGGCCTCCTCTCGTACCTCTGGAAGAACGAGCACGCGACGCCGTTCGAGATGGTGGGTCTGACCTTTGAGGTCCTGGCCCCCATCTTCGTTCTCCGGGAGTGGCATCGTCACCGCGTCCCCTTCGGCTACAACGAGGCCAGCGCTCGCTACGCCCCGCTCCCCGACGTCAACTACCGGCCTTCGGTGGAGCGTCTCTTCATGTCCGCAGGCGCGAACAAGCAAGCGGCTTCCACCGGCCTCGAGCTAACGCTCGAGAACGCGGCGACGTGGGATGAGCGTGTGGAGCACTTCTACGATCTCGCGCAAGAGCTCTACGAGTTCGGCCTCACGGTTGGAATTCCGAAGGAGCTCGCGCGCATCGTCCTTCCCGTAGGTCGCTACTCGAAGATGCGGGCGACGGGCAATCTCCGTGGCTGGCTCGCGTTCATGAAGCTCCGAGCGCACCCGAGGGCGCAGTACGAGATCCGCGTTTACGCTGACGCGATCGGAAAGTTCATCGCCGAGAAGTTTCCGAGGACATGGCACCTCTATCAAGAGGGGAAGGGATGAGAGATGCGGAAGAGCTGGGCCGACTACTTCTTGGGGATCGCGCAGGCGGTCTCGGAGCGGGCAACCTGCGATCGACTCCATGTCGGTTGCGTACTCGTGGAAACGGACACCAAGGTCATTCTCGCGACCGGGTACAACGGGAGCGTCCGCGGCGCTCCCCACTGCGACGATGTCGGGCACGACATGGATCACGGCCACTGCGTGCGCACTGTTCACGCCGAGGGCAATGCTATCGCTCAAGCCGCGTCTCGTGGCATATCTGTTGCCGGCGCTACCGCCTACCTCACGGCGCGACCGTGTTGGCCCTGTTGCAAGTTGCTCCTCAACTCGGGGATCGTTCGCATCGTCTACGCGGCATCGTATCGGGATGATGAGCGGGTCACGAATGCGTGCATGCAAGCGCGCGTCGATCTCGTGCATCACCCGGTGACACCATGACGCTCGAGAATCTCCCTGATCCGCCGGAGTCCGAAGTCCTGCGAAAGATGCCCCTGCAGAAGCCGGGGAAGTCCAAGCAAGACTATGCGACGCCGATGGAGTTCATCCGCGCGGTCGAGGGTCGCTTCGGGACGCTGCGCCACGACCTTGCCGCACATGAAGGAAACCATCGATGCGAAACGTTTTTCAGCCCGGAGCAGAATTCGTTGGTCCAGCCGTGGGCCCAACTGTTCCCGGAGGGGAATCTCTGGCTCAATCCGCCCTACTCGGACATCGGGCCGTGGGCGAAGAAGTGCGCGGAGGAGTCGATCAAGAGAGGCGGACTGATCCTCTTCCTCACGCCTGCGAGCATCGGATCGGAGTGGTTCGCGGACCATGTGGAGGGGAAGGCGCTGGTCCTCGGTCTCAGACCACGCCTTTCATTCGACGGGAAGAACCCGTACCCGAAGGACTGCATCCTGAGTGTGTACGGGATCGATGTACTCCACCGCCCCCTCCGCGGATTCGAGACGTGGAGGTGGAAGTGAGCTCGAGGTCCCCTCTTCCGAACGACTTCGACATCGCGCCGGCGAAGTTCTACGCCCCCGCGGCGACGTCCAAGCCCACGGAGCCACCTGACTCTGATCGGGGTCGCAAAAGCGCGCTGGATAGTCTCCTGGGCGCGGCGCGGAGGGTTGAGGAGGCGCTCCTCAGGGCGCGGCTTCAGCGTGAGGTCACTCCCGAGCTCGACGCAGAGATCGCGACGATGACGAAGGCGCGGTACGTGTTCGAGCGCGCACTGGGGCCGGTCGTGCACCAACTCAAGTGCGATCCCGAGCCTTTCAACGCGGTCAAGCGGGGGCTCAAGTTCTGCGAGGTCCGGAAGTTCGACCGAGACTTCCGTGTGGGTGACATCCTCATCCTGTCCTCCTATGACCGAGAGAAGAAAGTCTTCACGGGGGAGCGGCTCAGGGTCGAGGTCACCCACATCGTGCCGCCCGGGGAATACGGTTTGCCGGAGGACGTGGGAGTTCTGAGCATCGAGGTCACCATCGAGACGATCTGATCTCTGAACATCGATGTTCAGGCGGGAAGGGGGAGCGGGAATGGATTCCAAGATGGTCGACGCTATGAAAGTGCTCGAGGGCTTCCGACAGAACGTCATCGCGGCCCAAGCGGAGGTCACGCGCCGCCAAGCCGACCTCGCGCGCGCCGAAAAGGATCTAGAGGGCAAGCGCGCCGCCTACCGCAAGGCCCATCGCGAGATGACGGACATCCTCTCCGGTCATCTCAAGGAGCTCGCGCCGGAGAAGGCGGCGGAGTTCGAGGACCCTCGCGGCTACCACCTCGACAACCCGACGACGGAATGAGGAAGCCCTACTTCGTCATCCGCGCCGGCTACTTCCTCCGTCTCGATGGGCCGTTTGCGTACCCGAGGTGGATGGCTCAGGTCGCCGACGCGACTCCGCTCCTGAAGTGCCACGCGGCGGCGTGGGCGGAGGTCTACCGGGGTCGCTTCGTGCCGGTGACCGCGTTCATGGCGACGGACGAGGATGACGTTCATGTGAACAAGGCGCCGATTACAGAGCGCGTACCCGCAACCAAACCCGAGGGATCCGCAGGACCACGCGGCATCTTCTGAGCATGATCGACGGCATCATCAAGTTCGCCCTCGCCTACGTCGTGACCGCGCTCCGACTCCCCCACCGCTGCATCACCCGCGACGACGGAGATCCCTACCTCCACCGCTGGTACCTCTGCGGCGAAGACGGAGGCCTGAAGTACTTCCCTGAGGGACAGCGGGCTAAGCGGTGGTGGCAATACCTCATGACGTGGATGCCGTGCGTCTACGTTCATCGGTTCGTGTCTTCAGACATCGATCCCGAGCTCCACAACCATCCATGGACCGCGGTCTCGCTCGTCTTGGTCGGCGGGTATGACGAGGAGCGTCGCGTCGACTCCATCTCGGCGAAGGGTGGCTTCAAGGTGGTCCTGCAACGGATCAAGCCGTTCATGCTGAACCGTCTGAACGCCGACACCTTCCACCGTGTCCTTCTCATCGGCGACCAAGAGGCGTGGTCGATCATCAAGTGCGGAGAGAAGGTGCAGACATGGGGCTTCTGGTCGGCGGAGACGGGCGAGTTCGTGCATCACAAGGTGCACGCTGCGCGGAAGAACCGAGCCGCGGCTTGAAGACCATGATCTTTTGCGAGCACGCGAACGAGTGTCCTCAGCGGTGTCCCTGTCCTGAGGACTGCGCGTGTAAAGAGATCATGTGCGCGCCGACGACGCAGCGCGAAGCCCAAGTCTTCGAGCTCCACGATGAGGCGAAGGCACGAATCCAACGTCAGGTCGCGCGCCGCAAGATCGACATGGGGGAAGAGCTCCTTCGCGAGGCCTTCGACACCTTCGGCCGCCCGCTCCCCCAAGACGTGTTCCGGCGGATGCGTCGGCTCTTCCTCGACTACGATCTCTTCCTCAAGCTTCCGCTCATCCCCCGGCCCAAACCCGTCGACTCCGCTGATCCGGCGGAGGAGGAAACGCTTCCATGAGCTCGTGGTGGGAAGCCGTACTTGGCAAGAAGAAGGGTCCCTCGTACGAGGAGCTCCAGGAAAAGATCAAGGACCTCGAGTCAGTCGTCGACCAACAGCAGGGGGAGAACAAGGACACGCGCCGGCGCCTCCTCGCTTACCTTGCCGAGGAGGCAGCGATCAGGAAGAAGCTCGGAGATGCCCTCGAGTTCTACGCAGACCGCGATAACTGGGCGTGGAAACTGGTCACGCCAGCGGACCCGGCCGCGGTACGCGACCGTGGGCGTCGCGCGAGACGAGCTCTCGGTAAAGACTGAGGACGTGGGCCAGCGGATCCAATACTTCTCGGACAGGCACGGGTGGTGCACATCGATGTACCCGCCCTCCCGTTGGGATTACGTCATCGCGACCGAGGGTGAGCACATGGCTTACCGCATCATCGATGAGAAGGGGAACGTTCTGAGAGAGTGGCACCCGATCAAACCTTTGGTCATTCCGTAGGCGGCATCCTCGGACTGAGGTGAATCGGATGAGTGAGAAGGAAGAGAGCTCGAAGTCTGCGGCGTCGGGCGGGATCGGTACGATCGGTCTCTTGGGAGTGCTGTTCGTTGGGCTGAAGCTCACGCACCAGATCGATTGGTCATGGTGGTGGGTCACGCTTCCGTTCTGGGGAGCGATCGGTCTCGTCCTCAGCATCCTCGTCCTCGCCGTCACTGGAGCCGGCGTCATCCTGCTCGTGGATAAGGTCACCGCTCTTTTCGCCCGGCGATCCATCAAGCGCATGGGAGGTCAGTGATGCTGCGTCGATACCTGTCCACGTTCCTCGTTCTCGTTGCCTTGCTCGTGGCGTGCACCGATGACGTGAGGACCAAGTCAACCCTCGATCAAGCCGGCTACACCGACGTGCAGACGACGGGGTACGCGATGGCAGCGTGTTCGGACGATGACCAGTATCACACGGGGTTCGTTGCCACGAACCCGCTAGGGAACCGCGTCCACGGCGTGGTCTGTTGCGGGGTGTGGAAGAGCTGCACGATTCGTTTCTGAGGCACCTGAACACATCGAAACGGTGAAGGGAAAAGACAATGCACTATCGCAACGGACGTGAAGCGAAGAATGGGGACAAGGTCGTCCAGCTCTCTTACGAGGGCGGCAAGATCGTAGGCACCGGCATCCTGTACGACGCGGTGGCTGGCAACGACTACTGCAATGGCATGGTGGCGCCGATCGCGTCGTCCGCCGCATGCCTGATCGACTGCATCCACGCTGACGATCTCGCCGCGATCCTCGCTGAGAAGGGCTTGGACAAGCGGCCTGCGGGCAAGTGACACCACGCCATGAATCACCTGGTCCAGCATGTGACGAAGCCGGAGCTTCGAAGCGACAACACGCTCCATGTCATCGGCGTGACCTCGAACCTCGAGCGCTGGAACAGTCGCTATCGCCTCGCCAGGGAGTGGATTGACCGCATGCGCGCGACGCCTTGCGTGTCTCTGCACCTGGTCGAGGCCGCGTACGGTGATCGTCAACACGAGCTCGTGGAGGAGAAGGAGCACGGTCTCAGGCTCCGCGTCGACACCAACGCGTGGATCAAGGAGAACATGATCAACGTCGGGGTGAGGCACCTCCTCCCGTGCGATTGGCGGTACGTGGCCTGGATCGACACCGACATCGAGTTCCGGAATCCGTCGTGGGCTCAGGAGACGCTCCACCAACTCCAACACTTCGCCGTGGTTCAGCCGTGGAGTCATTGCGTTGACGTCGGGCACCGAGGCGCGGTCCTCGACACCCACGTCTCTTTCGGTTACTCGGATTGCACGGGTGAGCGCCGGCGGAAGGGAACCTTCAACCCGAACGGCTACACCTACGGGCACACGGGCTATGCATGGGCGGCGACGCGGGGATGGTGGGAACAGGTCGAGGGTCTGATGGACTTCTGCATCCTCGGTTCCGCCGATCACCACATGGCGCTCGCGTGCGTGGGCGAGTCGGAGAAGACGATCCACTCCAAGATGATCCCCTCGTTTTTCCGCCGGATCCTCGAGTGGGAGACGAGGGCTATGCGCGTTACCCACGGCGAGGTTGGCTTCGTCGAAGGCCGCATCGAGCATCACTTCCACGGCCCAAAGAAGCGTAGATACTACAAGGAGCGGTGGAAGATCCTGGTCGATGCCGGTTTCGATCCGGACAAGGATCTCATGCGTGATGAGCAAGGGGTCTTCAAGATCGTCGGAAAGCCCGCCCTCGAGCGGGCGATCAGGCAGTACAACAGGTCGAGGCTCGAGGACTCGATCGAGGAGACGTGAGCGTGATGAACAAGTTGAGTTTTGAGGAAAAGCTTTTGGTGATCGGCGACATCTACAGCCGTCTCTACATCACCGATCCGGCGACGTTCGTGACGCTCACCTACGACGTCAAGGCGAAGGCGGACGAGCGCTGGCGCTGTTCGGTATGGCTCGAGGGCATGGGGATCGATGCCTCCTACCAGGCGTCGACCGCGGACGCAGCCATCGAACAGGTGGCGGCGTTCACGGCGAAGAAAGCGACCTCCCTCCTTGCCCAACTCCCCGATCATCGCTCCATGAAAGAAGTTCGTGTCAGCCTCGCCAAGCTCGGAGCCTGATTATTGCCGGCGAGCCCTCGCCCTCAAGCAAGAGCTCGCGACGTGGCCACCCCAAATCGGAGACATTCTCTCCTACAACTCGGGGTGGCCGGAGACGTCGTGGGAGGGTGAGGTGAAGGCGGTCATCGACGACAAAGTCACTGTTGTCCTACAGCGATACGGGTCGGAGGACATGCTCGGTTTCGAGGTTCGTACGCGTTACGAGTTCGACACATGGACGCAGTTCCTGGTTTGGGGACGGCAAGGGGTCATCGACCCTACACCGGCGCCGCTGAGGAAGGGGCCGTTGCCCGAGGAGTTCTTTTTCTGATTCGATGACCGAAACGGCGGCATCTTTGGTTTGTTTTTGAAGCTTCTTCACAACTTCAAAACGAAAGAAAGCTGGGTTCAAACATGGGTTTTGGAAAAAAGTCTGCGGAGTCATTCGATTCCAACAAGGTTTACGATCTCGCCGCGAAGGCAATGCGCGAGCGCCGCTCCTCCGTGGTGCGTCTCGCATTCCGTCTTCACCTTGGCTCGTGTTTGATGAATCACTTCTCGAACAAGGCTATCTGTCAGATGCTCGAGAAGATGGTGGGTATTTCGAAGCCGAAGGAGCAGAAGGACCTCACGAAGTCCTACCTCGACTCTCACTATCGCAATATCAACGATGACCTCGTTGTTCCTTGTCGCATCATCAAGGCAGCGATCGTCGAGGGTGCGATCTCGACGGGGAAGGCGGTGTCGAAGGCGGAGTTGAAACGCGATCTTCGCGTCATCGGCTTCACCGCCCCCATCACGCTCCCGAAGGGCGTCAAGAGCACGACGATGGACGTGCGCTTGGTCCGCAACATGACCGGAGTTCCCGACGTGCGCGCCCGCGCCCTCATTCCCGAGGGCTCCACCGTGGACTTCGTCGTTCAGTTCCCGACGACACTGTCACCGGACAAGGTCATTGCCGCGCTAGAGGGTGCGGGTCAGTCCATCGGGATCTTCGACTTCCGCCCGGAGAAGGGCGGTGATCAGGGTACGTTTGAGGTCGAACTCCTCTCCGAGGACAAGATCGACGCTATCGTCCAGTCGTGCATGGCCCCGGAGAAGCCGTATCTGCTTCCGACCGAGCTCCTCCAGGCCTATAACTCCAACCTCACTGAGAACCAGGAGAAGATGGTGAAGGATCTCAGTGACGCGGAGAAGAAGGCGAAGAGCCTTGTCGAGCACGTCAACGGTCAGGGGAAGACGAAGCGCTCTCAAGTGGAGGTGTAGGAACTTTGGGAGACGCGCGAGGGTCCTAACCCACCCCTCGCGCAAGGTTCTCCCTCAGTCGAGGCATGGCTGGTGAGACATGGAGTGGTTTGCTCAGGCATCGTTCACATCGGTTGGGTACGGCGCGAGTGGTAAGGCAGGCAGCGTAAGCAAGGGTCCGGTCGTGAAGTGGTCCGGTAAGGTTGGGTAGGTCGTTCAAGGCAGGTGGGGCGCGGTGAGAACTGGCGGGGTCCGGCGGGTCGAGTTCCGATCCGGTATGGCAGGCTAGGTTAGGTTTGTCGTGAAGGGGTCCGGTACGGTTGGGTAAGGCAGGCTAGGTATGGCGCGCGACGTCATCGTTGGGTGCGTTAGGTGCGCCTCGGTAGGTCAAGGCAGGCGCGGTTTGGAATAGGTCCGGTAGTCGAAGGGCACGGTACGTGAAGTCCACGACCGGTGTGGCGAGGCAGGCTCGGAGGGGCGAATTATTCCCCGGTTCGGCTGCGTAGGGCAAGGACAGGCAACGCAGGCAAGGAACGTTAGGGCAGGGCAAGGCTAGCCCGGCCGGTACGACAGGAAAGGTGTAAGATGTCAAAGAAAAACGAGAAAACGGAGATCAAGTACGAGGTAAAAGGCTACCTCGCCGAGGATGCGAAAGTCATCGGTGAAGAGCTTTGCAAGATGGCCAAAGGAGGTGACATCCAAGCCCTGGACAAGCGCGAGGTTTTCGAGACCATACGCGATAATCCTCGTCACCCTCTTCGTCGTTTTTTCAACTGGGATGAGAGTGAAGCTGCGTACCAGCATTGGATCTCGCAGACGGCGAATCTCATTCGAAGCGTTCGCGTCTTCTACGTTCCCGTGCGTTCCTTCGAGAAGCAGCTGCCTCCAACCGTGACCAAGCTTGGTCCTGAATACCGACGCGCGAAGCTCGAGAACGGGAACCAGGGCTACGTCAACGTCCAGAATGCGGCGGCGGCAAAGAACCCGCGTGTTTTCGACTCCATGATCGCACTCCAGGTCAACAGCGTCCGTAACGCCGTCCGTACTCTCACGCAGACGGCCGAGCACAAGCCGGGGGAGGGGCCTCTTTCGACTCTCATCCGGGAGCTCCAAGTTGCGATCTCGAAGTACGAGGACGCGACCACCACCATCGACGCAGCCGCCGAGGAATGAAGAGAAGAACGAATGAAAGATCTCGAAGTCCTCACCCCACCACCGACCCGCCTCCAAAAGGATTTGGAGAGGGCTCAGAAGGAGCTACAGGAGCTTTTCACCTGCGTCGCCTGCTCTTCCATCTCCGAACCGGGACAGCTCACGTACGAGGGCTCTGAGCTCCGCCGCTACCTCAGGTGCTTCGAGGAGAAGGCTATCGGGACTGGCTCAATCGCATCACGCACACGGCCACGGGGGTTACCGCCGCCACCCACAACGCGGCCATCGAATTGCTGAACGTTCTCAACTTCCCACAAGAGTGGAAGGGTCCTAAGCCTTGAAGCCGAAGAAGAAGCCGAAGCCGCAGTACCAGCCGGCAAAAGTCGTACCAGTCCTCGAAGCCGCGATCGCGTATTGGACGGGACAGCTCGTCCCCCAGGACAAGCGCGAAGACTTCAGGAACGAGCTCTCGAAGCTCCTCTACCGCGAAGCCGAGAAGGACCCCGCCCTCGTCTTCTACGACCACGACGGCCAAGCGGGGCAACCCCTACGCCTCAACGTCGACTACGACCCGCAAGGCATCCTCCTGACCGCGATCAGGAACGTGGGCATCGAGTGCCAGGGCGTGTTCTTCTCCGCCCAAGGTCTCTTCCCCTATAAGACCAGAACCTACATCCGTGCAGGAAGGTTTTGGGTGAGCGAGGGTTACGGGTCGAAGCACTTCCAAGTCCACCCCAAGCTCCCATCCCAAACCTCCACCATTCCGGGCCCACGGTCTCTTTGCGACGCCTGCTATGAGCAGGAGCAGATCCAAGCCGATAACTGCAGACGGCAGACACGAGGCGAGTGTACATGCCCCCCGGTCATCTGCGAACACGAGCACGCGGCATCTTCGAGGACATGAAGTTCGACAAGCAAGGAAAGAGGGCCTCGGACATCATCAAGGTCACGATCCGCGAGTTCATCAAAGACAACCTCGGTACTTCCCTCACCGAAGCCAAGGAAGCCCAGCTCCGCGAAGAGCTCGCGACGAAGATCGAGCTCGCCCTCAAGAAGGAGATGGATGTGCAGGAGGATGAGCGTGAGTGGCTCTTCGACAGCGAGTGTGAGCTGATCGCAGCCGTCATCGTCCACGTCTCCTCCTTCTACGGTCACGTAGTCCCCAAGAGCGCGTCGTGAAGTACAAGGGAACCGCCGTCAACATCACCTTAGTCGTCGACGGTGTCACGATCTCCCTCGGACCCGGAGAGTGGGAAGCGGAGAGAACGGAGGCGGTGTGCGACTGCCACGCCTACGGAAACGAGATCGTCCCCCACAACGACTGGTGCGCGACGAAGCAGAAGAACCGTGTCGACCATGTCGTCCTCAAGCCGACGAGCCAGGGCCTCATCCAAAGACCGAAGCACCCCATGTACGGCGGTCTCGGATTCGGTCCCGTCCCCCTCACGAAGTGGACGTGCAGAAGGTGCCTCACCTTCGGGCATCGAGTCCCCACCGACTCCCCGATAGACCAACGTCCATGTCCGCACCGGAGGTGCGAGGGCCCCCACGATTGGATCAAGGAGCTATGACCCCACACGAAGCACAAGGACGATACGGCGACTACCGGAAGGGATGGCTCGCCGGCGTGAGGAACGATCGAGCTCCCTTCGACGCCATGTACCGGGACGAGTACCAACGTGGTCTCGAGGACGGGAAGAAAGCCTACTCCGAGGCGATGGTGAAGGAACACGAGAGACTCCTGGTCATCGTCAACAACTTGTAATCACTTGCACTTACGCTAGGGCACACCGCAAACTGAAGGCATGGCTCGGCATCGAACATCGCCTAAGTTGGTGAAAGCACGAAGGGAAGCGGCGAAGGCTCTGCACGATGACCGGGCGTCGGAGAAGCAGGAGCGAGAGGTCGCTCACCTGGCCGCGGGGATCATCTCGCAGGTGGAGCTCGAGAGGGAGCGCCGGAACCAGCTCATCGAACAGCTCATCATCGAGGGGACGGATTCGTACACGATCTGGCGAGTAGGTCGGGAACGATTCCCCACGCTCACCCATGATCAAGTCCGGCACCAGATGGAGAAGATCCGGATCAAGTGGCGCGAGGAGAACCGGTTCGAGCTCGAGGTCCAACGCTACGCCTCCCTCGAGCGCCTCCACATGCTCCGCCGTGGAGCTTTGGGAGAGCAGCCACCGAACCGAGCCCTCGCCCTCAAGTGCGAGAAGGAGATCAACCGACTCCTGGGTGTGGTCCAGCCTCCGAAGCAACAGGGCAACGAAGTCCACATCCACTCCCACGCCCTCATGGCCGTCATCGGCGGCATCGACCCCGAACAGGCGGCCGCTCTACTCGAGGAGCAGAAGGAGCAGGAGAGACTCGCGCAGGTGGCGAGGACGCTACTCCCGGCCGTCGTGACAGTGGAGCCGGAGAAGAAAGGCTGAACATCGATGTTCAGGCGCCGCATATTGATCTCGTGAAGATCATGCGTTCGTGTTCGCATTGTGGGAGTCGGGAGAGGATTCGCATCGCTGGGAAGGTGTGGACTTGCGCCTGCTACTTGGGGCGTGTTTGGCCTGAACGTATTCTCGCGAGTTTGAAGCATCGCGCGAAGGGCAAGGGCCTCGAGTTCACCATCACGGCGGAGTGGATTCGAGCGGAGTTCGAGAAGCGTCCTTTCTGCTTCTACACGCACGTACCTTTGGTTCCTCGCAGCGGACCGGGACATCGAAGGCCCGATTCTCCGTCTCTCGACCGCATCGACAACGCCAAGGGTTACACCCCTGACAACGTACGCTTGACGAGCTGGTTTTGGAACGCGGCACGCGGGGGAAGCGTCCGTGGAAGAGACGTTGACGATGCTTCGCGAGATCGGCACGAATCTCCTCATCGGAACCGCGGCATCTTCCCCGCATGAAGTCGAAGCTCCAAGCCATCTACCGCGAAGAGAAGCTCACGAGTTGGGAAGGACCGGAGACGGACCAGAAGGCCACCATCTCCGACAGTGACCCCAACTTCGTCGAGCTCCGCATCAAGGGCCTCGACCCCGACACCGCGCTCACGTTCGAGGACAGGTGCATCCACGCCACCATCCTCGTGGACAAGAAGGGACTCGCCGAGCTCTTCGAGGTCATCTCCCTGGCCATGGTGCACCAGGCGCAGCGGGAGAAGGAGCTGAGCCGATGAAGTACGAGTACGTGATGGGTACGAAACCGGTGGAAGTGAAACCAATCGTGGAAGTGCGAACCACTTTCCAGATGCTCGGCTCCTATCACGAGATCACGGTCTCGGACAAGAGCCCACACGCGACGCTTCGTGTTTCCTCCTTCGTCGACTCGAAAGAGTCGTTCGAGTGCAGGATTACGAGGGGGAGCCTCCACGATCTGCGAAAGGTCATCGACCAAGCCCTGGAGCACATGGACAAGGCCGAAGCCGAACGTGTGAACAAGCTCTCGCGGGAGCTCGAGGAGCGGATGAAGTGATGGGCAAGCCGGATTGGCCCGTACGTCCGGTCATCGCCGAAGCCGTGAAGGACGCAGCCGAGAATCCCGGACGTGATCTCACGGTCACGGCTGACCCCGACACCGTCATCATCGCCCTCGTCCGCAGACTCGGTGGACGATCGGCGACGTTCACGGCCGACGAGCTCGCGCGCGCGAAACAGCTCACCCTCGACCTCCGCAGCGACGGCCACACTCTTCAACTGCGGGTTTTCGACGACACGTGAGGGAGCCGCTGATCGTGTGGGTCCCGACGGCACTTCAAGGCGTCATCAGACAGGTGAGGGAGGAGCGGATGAAGAACGTGCAGTTTTGGTGGGACGAACTCCAGGACGGGGACCGAACCGATGTCCTCGTTCACCAGGTGTCGCGGGTGGGCGATCGCTTCCATATCTTCGGCAACGACCGAATGTTCATCGTTCCTCCGCGTAGGCGCCTCGTGGACGCGTTTATCGCCCTGGTCCCTCATGGCAGGTACCCCCTGCCCGAAGGTCGCGTGGACGTCCTCCTACGTGACGGGACGCCGCTCGAGGTCGGGCAGGTCCTTCCCCCCGAGGTCTACATCGTTCGCGTCGAAACTCCGTTGTCCAAGGGACAGAGCAACTGGGCCGGGATCGAGCTCGTCTTCGAGAACACATGACCGTCTACGTCGACGAGCTCGAGGTCTATCCGAACGCATGGGGGCCGTTTCTCAAGGGAAGCTGTCACATGTACGTGGAGCCGGGAACGGACATCGAGGAGCTTCATCGCATGGCGGTGAAGATCGGGATGAAGCGCGCTTGGTTCCAACAGGACCGAACGCTTCCCCATTACGACCTCGTGCCGTCGAAGCGGGCGAAGGCTGTACGCGAGGGAGCGAAAGAACATGGGAGGCAAGAGATGGTCGAGGTCATGAGAGCGTGGCGCGCACATTGGGGAGCCCGATGACCCCCTTCGTCAGCGAGTGCATCGGCATGGCCGGATTCGCCACCAACGTCCTTGGGAACATGCTGCTTACGCGCAAGAACAAGCACGGGTGGTGGATTCGCATCGTCTCGAACCTTCTCTGGACCGTGTACGCGGGCACGACCGCGGCATTCTCCGTCAACGTCAACCACGCCGTCTTCTTCCTCATCAACATCTACGGGTGGTGGAAGTGGGTGAAGACGAGCGAGAGGGAAGGGGTAGCACCGGAATGAATGATCTGAACTCGAAGATGGATGAGGTCAGGAAAGAAGCGGCTCGAGTGGATCTCTGTTTTTGTCCCGACAATTACGCCGTTCTTTTAGAACAGATCTGTCTCGACTACGGAATCTTCGAACCCGGTGGAAGTATGGATGGGTTAGCTGATCTTCGAAAGGGTTGGCGTGCGTCCGTCTCGCATCGCGAGAACAGCCGCGATGATGTGATCGAGGAGACGTACGACGCTAGGAATACGCCGGAGGAGGCTTTGGAGCTGTTGCTTCAGCAACTTCGAGAACTCCCCACTGTTCGTGACATGGAACCTTGATCGCCTCTGTCGCGGTGATTCTAGGAGGAGACGATGAGCGTCAAGATCACACACGTGTGCGATGAGTGCGGTTTCGAGCGAACACACCCGTTCGAGTTCTCGGTTGCGGGAACTGAGAAGCATGCGCCCGTCGCATTCTCCGCATGTACCGCTGCATGCATGGCCGCGCTCTACCGCAAGCGCGCCGAGCTCCTGGCACCCGAGCACGAGGGGACGAAGAAGCCGTTCAAGCTGAAGGACCAGCCGTGAAGCGCTTCGTGTCCTGGGTCATCGTCCTGGCGGTTGCTGAGTTGATGCTCGACGCCATCACGTTCGGGATCGCCAAGGACGACCCGCATGGGTTCGCGTGGAAGTGGGCATGTGGTCACCTCATCGTCCTCGCCTTCCTCGCGTTCATGTGGGCATCAAACAATCTCCTCACCCACGATCGAGGCAGGTGGTGAAGCCGTTCACGCGCGAGGAGCTCCTTCGCATCGCCCAACGCTGCGATCGTCAGCGCATCAACCAAGGCTTCGAGATGCCTCAACCCCTGCTCGCCGATCGCTCCTATATCTGCGGCGGTGAGTACGTGAGGCCGGAGGAGATGGTGCATCGCCTCGCTGTCGCGCTCGCGGCTATGCGTGTGGCCGTGGGTTTGGATGAGGTCGGGGAGCTCGAATGATCGCTCACCTCCTTGCTGCAATCGCGAGCGCCCTCGTCTTCGGCGTCATCGTTTGGCAGGACGGATTCCAACTCTCGAACGATGGCCGGCGCTACACGGGTCAGTGGTCGCATCCACCGCCCTTCCATCGGCGCTTTCACCATTGGACGCCTCGAGCCCTGCGCATCGCCACTGTCCTCGCCTTCGTCGTCATAGGTGCCACCTTTGATGACTGGCGAGCTGCGGTCATGGTCGCCACGTGCTCCGGAGCGATCTTCTGCGCCTCGTATCTGACCGTGGACGCGCCCGCGATTGCCCTGGCATGGACCGCTGCCCTTGCCTGGCACGCCGATGGGTGGTGGCGAGCGCTCGCCATCATCCTGACCTTTGCCTCGGGCGTCCTACATGAACGTGGGCCCGTCTTTGCCGCCGTCTACGCCTGGCACCCAATCCTCCTCATCGGGCTCGCGGGCGTGGCTTGGGACGCGGACACGGACCCTCGCGACGGTGATCCCTACGTCGGACATCCGACGATCAGGGAAGCGATCAAGTTTCATCGCGACGTCAAGGCCCAAGACCTCCTCGACATAAAGTCAGTTTTTATTCCCTTGCGCTCGCTCGTCATGGCACCCGCTGTTTTTGGGGCAGAGCCAAGGACGTGGGCAGCGCTGGCCCTCGCTTACGCCTCGCGCATCCTCGGCACCGACCCTGGACGATTCATGTGGTGGGCGGCGCCTCCGCTTGCCTATGACTTCGCGCATCGCGGCGGCTACTACATCCCGATCGCGCTCGCGCTCCACATTGCCACCATGAAGCGAATGCCATGACGGAGCCGGAAGAGGAGGACGAGAGCAACGCCGTGGAGTGGGAGACGCCTCCGCACTTCGGCGAATGGTTCGATTCGGAATGGGATGATCTGGAGGTTGATGCGTGACGAGACGTGGTGGACGTGAGGTCGAAGGCAACAAGGGCAGGCGCTACACGCGAGCGCCGTACGAGCGCAGGGATGGCGGAGGACGAAACGGCATGTTCGTTCCCGAGTACCGCTGGGATCATCTCGCCTTCTTCTTCCCACGGGATAGCTCGCGGCATCTGCCCCTAGGCGTCAGGATCGACAGACCGAGCACGCGCAGGGAGTGGAAGCACCCCGGGCGAAGGAATCGCGAGCGAGCTCGGATCAGGCGTAGGAGGCGAGCTCGGCTATGTGGACTCATGGGATGATCATCGTCGTTGGCGGTGAGGTGACGGCGGAAGTCTATGACCCGAAGTGGTGGAACCTCTGGGCCAAGCTGCGGTGGTGGCGGGCAAAGCGTAGGCACCTCGACCTCCACCTCGACCTCGCCGGCGGTCAGCACATCAACGCCATCGTCCTCGGCAGAGCCCAGCGCGTCATGCTGGGGGGAAGGAAGAGCCGGTCATGATCTCGTTCTTCATGCGAGCGCGTGACGAGGAGCGGGTCATCGGCGGATGTCTGAGCTCCCTCGAGCGGGTGACGGGAGCGCAGATCGTGGTGTGCTTGGACCGGTGCCAGGACTGGACCACCAACATCGTCCGCGAGCGGCAACAGAAGCTCCCCGAGCGATACAAGGTCTTCGAGAATCACGACCCGGTCTCGCGCGCGGGACTCGAGACACTCTGCACGCCGGCGCAGTCCCCTCGCTCTCTCGCGACCTTCATGACGAACATCCACAACGTCTGCGATCAGCCGTGGTCGTTTCATGTGGGTGCGGACTTCATCCTCTCCGCCGAGCTCATCGACTTCCTCAACTCGGGCGCGCTCAAGGCCTTCAAGGGTAAGCTGACCGCGCTCCGCATTCCCTGCGTCGCCCCGATCGACGGTATCCGAAACTGCGAGCTCTACCTCTCGAATTGCTTGGTCGCGTTCGGCAAGCACGTGTTTTGGGAAGTGCCTCTTTTCCCGGGACATATGAAGGAGTTCCCGATCCGCGAAGAGATCCGGCACATGTCGAGACTGGCGGTGATGAAACCGTACTGGAACGACAAGCCTTGGTTTCAGTACCCCATCGCCATCAACGACACCGAGGCCCTCTCGATCCGGGCGAAGTACGACTACGCCTCCACCATCCTCGGCCCCGAGCCCAGAGGTGTTGCGCGTGGCTCGAACCCCGAGTGCACGCCCTATGAGAGACGGGTGCACGAAAGCAGGGAATTGCTCGAGTCGCGCGGCATCTCTTTCTTTGCATGAAACCGATCGAGTCGAGAGGAGCCGGAAGTGAGTGAGGGGCAGCTACCGTCCTGGTTCCACGCCCCAACCCTTAGACGCTCCAAGGACGAGCCCTGGCGTGATGTCGCCGCACGCTACGCCAAGCCGCATGGACAGGCGGTCGTGGATGAAGTCCTCGAAGTCTATGACCGTATCCTCCTCGAGCTCGGCGACGAGTATCGAGCGGCCTGGACAGCGCTCCACGACTGCAACGCTCTTGAGTTCCCGAGGAGATCATGAACCACACCGAGCTCTGTCACATGGCGGCGAAGTGGGTGCGTAAGCGCCGCGGATGCTCGGTCGTCCTCGTGGACGTGAAGACGATCTCGACGAACGAGCAACCTGACGTCATCGGCTGGACCAACGGCGGTCACTCGGTGCTCGTGGAGGTCAAGGTCAGCGTCTCCGACTACCTCCGCGACCACAAGAAACGGTTCCGGAAGCTGGGCAGGGGCATGGGGCGCGAGCGTTGGTACGCGTTCCCCAAGGGCATGTGGGAGAAGGTGCCGGAGAAGGATCGCAAGCTCCTTCCGACCTCTCTCGAGAATGTACTCGTGGGGCAGTGGGGTGTCATCGAGTTCGCCGAGAACAAGCGTACGAACATCATCTCCAAAGCCCACTGTTACAGCGAGTGTGCGACGTACGAGGAGAAGCGTCTTCTCATCACGAGCGTGCGACGAGTCACCGAGGGATGGGGTAGGGGCATGATCGAAGGCGTCCCCTCGGACCTCATGGCCTACGGGGACAAGCATCCTGCCAACCGCATCCGTGAGCTTGAGGCTGAAGCGCGCAGGCTGACGAACGAGCTCGCGAAGTTCAACGCCTACAACGGGACTGGCGTCCCGACATGAGACGGACAACGCTGAGCGCATGCCCTACAAGAGCGACAAGCAACGGCGCTATATGCACGCGGCCGCGGAGCGGGGCGACATCTCTGAGTCAGTTGTCGACGAATTCGACAAGGCCAGCAAGGGCAAGAAGCTCCCCGAATCCGCTCCCAGCGCCAAGGGCAAGGCGGCATCCGTGAAGCGATGGGCGAGCTCGTAAAGGGTAAGGAGCGGGGCTTTTTCTGCGAGGTCTGCGGTTCGTTCTCGCACGACGTGTTCTACTGCATCATGTGCGAACCCCCGGACACGCTCCGGGAACCGCCGGGCCCGAAGTGGTGGGGACAGCCGCGAAGGGGTGTTCTCGCGCGCAGGCACCTCACGGACGAGGCGATTGCTGCCCTACCGCCACCCCAACCCAGGGCGAAGCGCGGAGAGCAGGAAGAGGCACCCTCGCCCTCGGAAACGAGGATCCTTCATCGGATGATGGACGCGATTCGAGAGATGCTGGACCTCGAGCCGCTCTACAACAAGAAGCCAAGGGGTCCGAATCCACCGTCCTTCTACGATGAGAAAGAGGGCGCGTGGAAGCAGTGAGGAGAATGCGGCATCCTGTAGTTGCCTTGGCGTCACCAGGGAAGTGTCGCGTACCCCCGAGGTAGCCGAGGGGTCCCTGTCTCCGCTCCCCTCTCCAAGTCCGGGGATCAGTAGGAAGAAGGGGGTACGCGATGCGCTTTTACCCACACCGCGTCATGGTAGGGCATGTCCCTTACCGCGCTGATCCAGTTCACGCAGGGCGCGACTGTTGGGCTTCCTGGACAAGCTCTCGTCGGGAGTGACGGGAGCTCTGTCACTGCTACGGCGATCATCGGCGGCGGTTCGAGCTCGGGTCTCACCTACCGATGGACGTGGGTTGACACTCCGCCGGGCTCTTCGATCCCGGTCGGCGAGATTGTCGAGGGCGCGGTCTCCTCGGTCTCGTTCACGCCGGACATCCACGGTGACTTCCTCCTAAGGCTCGAGGTCTTCGGGCCGGGTGGTGTCTCGGCCAAAGACAACCGAGTCTTCCGCGTCATCCGTGTCACCGGTCGTGCGATCCCGGCTTTCAATGCCGACGCCACCTCGCTCAACTTCGGCGGTCAGCTCCGTGGGTGGGCGCCGGACATGGAGGTTTGGCTCAACTTTCTGGACATGCTCGTCGCCGGAGGTGTCATCCTCTCGGGGTCGGGCGTGCCGAGCTCGGGCCTCGGGAACGATGGCGACTTCTACATCCGAACCTCGACCTTCGATCTCTACAAGAAGGTGACGGGCGCGTGGGTGCTTCAGACGAGCCTCATCGGTGCCACGGGCGCAACAGGTCCCGCGGGGGCCACGGGCGCAACTGGTTCCAAAGGAAACACGGGGTCAACGGGATCGACTGGATCTACGGGTGCTACAGGAACTCAGGGTTCGACGGGAGCAACGGGATCGGGAACTACGGGTGCGACTGGAGCTTCGGGTCAAGGAGCGACCGGTTCTACGGGTGCGGGCACTACGGGTGCCACCGGCGCCACGGGTTCGGTGGGCGCATCGGGTTCGCCGGGAGGAGCCACGGGTGCCACGGGTTCTTCTGGAGCTACCGGGGCTACGGGAGCGGGAGCTACCGGCGCGACCGGCGCCTCCGTTACGGATAACACCTACGACACTTACGCGAATCTTCCGGCGGCGGGTTCCACGGGAAAGCTCTACATCGTCAGCGACGGCGGGCGGATGCTTGTCGACACCGGATCGGTGTGGCGCCCGATGATCAACGGCATCCCCGGATATCTGCCCCCGACCGCATCGAACTTCACGGTGCGCTCCCACGGCGGGATCGCGACGACTCTCACCGACGACCACGGTGCGCTGACCATGACGTTCAGCAACTCCGGCGCCGCGGCCGAGGAAGTCCGAATCGCATCGAAGGCGGCGCCGGGTACGCCTTACCGCGTCGAGGTGCATCTTCGACCGCTCTACGCCAGTCGCGGGACGCTGCTCGCGGGTATTGGGTTCCGCAACTCCACAAGCGGAAGCGTGGAGCTTTGGGCACTCGAATCCGCGGCTGGTGCAGTGGCACACGTGGCCAGGCACAGGGCGACCGCGAATAACAACGGCACGAGCCCGACGTACACGTTCAGCGCGGAAACCTCTGGCGTCATCGCGCCGGGCCTTGGCGAATCCGTGTGGCTCGCGATCTCCAACGACGCGTCCGGCAACCGAGGGTTCGAGTGGTCCCCCGACGGCCTCAACTGGACGGTTTGCAGCCAAGTCGCCGTGGCGACGAACGCGTTCATCACGCCGGATGAGATCTGCCTCACCTCGTGGGTGTCGTCGGGCACCAACGGCGACAAGCAAGGCGCGATCTTCGACTCCTACCGGACGGCCTAATGCCCTACCTCCTCGGCGCGCCCTTCCTCGCGGTGGCCCCCATCACCCCGGCGCTGACGGGCCTGCAGTTTCTGCTGCCTTCCACCGGCATCGTCGACGCGAACACGTGGACGTGCCCCGCGAGCTACTCGCAGTCGACGACTATGACCGGGTCGTCGAGCAGCATCTACAACGTCACGATGCGAGTCGTCGGCGTCGTCGAGATCGCCAAGTACACCGGCGGGACGACAACCGGGTTTCTGAACGTCGACGGCACCCCGGTCACGACCGGACTCTGGACCGGATCGAATATCTACAAGATCACCGTCTCGGACCCGGCGCACACGTACTACTTGAACCAAGGGCCGTGGGACGGATCGCAGCCCACGCCGATCGGGGTCGAGGACTACGACATCACGATCCCCATCCGCGGTGGTGCCACCGTGACCCTCAGCGCCGATTCTGGAGACAGCAAAGAGCGGCGGCACACACTTTCCGTGTCGGGGATCACCAACCCCGCGCAGCCCTATGTCGGTCAGTGGATCGACCTGATCGTGCTCAGCATCACCTGAAGCGGAAAAGCGGTAAAACCATCGGGGTGTGACAAGGTAAGGGACGATGAGCGTTCAAGCCTTGGTGCAGTTCAAGCAGGGCATGAGCACGGGTGTGCCGGGACAGGCCTACATCGGCGTCCTGACTACGCCGGTCACGATTGTAAACTCAGGTGCAGGTGACCCCATCCTCCACTACACGTGGACGTGGGTGGACGTTCCCCACACCTCCGCCATCCCCCGCGGTATCATCACGCAAGGCAACGTTCCTCAGGTCACGTTCGTACCGGATGTGGTCGGGGACTACCACATCGAGCTCCATGTCATCGGGATCGACGGTGCCTTCTCCACCGATCGCCGTGTCTTCCGTGTCGTGAGGGTGAGTGGTCGTGCCATTCCCGCTTTCGACGCTGAAGCGCCCGCGATGAACTTCGGTGGCCGAGCTCGAGGATGGGCGGTCGATCTCGAGGTGTGGCTGGAGTACCTCGACTCCCTCGTGCTCCCGACTCCGGGGGGAATGGCGGGCTACGTCCAATTCGACGATTCGGGAAGTTTTGGTGGGACGTCACTCCTTACGGTTACGGGTTCGCCGGCCTTCCTCACGTTCACGGGCAAGAGCCTACATGAGGAGGACTACAATCGTTTCGTGGTCAACGGTGCCTCGGGTTCAGAGGCGCGCTCGTACTGGTTCGACACCCAGACCACGGACGCGAGCGCGCATGTCCTCGGAGCCATCTCGCTCCCGGCGGCGACGTACGGGGATTGCATCATTACGCTCGTGTGCGAGGCCAGCGTAAGGCACTCGGGCGGCGGCGGGAACAGGGCGCTCAAGGCGAGCTACCGACGCGCTTCGGGGACGCTGACGAAGATTGGAGAGACCGACCTCTCTTCGAGCACGCACTGGACGGGTACAGTGGTCGCCGACATGTCGACGTCGAATCCGGACAACGACACGATCGACATCAACGGAACCGGGATCGCGGTTACGAACGTGCGCTGGTTCCCGTCAGTGCACGTGATCTTGGCCAAGTCCTGAACATCGATGTTCAGGGATCCGCGGCATTCTCTCCCCTATGGGAAAGCACCGCAAAAAGGAGCCGGGTACTCGTCACCTCTCGGAAGTGGTGATCTCCATCCTCAACCTCCCGGGGAGTCAGTGCGAGATCTCCCTCAAGGACAAGAGCTCCTTTTTCGCCTGCGTGGGCGAGCGCTGCGACGATGAGGTCAGCGTCTACCTGACCCCCTGGGGCTACTCTCGCCCCATCAAGGTCGCGCTCGAGGACATCTCCAACGCCGTCATCCGCGACGTCCCGATGTGGAGCATGTACCGCGAGATCTGCAAGAAGCAGCGCGAGCGGCGCCTTGGAGGGTGATGCAGCATCATCCCCCGCATGAGGCTGCATCTACTCGCTCTCCCACACACCCGACTCGATGAAGACCACCTCTCATGCGCGTACACGCAGAAAGTGGTCAAGTTCCTGAACATGATGGCCGGGCTCCATGAGATCTATCTCTACGGCCCGGAGATCATCCCCCTCGCGAACGGCCACACTGACCACATCGTGTGCGTGCAAGAGAGCGAGCGTGCGGCGTGGTTTGGCGCTCAACCCTTCAACACCGTGAACTCGGGTGCGTTCAATTGGGATGGGCGTTCGGCGTGGTGGCAGAAGTTCGCCGAACGCGCGATCCCGGCTATCAAGGAGCGGGCACAACAAGGGGACATCGTCCTCGTCACGAGCGGCGGTGACACCCAGATGATGATCGCGAATGCAGTCGCCGACCGATGCAAGATCGTGGAATGGGCGGTCGGGTATGAGGGTGTGGTCGCCGACTTCTGCGCGTTCGAAAGCTATGCGTGGATGCACCACGTATACGGGCTGAGGCAGTGGAGGAACGGGCGCGTTTTCGATCAGGTCATCCCGAACTACTTCGACGAAGCCGACTTCCTCCCACCTCGTGAGCCGGACTCGAAGCCGTACCTCCTCTTCCTCGGCCGCGTGCTTGCCCGCAAAGGCCCTCACATCGCCGCGCAGATCGCAGCGCGCTTGGGGATGAAGCTTGTGGTAGCTGGTCCGGGAGCCATCCAAGCGGGCACGGGCGGTCGCATCTACGGCGAGGGCGTCGTTCTCGAGGATGGGGAGCTCGAGTACGTGGGCGAGGTCGGCAAGGCCCAACGTGCCGAGCTCATCGCCGGCGCGGCGTGCATGCTCTCACCGACGGTCTACGTGGAGCCGTTCGGGGGATCGGCGGTCGAGGCGATGATGGGCGGTTGCCCCGTCGTGGGCTCGGACTGGGGCGCGTTCACGGAGACGGTGACGAAGGAGACGGGGCGAACCTTCCGCACGATGCGCCAGGCGTGTATGGCCGTGATCGAGGCCATGACCTTGGACCGCAACGAGGTCGCTCGCGTCGCCCGCGCGAAGTACTCCCTCGATGCCGTGCGGCCGCGATTCGAGCGTTGGTTCGAGCAGATTCAAACGCTCTGGGGACCGGGATACTACGCGAAGTGAGCGGCATCTTTCACCCGCGAGGACACGAATGAAAAAGGCAGAGTATGAGCACAAGGTCCATGAGCTCATCGACTTGGACCCGGAGAAGGAACAGTCATGGCTCAACGCCCTCGGCCTCCTCGGGTGGCAACTCGTCGCCATGACCCCGACCGGGAGCATCCGGCGGCGCTTCTACCTCAAGAGGCGCAAGGTGTCGCTTCCGGAGCCGAAGGTGAAGCCTCCGCTCCCTCCACCGCCCCCACCCCGGAGGACCCGAGGATGAGCAAGGAGCTCGAACGTCTTCTCCTGTCCCTGCCCAATTGCGCTGTTCGTCGCGCTTGGATGCCTGATGGGATGACTCCGATCGAGGGTGCCTACTTCGTCGTGAAGGGAAACCCGGAGACGGGGGGCGTGGACTACATCGCGCAGTGTCTCTCAGAGGAAGCTGCGTGCGCGGTGCTCCGCCTGCAGTGCATCCGGTGAGCTTGCCTACGACGCATGTATTCACGTGGAAGCTACCGGAGCAATTCGGATTCCACGAGCGACTTTGCACGGATCCGGACCGGGGTGAGGAGCGGATCTACCACGCGAAGCCGACGCGCTTTCTCTGCGGAGATTGCGTGTGCTTTGCCTGCGGTTCTCTCTGCGCCCCTCGGGGAAAACGAAAGGAGGCGTGAGATGGGATACGCATGGAAGGTTTTGCTGTTTTTCGGGTCGAATGGAGCGGTGTGCGCCATCGCTTCCTACGCCTACGTGCGCGGGGGATGGGAGGTTTGGCTCGGAGCTCTCCTCTGTCTCTCGATCATCCGCGTCGATCAGATGGTCACGCTCCGGGAGCGCCTCGAGCTCGAAAACAATCAGCGTCTACGGTAAAAGCCGCGGCATCTTCGAGGTATGACGAACGGTTATCTCAAGGTGGTCGGGTCGACGTTGGTGCAGAGCAAGATCGTGTCGGTGGATCCGGCGGCGACGGAAGACGGGAGCGGTGAGAAGAGCGTCGCGATCCCTGGCTTCATCAAGTACCAGGAGGTTTTCTTCTTCGACAATCGCAACCCGGAGTCGGTCAAGCGCGCACTCACGGCGGCGCAGGAGTACATCGCGAAGCACCAACGGAACAAGATGCTCGCGCGTCTCTCCGTCTTCAATCCCCCGGCGTTCGATGGCCTATGGTCCGGCATCTCCCATGTCGGCCAGGGCATCGGCTTCGGCGGTGACGCCTCGTGAAGAGCTGGTTCAACCCGGAAGCGCTGGATGTCGTACGGCGCGAATCCGCGGAATGGAAGAAGCGGGCTCTCATCGCGGAGGGGAAGCTCGCGGGCTACCAGCGCCTCCGCGCGATCAGCGAAACCATCATCGCCGCGGTTGTCCAAGGCGATCCGAAGAAGCGCATCGCGGCAACGAACGAGCTCTCCGACGAGCTCGCGGCCCTCGATGTCGTCGACGTCCCGCACGACTTCTATAACCAGATCGTGGAGCTCTCCGATGAGCTTCAGATCCGGGTGCGGTCGCGCGCGGGACTCGGCCACTGCTCAACCCTGGACGTCGAAAACAGCATCATCGAGGTCGAGGCACTCCAGCCGGAAGACGGCAAGGCCATCGGCCTCATGTACCAGTGCTTTCAGGTCGCCGACATCATCACGGCCCAACTGAACGAGACGGAGCCGCAGCTCCAATCCGACTACCTCCACATCCTCGTGCCGATGTTCCTGTCCCTGACCTCGGCGCTCGGACTCCTTCACGAGCGCATGAACATCACCCCCGCGAGCATCGAGGCCTACGTGACCACGCTCCCGAACGAGGAAGACAGGGAAGCGGCATCGTACGCGGATGACTGAGATGGAGCAGCGAGTCTTCTCGAAGACCGAGCTCGCGTTCTTCGCCGTCCCCCGCACCTGGCGGGAGATAGAGATGCGGTTCGGTCAGGAAGCAAAAACGGAGCCCTTCCGGGACACGATCATCCTCGCCGACGACGAAGGCGGGAGCGGGATGCTGCATTACATGTACCCGGAAGGGCAGTGGGTGCTCACGGACCAGGGGAAGAAAGAGTGTGGAGCTCGAGTCATCGCGAGGGAGCTCCGCATCTACCCCGATTCCCGCGAGCAGGAGGCCGCAGGCGAGACTTTCAACGAGGCGATGATGGTCGATGCCTTCTCCTCTCTTCTCGAGGCTCCTGGCCCGATTCGCGCGCCGGCGGTCGAGACTGAGGATGACGAACTCGCGCGGCTCATTGCCGAGCAAGAGGATGACGATGATTCCTGACAATGGCATGCTACGCGCATGTCCTGTTGCTCGTCGTGCGGGAACGATCCGTGTCCGGGGACCTTCGGTTGTCCTCCGCTCGAGGACTGCGATGACGTGGACGCGAAGCGGGGCTTTCGGAAGCATCGCCCCTTCACGCGCGGGGACACGATCACCATCGACTTCGACCTCCGCGACCCCTTCTCCGGACAGGCGCCGGATGTCGGGAGCTCTCAGGTGTGGTTCACGATCAAGGCGAATCTCGCCGATGCCGACCTGAACGCGGTCTTTCAAGGCACCATCCTCAGCGCAGACATCACCCCTCTCGGGGGACCTCGCGTGCGGGTGACGGTGCCGGCGACGGTGACGGCGATGGCGTGTCTCGATGGGAAGACCAGGCTCTACTACGACCTCCAAGTGTCCTATGCCGGCCGGGTGTGGACTCAGGAGAAGGGGATCTTCGTCATCGATCCCGATGTGACCCGAGCCACGTCGTGAGCTGCAAGCACTTCGTTTGCCCTGACTGCGGGCGGAAGTGCATCCGCATCGAAAAACACGAGGCCCACGCGTGCTTCGTCTGCGATCGCTGGCTCGAGGGCGTGTGTCCTGACCCCTGGTGCCCGCGCTGTACAACACGTCCCGAGCGCCCTTCGAAGGTTGGCACGTTCGACTGACCGCGGTCCATCCTCGTGGGATGATGTCCTACAACCCTAACGATCCCGAGCATGTCCAGGCGCTCGGGAAGATCATGCTCCTGAAAGCGGAGAAGGCGCGGCTTCATCCGGCGGACTTCATCGAATTCGTGATGCGCGAGGAAACGACGCGTCGCCCCGTTCGCTGCGCCCCCCACCAACGCATCGGGTTGGACTTCGTTCTCGCTCACTCGAGCTCGGTCCTCATCTGGCCCGCGGGCGCGGCGAAAACCTACACCATCGTCGCCCTCATCCTCTGGCTCCTCGGCAAGAATCCGACGAAGCGGTGGGTCATCTTCAGCAAGACTCAGGCGCAGTCGAAGAAGATCCTTGCGGCGGTGAAGGACTACATCGAGACCTCGGCGGAGCTCCGCCTCGTGTTCCCGAACCTCAAGCCGTCCGACCACGACTCTTGGCGCCAGGACCGCATCATCATCGAACGCCCCCGCGGCATCCGAGACGCCTCGGTTCAGGCATGTGGACTCGACCACGCGATCCAGGGGTCGCGACTCGACGGCATCATCATCGACGACTGCGTCGATGACGAGAACACCCAGACCATCGACCGGCGGAAGAGCACCATCGACACGATCGAAGCCGCTCTCTCACGTGTCGAGGCGGGCGGCATGTCGTGTGCCATGAACACGGCCTGGCATCCGGAGGACGCGATTCACTACCTCGCCGACCCCAAGAAAAAGGGGTGGGCGACGCTGAAGATGCACATCACCGGGGACATCCTCATCGATGATGACGCGCGCCGTCTCGCGGCGGGGATCCCACCTTGGGATCACGAGCTCCTTCGCCCCAAGTACGAGAGTGGCGCCGACTTGGCATGTCGCATCCTCCGCGCCGGCATCGCTGACCCCAACAACGATGTCCCCCTCTTTCCCGAACGCTTCTTCTACTCGGAGGTGGAGATGCCGGACGGGACCAAGCGCGGCCCGGCGAAGACCATGGACGAGGCCATCGAGCTCGCGCGCATCGACATCGAAAACAAGATCTACAAGTACCGCGCGGCCCCTGGCATGTTCGCGAAGTTCTTCATGGCGAACCCGCGCTCGAACGATGACGCGTGGTGCAAGGACGAGTGGATCGAGAAGTGCAAGCGCGCGGCGCGCGATCTCGGGTTCTTCGAGCTCGTGGAGCGCACCAGGATGGTCAGTGCCACGGGGCAGCGGCCGCGCGGGAATCCCACGTTCACGGGCGTCGACTTGGCCGTGTCACCGAACGAGACCTCGGACGATACGTGCTTCTTCACCTTCGAAGTTCTGCAAGATGGCCGGCGGCGGATCCTCGACATCGACGTGGGGAAGTTCGATGCCGCGCAGATCATCCGGAAGTGCATTGAGAAGCACGAAAAGTACGACTCGGTGATCCGCATTGAGAGCAACGCGGCTCAGGACTACATCCGGCAGATCACTCTCCAGGTGGACCAGCTCATCCCCATCAAACCGCACATGACGGGACGGGCGAAGGCGCATCCCGAGCACGGCATTCCCGCGGGCTTTGCCGAGATGGAGAACGGGGCATGGCTCATCCCGAACGACCGCTTCGGGAACGTGCACCCGAACGTCCAGCGCTGGATCGACGAATGCCGATACTACACGCCGGCGAAGCACACCGGTGACTGTCTCATGGCCTGGTACTTCGCCCGCGAGCAAGCGAAGGAATGGGGTCTGTTGGCGCCTCGCAAAGGCAGCGATCGGAGCGACGTCGGGTTCGCGGCATCATTGATGTCACGGTGATCGTTGGGCTGACACCGCGCGTCATGGCACGGTTATCCACACCCGAGCAGGATCCTACGTATAGGAGGACGTCCCCTCATGGCTGCTCGTTCCGTGCGCGCGAACCGTGAGATCGATGTCCGGTACGCGTTCAAGCGCGTGAAGGGGAAGAAGCAACCCGATCGCTCCTGGGTGTGGATCCCGCGGCTCAAGGTCTGCGGACAGGTCTACCGCGTCGTGGTCGATCCGGACCTCGAGCTCGAGGGGTCGTGCGAGTACATCACTGGCGAGATCAGGCTTCGTGAGATGCCTGCGACACGGCGCATGCTGGACACGCTCGTGCACGAGATCATCCATGCCATCCTCGATGCCTGTGGGATGGGATGGCAGATCCGGCAGCGGCTCAAGATGACGCAAGCTCAGTGGCGGGCATTCGAGGAAGACTTCATCGTTCGCCCTATGACGCCCGCACTTTTGGTGACGTTGGAGGAGGCGGGTTGGCTCGCTCTCCCCAAGTTGCCCACAAGGCGCGCGGGAAAGCGGCATCGGTAGTTCCATGAGCCACAACCGTTGGCGGAACGTCCCTTGGTCAGAGGCGGATGAGAAGAAGCTCGTACGAGCTGTGGACAAGGCGTCGTCGAAGGAAGAGGCGTTGCGGCTCGTCCAGCTCGCGATCCCGGATCGAAAGCCCACTCTCTGCGCCATCAACAACGTCCTCCGTCGCTTGAATCTGCCCTCGCTCCACACCCGTCTGAGCGCGAAAGAGCGGGCCGTGGGCAAGTCCGACCAGGATGCCGAGCTCGCTCAGTTCGTTTCGATCGCGAAAAACGGGTACACGCTCGAGGAGCTCTGCGACAAGGTCGACGCCTCGCCCAAGAAGGTCCGGGCGATGGTCGAGGCCGCGAAGGCGAGCGGCTACCGGATCGACTTCAAGGCGGGGAGCATCGGCTACGTCCCCCACCAACCGCTGCGCTCGGAGAAGAAGCTCATTGCGCAGCCGGGAGACCCGGAGTGTTTCGGCGTCATCTCCGATCTCCACATCGGGTCGAAGTTCTGTCTCGAGGATCAACTCCGGGACTTCATCATCCGCGCGCACAAGGAGGACGGTGTCCGGCAATTCTTCCTCCCGGGGGACAACCTCGATGGGTGCTACCGGCACTCGAAGTGGGAGGAGGCCCAACATGGGTTCACGCCGCAGGCGGAACGCATGGCGAAGGTACTCCCGAGCAAAAAACAGGACGGAGTGGATGTCCGATACGCGGGGATTATCGGCAACCACGATGAGACTTTCGAAAAGGATTCAGGCCTCGATGTCTGCCGAGCCACGGAAGATGTCTTTCGGCGCGCCGGCCGTGACGATCTTCAGCTCTACGGAGCTCGAGGAGCCTATCTCCGATACGCGCCTAAGGGTGGTCGCGGCGTCCTCGTAGAGCTCTGGCACCCCCTTGGCGGCGGCGCATATGCCGTTTCCTACAAGCTTCAACGACACGTAGAAGAGTACGGCATCGGACAGAAGGCAGACATCTTGCTGACTGGACATTGGCACCAACAGTGTTACATCGTGAGGCGAGGAGTTCACGCTTTCTCGTGTGGGACTTTCCACGGCGGTGGCTCCTCTTTCGGGAAAGCATTGGGAGGCGCGCAGGCGATTGGCGGATGGGTGATCCGGTACAGGCAAACCAAGGAGGGGACAATTCGGGATCTGACCCCGACTTGGAGGGGGTATTACGAGACGGAGAGAATCCGCAACATGGGATTGGGCTGAAGGTCTGTAGGACCTGCGGGAGAGGTCTTGAACGTTCGGCCTTCGTCGCTGCTTTGAGGTCGAATGATGGCCTCCGGGGTTCATGCAAGGAGTGTCACGCGGCGAAGATGAGGGAACGGTATCGCACCGTTCCTGGCGTCAAGGAGCGGTTGAGGCAAACGTGTTCAGCATGGCGCAAAGCGAATCCCGAACGTCGCAAAGAGACCGATCGCGAGCGGTATTACAGCGACTACCAGAAGACGAAGTTTCGGCAGATTCGAAGGAAGTGCATGTACGAGGGCATTCCGTTCGACTTGGAACTCGAGGACTTCGAGATTCCGAAACGATGTCCCGTGCTCGGAATTCCATTGGTGGTGAATCGGCAACGGGGGAGGCGACCGGACGGTATACCCTCGGTGGATCGCATCGATCCGACGAAGGGCTACGTGAAGGGGAATGTGAAGATCATCTCCGAGCGAGCGAATCGCTTGAAACAGGATGCTTCGCTCGAGGAACTCGAGGCGTTGGTTCGTTACGTCTCTGGCTCTTCGGGGACGCGGATCCGTGGGACGAAGCGGCGACTGCGTTCATGACGATGATGGTCGGGATATGTGTGATGGAGATCGCGTTTCGGATCATCTTCGGTCTCTGACGCGGCATCCTCGGGGGCATGGACATTCTGAAGAAGTTGCTACGCTCCTCCACTCCTACACCGGCGGTCGCTTCGACGATGGCAAAGTCCGCGACGGATGACGTCAAGGAGCTCACGCCGGACGAAGCCAAGGCCCTTCTCACGAAGCACAAGCGCAAGGCCGCTGACATCCTGAACACGCTCTCGTCGGAGGCGCGCGAAGAGATCAAGCGCCTCGTGCTCTCGAGGGGGCAGAACCGTTACACGCGGCGGGCGACGCAAGCTATCATCCGCCGCGACTACCGCGACCAGGCTCGGCAACAGCTCCGATGGACCATCAGGTCCGAGGCGAGGGAGGCGCGCGAGGAGGAGCTCTGGCTTCGCTTCGAGAAGCGCCACGAACGGGGTATCTATCGCCCCCTACCAGGGATGCCCTTCCTCGCCTATCAGCGCATCCTCGGGCTCTACGGGCGCGCGGAATCGGTGAAGTTGGGGGGAGAGGTGATCGAGGGTTCGGAGGGCGCGCTCGTTCGCGTCTCCCCTCGATGACGCCGTCTGACGAGCACATCCTGAAAGAAGCGATCGAGGTCGAGGCTCAACGCGCGAACATGGCGACGCTCGAAGCTGAGAGGTGGAAGCGGACAGCGGCGAAGACGGAGGACCTCCTCGCGCGTTGCCGTGACGCCATCGACTTCCACCGGAAGCGCGCGTTCGATCTCGAGTGCGAAAAGGACGAGCTCACCCACAAGTATTGCGACCTCGTGAACCAACGCGACGACCTCCTCTCACAAGTGGTGTGGTTGGAACAGACAATCCTCGGACCGTAGACTCCGGGCATGAGCGTCAAGAGCTGGGCACGCGGCGGCGACGGCATTCCTGAGGACAAGCTGATTGCCCCGGGAGCGCTCCTTCCCAAGGGCCATCGTCCTGGGATGAAGGTTCCCGAGGGGGGAGCGTCGTGCGCCACGTGCCGGCATCGCCGGGGGAACGATTGCGACGAGCCGAACTTTCAACGGTGGAACGGTTCCGAGGCAATCCCCGGCGGTGACCCCGCTCGATACTGTTCCGATTGGTATGAACCCGAAGAAAAAGAATGATCAGAGACGCAGATGAGACCTGACTCCTCTTCGAAAAGGAGTAACTTGATGAGTGTCGGGAGTGAGGAACTCCCGGGGAGTGGGTCTGGAAGAAGGGCGTCCCTTTGGGGATTGCGGGCGAGAAGCCCGGAGGTTTGCAGCCTGCCCCCGCGGTTCGATTCCGTGGTCACTCTATCTCCTCGGCAGTGGATGCACGCGGGTCTACGAAACCCGCTGACCAGGTTCGACCCCTGGCGGGGAGACTAAGGGGAGCGCGGAGCTCCCGGGGAGCGGAGGACGCGATGGGTACGACGATCAGGACCGCGACGGGTTGGCAAGCCAAGTTCGCCGGCGCGCTCTACGCCGCTGCCACCAAGGCCGGCGTCGGCGGTCTCGAGGACCTCGAGTGGGAGGGGGTCACCACTGATGCCACCTGGGGCGACCGCTGCGGTCTCGTCTTCTTCGGAGCGACCCCCGAGGTCAACGAGCGCGCGGCCATGTTCTTCGTGGCTTGGGCGGGGAAGAACCTTCGGAAGCTCGGCATCGTCGGCGGCTACCAGACTCAGGAATCGATCTCCTTTGCCGGCGAGTTCACGTTCACCCGCTTCGCCAACGGAGCCAAGGGATGGCACCGAACCCGCGGGGAATACACCGGATCGACGGAGCTCCTCGAGACCTTCAAGGGCTTCGCGACCTCCTACGTCTACTACCCTTGCGCGGACTGACCGTGAGCAAGGTCAGGAAACTCGAGGAACGGTACGCGGCTGCAGTGGCCGCTCGCGATTGGGAGCTTGCGAAAAAGCTCCTTCGGAAGTATCTCCGGGCCCAAGCAAAAAAGTATCGCTGAGACGCTCATGAGACGTGATCCCTCCTGAGAAAGGACTAGGATGATGAGTGTCGGGAGTGAGGAACTCCCGGGGAGCCGGAGGACGGTCATGAAGAAGCAGGCTTGGCAGGTGCGGTGGGAGCTCGAGGTTGCGGCTAAGAAGTTCGCCGCTGCGCGCGGTTGGGAGGTGTGAGATGGGGGAGGAGAAGGAGAAGGAGATGGTGACGTTCGAGGAGCTTCGTCCGGGGATGAAGCTCGAAAACAAGGCGTGCCGGTGGGAGATATTGGGAGTTCCCAAGCTCCATTCCGTGCATCCGCAGTGGGGAGTGCAGCTCTCGGTGCGAGCTCGCTGCGAGTTCAAGGCGGCATCGTACCCCGCCAAGGAAGTGGATCTGAAGGGGTACGTTTCGGAGGAGTTGGAGGTATCGCTATGAGTGTCGAAGGGAAGACCGAATTCGAAACCGAGCTCGAGGCCATCGTCCAAGACAGGACGGTGCGCGTCGAGATCGAGCAGGGAGGAGCGATGCTTCGTCGCCTCGAGCGTGGAGACGAGCTCGCGCGTGGTCGGTTCAAGTCGAAGACGTTCCCGTGCGTCGGGCGTGGTCGTTTTCGCGATCGTTGAGACGCACAAGAGACGTGATCCGTCCTTCGGAAGTGCTACTTTCAAGGTGTGTCGGGCGAGGAGCCCGGCGGAACCGGAGGACGGGTCATGGCGAGCAAGCGTGAGGCGGTGGCGGTCGAGGTGCTCCAGGCCGGTGGGTACTTTCGCAAGGCCCTCGAGCAGACCTACATGGGGGAGAAGTTCTGCGTTCGGCTTCGCACCGCGACGGGCGGGGTCGTGAAGGGGGTGGGTTTCGCGACCCTCGAGAAGTTCCTCCAGGAGGGGAAGCTCGTTCGTCGGGAGGTCCCGAGGAGCTCCGCGTGGGGCCAGGAGTGGGGTTGGAAGGAGGCGGCGTGAAGTACTCCGGCAAGCCAGCGAGGCGCACCCCCGGGTGGCCAACGAAGGACGGGAAGCCGGCGACGGAGGTGGAGATCCGGGAGTTCATCGCCAAGGTCGAGGCCCACTACATGGGACCGATCGAGCCGACACGTCCCCACTTCTGCCACCGTTGCACCATGCCTCTGGAGTTCGAGCCCTGCCCCGTGTGTTGGGGCTGTCACTTCAAGGGCAAGATCGCCGACCTCAGAATTCTTCTCGGAGACGTCAAAGAGACGTGATCCGTTCGAGGGATGAGCTACTTTGAGAATCGTGGGAGCGAGGAGCTCCCCGGAAAGACGGAGGACGTCGTGAAAAAGGCCGTGAGCATCGAGATCGACCGGTGGGAGGGGACGGAGACTCAGGTGGGTGCGCAGACCGTCACGGGTCTGAAGGTGTGGCAGAAGGCAAACAACGTTCTCTTCGCGATCGCGCTCACGGTCGAGGGTGGGTACGACAAGTGCGGGTTCACCGTGACCTTCGACGACGGCGACACCTACGAGGGTCGGATCGACGTCTACCCCTGCGGTGAGGGGAAGAACGAGACGCTCGAGGAGCACATTCGCTTACACTGTCTCTTTCACACGGGCCAGGCGTCGGCACCGTGGATGGGGAAGAAGCGGTACCGCGAGTTTCTCAAAGCCGTTGTGAAGCCTGCGCAACATGAGGCGCTCATGGCGATCCTCGAGACGTGCAAGCTCGGTGACGACTTGGAAGAGGTAAGCGCACAAGAGGCTTGGATCAAGGCGATGGGAGGGTGAGGCGATGAAGATGATGACGATGTGGGCGATGCTGTTGCTCGGAACCGCGGCGTGTACGCATCAAGTCTCGGGGGAGGGGGAGAGACCACCGGCGGAACCAACGGTTGCCGGTGAAACCGAACCCTCTCCCCCCGCGGCAAACCCCTCACCGAGCTCGCCGGCGCCTCACCAGGAGGCTCCGACGACCGCCCCCACCCCAACCCCCCAAGCGCTCACCCCACCCCCGCAGCCGGCTCCTACGAGCTCGGCGCCCGCCCCCGTTCCGGATGACTCCCTCAAGGAGAACGGTTTCGCGGCTCAGAACGCATGGTGTGCGTGCAAGATCACGGCTCAGGACTACTTCGAGGAGAACAAGGCGGGGTATTATCAAACCGACTTGAAGGCGTGCATCGGGACCGTCGCGACCTCGAAGGAGTGTGCCGCTGACAAGTCCCACGATTGCATTCTCGCCCTTGATGCCCCGAGCACCTACTGCACGATCAAGGCGCTCCCACCGAGCTGCGTCTATTGCGTCAACTGAGACGCACAGGAGACGTGACCTCGTTTCTGGATGCGCTATCTTCAAAGGGTCGGGAGCGAGGAGCTCCTGGGAAACCCGGAGGACGGCGAATGAAAACGGTCATGCTCACCAAGAAGTTCAAGCGCGTGCCCGCGAAGGAGAAGGGTCTCGTCCGCTGCCCCGGAGAAGCCCACACGAACCCCTACATCGACCACTGCATGCTCTGTCTGCGGTCGAAGTGGGGATGGATGAAGGAGTACGAGGTGATCACGCCGGCGGAGTGCATGACGGGGAAGGCCGTTGCCTACACCGACTCGGACGTTCCCGCGTTCATCGCCGCGCATGCGGTCGGGAAGGTCGCGCTCGTCCACATGACGCAGAAGTTCCGGGGTGGGACATCCAACTTTCTTGCCTGGATCCTGGCCTCGGAGGTCGAGGAAGAAAACGTTGTCCCGGTCGTTTGAGACTCACTGGAGACGTGATCGAGCTCGAGAAGGTGCTAGTTTCATGGAGTCGGGAGCGCGAGGAGCGCTCCCCGGGAGACGGAGGACGTCATGTTCGATGCCACCAAGAACACCGCCACGGAAGCTCAGGCCTACGAGGCCATGCGCCAGGCGCAATGCAACGAGCACAAGGGCGCGATGCGAAGTTCCGCGAAGCACTGCGCGGAAGAGTCTGCGCGCTTCTTCAATGCGGGGATGTTTGGATATGCCCACGAGTGGGCGTGTGAGAGCCTCCGCTACAGCGTCGGGATCCTCCACCCCGCCTACCAAGCGGCCGTGAAGGAAGGGAGGAAGTCATGAAGATCATCGCAGTCATTCCGTCGCGCCGATGGCGCCACAAGTCTGGGCGAAGCGCGAGCCTCTATGGCGCGATCCCCTGGACGGGAGCTCCCGGGAACACTCAAGCGGATTGGATGCTCGAGACGAGCGGATGGACCTGGGAATGCTCGAACGGAACCATCGGCCTTGGGCGGTTCCCCGCGGAGACGAAGGAGGAGGCCGAGGAGGTCATGAAGAATCACAACGCACGATTCGGAGGCTGTCATGAATGAGAAGATCGCCAAAAACTGGACGCCGCAGGTGTGGGCGGACTGGCATACCAACTCCTTCGCCGCGCGCGACCCCTCCCACTACCACGCCCTCGCCCGTCGTCTCGCCGCCGCGATCTTTCACCTTCGCGCGCACGCCGGGCTCTACACCACGCGCGAGACGAACCTGATGGGAGCGACGATCTACGTCCTTCACCTTGATGCCTCCCGCTACGATTGGAATCTCATCTGGGGAGCGGTCGGAGGGTTCGAACACTGGGCGGGGAAGAAGGGCGTACTCACCGAGGCGCAGACGGAGCAGGCGCTTCGGGGGGCCGCGTAGATGCCTGGGAAGCGCTCGGGCCCGGGATACCCTCCTCCGCCTCCCACGTGCCCCATCTGTCGCACCGAGGACCGTCCTTCCGCGATCGCGTGGGAGCTTGGCTTCATTGCCGGCGCGGCCGCGAAGAACGAGGAGCTCGAAGTGCTCGTAAACCAGATCTGCGACCACCACGCGACGTCACTCGCACGCATCCTCAAGAATCAACTTCGGAGACGCACATGAGACGTGATCCCTCCTGAAAAAGGAGTAGTTTGATGAGTGTCGGGAGCGCGGAGCTTCCGGGGAAAGACGGAGGACGTCATGGGCAAGTCGATTTTTCAGGGGTTCGCGACGCGCAAGGTCGCGTTCACCGAGAAGGAAGGCGTCTGGATCCATCGTCCCTATGACAACAGCTCCTACCAACACTCGGAGTGGTGGTTGGCACAGGTGTGGGTCCCCCGTCAGGGGACGGGGTGGAACGTGCGCGTCGATGCCATGAACGCACGCTTCGTCGAAGGTGTGGACAATTCTCGCCGGATCACCGATGAATTCGGCAAGACCCGCAACTTCCCCACGGAGAAGGAAGCGAAGGATCACGCGGAGTTGTGCTTGCGCCTCCAGCGCATGTCCTGAGACGTAGAAGAGACGTGACTCGATCACGTTTGATGCTAGTTTGATGAGGGTCGGGAGCGAGGAGCTCCCGGGAAGGAAGCGGAGGACGCGATGGACACTCTCGGCACCCAGGAGACGATGGACAAGGCTTTCAAGCTCGTGGACCCCACGGACCGCGGGGCGAAGGACTGGCGCGAGCCGATTCGCGCGTGGGTGACGGAGGAGACGCTCACGGCCGCGGGGGTGACCATCACCGAGGTCGAGGACGCGATTCGCTTCTACACCGCGACGGAACCGAAGACGGAGCGTCTCGAGATCTTCGGCGGTGGCCATGGGTACTACCTGATGGCGAAGGGGTACCGGATGGGCCCCGCGGGCCCGTGAGGGAGACGCAGAAGAGACGAAGATAGTTCTCGACGGTTTCTGAAAAAGTACTAGGATGATGAGTGTCGGGGCCGCGAGGAGCGGCTCCGGAAGCGGAGGACGCGATGGACATGCACCCGATGATGGTGGACTGGTTCGAAGAGCTCGCGGATGGCGCTTGGAGCGACCGAAAGTCCGAGGCCGCTCGCTTCCTCGATGTCGTGAACCGCGGTGGGCGCGACCCCTGGTCTGCTCGCCACCACCGCGAGTGGATGGCGCTCCCCGGGTTCGACCGCGTGAAGAAGCTCGCTCTCGCGATCGTCCGCGGCGAAGTGACGAAGGATTCTCTCGTGAAAGGGGTGTTCTGATGGAACGGGTTACGCTCTACTTCCGGTCGGAGTTCGGTTTCGGAATCACAAAGGTGGAGGCGAAGGTCGCCACGGTGTCCGTGAAGCCTTACGCGCAGTACGAGCGGGGGATCTTCGTCGAGTTCAAGCGGGCGCGGGAGCGGAGGATGCGGGGCTTCGTCCAGGCCTACGGGCCGTCGCTCGTGGTGCTCGAGGGGTGGGGTCACCTGAACCCTGATGGCATGTGGGTGGAGGAGCGGGTCATGGGCGACGTCACCACGAGTGAGTCGCGGTACTCCTCGTGTGATCCGCGGTGGCAGAGTGACTTCGACTCGAAGCTCGAGGCCTACCTCGCCGACAAGCCGGCGACAGTCGTGCTCCACGACTTTCGGAAGCATCAACCCGGATGTCGGGGGATGATCTCGTCCTGTCCGTGCTGCTCGTGAGACGCACTGGAGACGTGATCGAGCTCGAGAAGATGCTAGTTTGATGAGTGTCGGGAGTGAGGAACTCCCGGGGACCGGAGGACGGTGATGGAGCTCAAGGGGATGCAGCGGTTGATGATGGCGATGGCGGAGAACGCCGGCGGCGAGGAAGTCCACGTCGCGTGGCCGAAGGAGAAGCGTGCGGTCGTCGCCCTCGAGCAAAAAGGGCTCGTCACGGTCCGCCGGACCACGGTGAAGTGCGCGGAGTTCACGGAGTGGTACTACCGGGCGGTGACGCCGTGATGACCCCGGAGAAGCTCGCGCGGCTCCTTCGGGAGCTGCAATCCGACCTTGACGACTTGGTGCGTCAAGGTGCTATGACGCCGGCGGAGGCCAACGAGTGGACGAACGCGAAGGCCGATTACTGGACGGCGGAGAGCGAAGCTCAGGGATGAAACTTGCGATCCGGAAGATCGGGAACGGGTGGCAGGTCTACAGCGTGAGCTCGAGGTGGAAGTCCAGCGTTACGTGGGCGACGTTCGAGCAGGCACAAGGGCATCTCCTGACGGTCGAAAGATCTTCCAAGGGAGACGCAGATGAGACGTGATTCGAGCTCGGAATGAGCTAGTTTCATAGTGTCGGGACGGCGCGGAGCCGGCCCGGGACCCGGAGGACGGGAGCCATGACGAGCCAGTTTTTCATCGCGCCTGCCACGACCCCCGCCGCTGAGGAAGTGATCCTTCCCCGGCCCCCTCGGGTGCCTTCGACCACGAAGCTCGAGATCGCAGCGGTCCGAGCTCTTCAGGAGACGCAGCGGGCGACTGTCCCGCCGCCGTCGCGGGGAGGTGTGCGATGACTCAGATGACCGAAGTACAGGCGATCGAGGCGTTCGTGACCGCGGGGAATGCGACGTTCACCCTTCTGAGCTCGAAGACGGGCCAGCGTTTCACCTTCCTCGTGCGGAAGAAGGAGGAATCGGAGGTCGGTCCCTGGTTCGTGTCGGTCCTCACCGGCCCGAACAACTCCGAAGACTTCGAGTTTCTCGGCACGATCTTCTCCCCCGATGCCTTCCGTCATGGGAAGAAGTCTCGGGTCTCCACCGACGCCCCGAGCGCGAAGGCGTTCGCGTGGTTCTGGGGTCAACTGGCGAAGTCCGTGCTCCCGTCCGTGTGCTCGTTCTATCACGAGGGGCGGTGTGGTCGGTGTGGGAGGAAGCTGACCACGCCGGAATCGGTTCAAAGAGGCTTAGGCCCAGTGTGTGCTTCGATGTACGATGCTGCCTGACGAAGGGCTTCGGGGGACTCGTAAAAGAGTCCCAAACCGAAGTTGCAGGCCTCGCAGAGAAGGCCTCGGAAGAGGCCTGAACGATGGTCATGGTCGATCGCGAGGCGCTTGGAAGATCCGCTGCAGATTGAACAAGATTTTTGGGTTTGGAGAAGATGTAGGATATGGTTCATCTCTGACTCTAGACCGAGAACACGAATCTTCCGTCGCTGCTTCTGAAGTAAGTGCTTCTCGGGATTCTTGCGTTCCCATTCTCGGGTTGCTCGTTTGCGTGTCGCGGGAGGGCGCGACTCGTACCGTTCGCGTTCCTTCTTTGATTCGCATTCCTTGCACCAAGACCTTGGTTTCGGTGTCGCTCGAGTGCGGATTCGAAAGCAGTCCATTGGAAGTGCGCGGAGACATAACCGACACTCTCGTTCTGTTCCGGTCTTGTACCGACATGTACGACATAGCGTCGCGATCAGTCTTTTAGGTTCGCCGCATCCGGGACAGGAATCGTAGCCGCGACGCATTCACTTCATCTAAACGGAATAGGTCCGCCGTGCACGCGTTGTGCACGGCGGCATGACCCTACCATCGTCCACTATAATCGGGAGACGATGGCGAAATTCGACGAAGACTCGCATCCGAGGGATGAGCGCGGTCGGTTTTCGTCCGGAGGCGGCGGCGGTGGTCCGAAGGAGTGGGCACGCGCGGGAGGCGCGGGAGCTCTCGCGGGCTCTGGCGCTGGAAAACCGTCGTTGAAGGAGTGGGCATCGGGCAAGCGCGCTGATGCTGCTCCCGGAAAGCTCACGGACATGCAACGTACCCAGATGAAGCAAACGGTAGATGCTCTGAAGAAGAGCATCGCAGCCGGGAAGCTCAAGGAAGGCGTT